TGGTCTGGTCAGATTGCAATATCCAAAGGTCTCCAGCCTTGTATTTTGATGGACGAGTGAGGTAGGTAGTCGATTTGCCATCTGCCGTTTCTTGTGCATGTGCCGCATTTTCGAGTGCTCTTGCTATATCCTCGTCAGCGATAGGAGTCCAAAGGTAAACCTCTTCCTCGTTATCGAACATAAAGCGGTAGCCATGCCCCGTAGCCTTATCATAATACAAGTCTCCGATGTGGTTATTCTTCTCTTCGTCAGTAGTCCATGCGTTAGCGGGTGCGTTCTGTAAGGTAGGCACACCCGTCAAGAACCACGACTCGATAGCTCCGTCTATTTGGTCTTGTAGGTTATCCATTTCGCTCCATACCGCACTATCATCATAGGTCGTTTGGTGCTCTTGCACAAGTGCGTCAAGCTCTGCATCGCTATTGGTAAACTCAACGTGCGCCTTGATTTTCAACTCTCCCTGACCTTGATTGGCTTGAGAGTCGTACTTGATATAGCTACCCGTGTTGAGTGGTGAGCCAAAGCGGAAGTTACCCGCAACGTTCATACGTGCTAACCCCGTTTGGCTGTCAAAGCCCATATCAATCATGCACTTGCCACTCAGCGAGTAGGTATTGATACCTTGATAGATTTGGTATGCGGGTGCGTTATCGCCACCGACAAACTCGATGATAGCACCTTGACGCTCCGTGTTAGTTCTATTACCCAACTGAGATACATCATCACCCGCCTGCGGTACATCAGAGCCACTTTCCTTATCCGATGCCGACAAGTCGATATAGCCAAACTCATCAGAATCTGACAAGTTACCATTCTTGCCTACAACCAACCGCCAATAACGATGATGGGATATGATGTTATTATCGTAGGTGGTCTTGTCGCAGAAGGCTTGGTCGCCATTTACAAAGTCGTTGTTGATGGTATTCTCACCATCCTTTGCACGGAAATAAAGGCGATAGTATGATGTGCCAATAGGCTCTGTCTGCGGGTTGGTAGCCAAAAGCACGTCATTGGAATTGTAAGCCTCTACCTTGACACATTTAAGACCCGCCTTACTTGCTATGCGGTTGCCCGATGTATGCTCGTAATTCTTAATCTCCACGTTATCAAAGTAAGCCTTCATGCGGACGTAAAGCTTGTCGGCTTCAATATAAACCTTTCCGTCTGCGTCCTTTCTAAACACGCCACCTTCGCCTCCTAATCCACTTGTGAAGCGGTCGCTTACTTGCAGACCTTTAAGGAACGTGATAAAGCCTTGCGCTGTGTCATCATCGAGCTTAGAAAGGAAGCGTGGGTTTGTGTAGTTAGCTACCACACGTCTTACAGCGTTAAGGTCTATGCCTCCGCCACCACCTACACCGCCCGCTAGGATAGTCTTTACTTGTTCCTTTAACGTGGTCTGTGCTCCTTTCAGCACCTCGTTACCAACGGTAATCTCTTGACAAAACTCATAATCGAGCTTTGTAACGATTTTCATCAATCGTGTTTCAAGCTGATAGTCACCATTCTTGTAGATTACCTTTCGTCCGATATACAGATGCGAGTCTTGGTTGAGCAGCACATCATTGTCGTACGTCTTCTTGAACTCAACATAATCAGACTTGAACGAGTATGAGTTGTTATCGGTGAACTGATTTTCGATATACTTCAGTGTCTCGTTCTCGAGGTCGTTCTGTGCCGACTCCTCATATTCTGAGCCGATAACGATATTGTATAGGTCAACAATATTACCCTTTTGACCATCGTTCTTGTTAGCGAGCTGATTGAGGTTCGTAACCTCTTGTCCGCCCACTTTCACGCCCTTTGGTATGATACCTTGTGACGTGGTGGTAGGAAGGATATAATCGCCTTGCTCTTGGAAGACTATCTCATAGTCGCCTTCAAGTATATCAATGCCCGTGTCCCCGTCAGTAGGGTTAGCGGGTATATGCTCTGCAGTGGTATGATAATGAAGACCAAATCCGTAGCCGCCATCATCACCACGTCCTCTGCCCGCCAAAGGTGTTGTCTCAGCCCCGCTATAAGGGTTGGGTTGGAACGCTCCGTAGAGCTCCTTGCCGCTGATTAAGTCCGTCTCGGGGTTGATAGTGTAGTCACGCCACTCTGTTACGTTCTGTCCCGTCTTGATAGGATAGGCAAGCCTTATATACCATACGGCATATTTCTTGTAAACGGGCTGTCCGTCCTCGTAATGGTCAATAACCTTTTCGTTGTTCTCATCAAGGAGGTAACGCTCACGGCATCTGACGTTATAAGCGTAGAGGTCTATCTTTGGATAAATCTCGTCAAACACCAACGGCTTGATTAACGCTTTTGTTCCAACGGGTAGGGATGGTATCACATGCCCGTTATCATCGGTATATATAATACCATCGGGATAGTCGTTCTTGTTAAGCGCAAGTCTTACGTCCCCTTGCACATACTCACCGCTTGCTGCCCTATTGGATATGTTTCGGGTAGAGCCTTGTGGTAGGTAGGCATTATAGAACCCTTCCTTTGAGCTCCTAACAGACGGCACTCCGATGTTTCTGCCAACTTCCAATGTCAGCGTCTCCACCTCATCATGGTCTATCATGATATGACCGAAATAAAGCGTCTTGCTCTCCCACTCTATATGCCATTCGCACTTCAGCAGATTAGCCACGTTTGACAAGGCAGACAATATATCGAGCGAACTAAATGTTGTGTTCACGATATTATCCACCTCTCCAACGATAACGTAGGAAAAAGTGTTTGCCGCTAGACCCATTTCTTTCTCTATGGTGCGGCAGAACAAGATAAGCAGCGTATTGATGTCACCGCAATAAGGAAACTCTATCAAGCTGATAGGCTCTCCCATTGTGTCAGTGGTATCGTATCGGAACGGTACTTTACCTAGGTACATCTTCGGGTGTTGGAACTCGGGTTTGTACTCGTACTCATCTTCGCTCTTTTGTTCTGGCTCATAAGGCTCGAGTAAGACGAAAGCTGTTTCCTTGTATATGATGTATGCCCCAACGGGGAGGGTGTATTTCTCACTATCACGCCATGACAACGTGATATAATCGGATTTCATCAACTCCTCCACATGCTCACAAGGCTCTGTGATTGGTAGGTCGCTGAGGACATCAGACAACACAAGCTTATTTCCGTTATTATCGTAAATATCTATCATATCAGATGCAAAGATACGAAAAAAGGAACACCCTTAATGGATATTCCTCTTCTTGCTTGTTACAATAAAAAAAGTGTGCGAAATTACAACTTCTCGATTTCCTTTTCTATCTGTTTGATTGTATCTACACAATACTTGTAGATAAGCCCAGTAAGATTATCTTCTTGGACTACAGCATGCTGCTGACCATCCATTGTTGTGTACCTTACAGAACCACTTGGGCTTTTCTCTATCAGCCCCTTCAGTTTGTTTAAATCGTCTAATCGCATTTTATAGCGAATAGCCATATCTAAGTTCTTTATATCCATATCATTTCCTTTTGTTTCTACCTCTCTTTCTGAACAGCATAGCATCTTGTGGTCTGAATTGCAATCTTCTCACCTTTGGCTCGGGTTTCATCACCTTATGCTCCACGGGGACAATCTCACAATCAAACTGACGCCCTTTCTCAGCAATCAGATTAGGGTCTATCATGTCATACGCCTCCTTTGGCATAAGCATCTTAGTAGGCTTGTTATCATGTTCTCTGAGGGTGTTTACCACTCGCTCCAAATCATCAACAACACTCATTTACAACCCCCTCATGCGCTTTATCAGTTTTATCTTCTCTTCATCACCGATATAAGGATTGTTGAGCACGTCATCCTCACACTTATCCCTTTTCTTTGCCATCGTACGCTCTGCATCTCTATAGAGATAGATAGATGCGATTACGATAACCACTATAAATGCAAAACACAAACTAGTCATAGTCAATAAGCTTTTCCTCCATGATGATAGGAGCGACCCTCGTTGTACTTCATCTTCTGCTCGATATGCCAATCAATATCAAACCCTAGTTGGTCTGCCCACTGATAGACGTAGTAAATGGACGTAGCGATATTCAGCATCCCACTATTGAGCTTTTCATTTACCAAATCCCATGCGTTATCTGAGAAATCCTTGTTACACGGAACATCGTTGTGATAGCAGTTGAACCGCATATCAACACCCCATGTTTCATAGGCAAAGTCAAGCAGTCGGATAATGACATCAGCAATTTCAGCCTCACGGCACGGCTTGATATTATCATGGTAATAATCCCGCCACTCTTTATCGTCCTTGATGGCACTTCTAGCCGCCTTGTACTCATCAGTATGCCCGTACAAGCCTTTTCTGTCGGCTTCCACAGCCTCGGCAACCTCAGTGACCACCAACATCATCCACTTCTTTTCGCTCTTCGGAGCATCATGCCAACCTTTTATACATGCCGTATCATGGATAAGCATAGAAAGGTCTTCCAACTTCTCACAATCAATCTCTTTCATATCACATTCTAATTAAAAACTTTTTTCCCAAAATGGCACAAAGAGCTTGCACGGCTCTGTCTGCTGCTCGTCAAGCCACATACGATAGAAGCTGCTCGTTCTTGGATTACAGACAACACAGACCTTATTTTGCATGGCTCTCTAACAGCTTTCTCGTTTCCAACCCTACATCTTCTAACGCCCTTTTCATATCCTCTTGCGAGTACCCGAGCTTACGCATAGTATTCTGCAATGCAGTGACACGTGAAAACAGCTCACGCCCAAAATCACGTATGTTAGACTCTAACACCTCTTGCGGAGTGAAATACAAATCCTTTATTGCGAATCCATCTTCACCCGTATGATAAGCGTACATTCTCGTACTCTTTAAGGCAACATTATCTACATCAGTCCTTATGTAGTAATCTATATGCCAATAACCATATTCACCTTGCTCTTTCTCGTATTTAGTAGGCTCATACCATCTGACTTCAACCTTCCTAACCTCGCAGACGGATATATGCTCATAGTTATGGTAGTTCCACGGACAATGAGTGTAACATCTATCACCAACCTTCAGCAGCGGCACTGGCGGATGGTTCTTATCTCTATACTTATATTCACTATCTGCCATAATTAACAATTACCTAAAATTCCATTTGCTCATGTAATTAAACTTGGCGGGGAAACCCTCTATATCCTTTGGCGAAAGAAATTCCTTTTGGCAGTCGGCTGTGAAATATTCCTTTTCTGAGATAGGTACTATGTCAAAATTAGGCAGATATCCCCATCCTTGCACACCCTTACCTAAGACTTTCATATCTCTTTCTTCAATGCACCAATTCAGCACTATGCTATAATGATAGCCTTCAAAACTATATACAGCAACTTGAACTCTTGAAGTATAACATCCTGTTTCAGTCAAGTCGGGGTTATAGCGCACCTCGAAGTACTTAACATACTCTTTCTCATCAAGCACTTCTCTCTCGTACCTCTCGCAGTCTTTCTTGCTAAGGAACTCTTTGCCGTCATTGGCAACGAATAATTCTACTGTCTTTTTTGTACTCTTCATCCTTCAATCCCAACCTTTATACCGACAATACAGAAAAAACCAACAATCAAACTGATAATATTCAGTGTCGCATAAAGGGCATTATTCGGGTATCTCGATATGCCGCTAGGAATAGTAAGCACAGTACCATTCTCGCCTTGGTCTGTCAGCGACTCACGCACTTTCATCAGAACATTGGTCTTTTCTAGCGGAGTGCTATTTATGCAGCTAGCAAGCTCTTTCTTGCAAGCCTTGATATTCTGATACCAAAAGCATACATTCTCGTCTTCTGTGCGGTAGAAAACAGACGTATAGCCATTCGTCATCCCGTTTGCCTCTATGTACTTTAACGCCTTATCAATACGATTCAGCGCAATCTCTACGGAGTTGGCATCAGCCGCTTGTTTCAGATAGCCGCTGCAGTCTTGACGAAACTCAACATTCATTACTACTGTGCTCACTGGCATTACGCAGCAAGCCAACAACAAAATACCGAATAAAGCAATTTTACTTTTCATAACTCTTATTTTTTTATTAAACACTTACAATGTTACACCCATCACCGCTGTTGTCTTGAACTCATTGAAAAGCTCACGTGCCACCTCTTCTAGCTCGGGGCAGTATTTCAAGATACTATGGGGAAGACACTTATATGTTACCTCCAAACACTCTTCGGTTAGGCTCTTGCGCACCTCTTCTGTATCACCACGCTCTTCTAACACCCGCTTGAAAAGAGCATCATTCTTCTGTCTTACTGAGTAGTACAAGTCCTCGGGGGCTTTGCCGTCCTCGACAAACACTTTACCCTCTAGGTTCATCTGCCGTGCAATGATGTTACGCATCTTAATCCTCTGTCTGTCTGCAGTCTGTTTGTACCTCGGGGCGATATAAGCACCCACATGCACATCACCATCAAGGAAATAGAAATGGAATATCACATCCTTGTAGTTAAGGTAATAGCCTACCGACCCTTTCTTGTCGGGCATGCCGAAACGTTGGCTCAGATACAAATGTACTGTTGCCATATCGAGATTAAGCATCTCTACGGCAATATCCTCTAGCTCTTTTGTATATACGTACCTCTTGGGCACTACTCTAATCCTTCTTATATCCATACCTCATTTTAATTACATTAATCGCTTGCTCTCTCTCACCATAGCACCAACGCCCATCATCGGACACATAATAGCCGCTATTCGTATCAAAAGAGCTTCTGACAAAGGTTATACCCTTATCCTTGTTCACGCACAACACATCTAGGTCTTGCTCATTGAGTAGCCTTTGGTTTGTCTCTACGAGCTCGTCACAAAGCAACTCACCCTCAGAGAACAGCTCTATCACAAACTTATCCATTTTACCTTTTTAAAGTACTCTTCTAAAACCTCTTTCTTGATATCGTGGAACGTACACCCGTTGCAGTCGGTTATGCAACCGCTCTGACCCGACACATACACCTCACCTTTCTTGTAGCACACCTTTTTCAGCACAACCATATCCTTGATGCATTCATAGTGCCCACCGACCTCGATATCACTATTCACGCCCGTATAAAAGATGTCCTTCACACTCTCATACACATACGACTTTGCCGCCTTTGCCCTACGCTCGATAGAGTCAATATCCTCGTACAGAGTACTGTCTGTTGTCTTGAAGACGATGTTTCGTCCTTTATAGCGGATAAGGAAACTATACAAGCCGTTACCCTCTATCTTTGCGACAATCTTGTGCCCGTTAAACATTACAGACTTCATGTTTGCCATTTTCTTTCTCATTTTACATTAACCTTGTCATAATCACATAAGACTTGTTTCAGTCCATTCATCTGTTGGAAATGCCCCTTGCAGCCTTTGCAAGCAAAAGAGCCAATCATCACACCTTTATTGTAAGGGCAGGGTGTGATACACTCACTACCCTTAACCCGATAACTCATGTTACGCATAAGCAATACACAGAAAACAATACGTAAATAAGAACACACCCGCAGCAACTAACATATAGCCGATAAAACTAAATACCTTCTTCATTTCAGTATAAATAAAAGGTTCGACTTACGAAAACAACGCCACTCTCTCTTGTCAATATCGTAATAGGTCTGCAAGCTGTCGTTTGTCTTGCGTGTACCATTCGTTGTTGGCACTTCACCCTGCATCAGCGAGCCTCGAGCCTCACGAAAGGTATTATCCACCTTCTTGAACAGAAAACGGACAACCCCCTTGGTCATCTTCTTGTAGAGCTTCAAGTTACGCCATGCAACCTTCAGAGCCTCGCTCTGTGTGAAATGGTTCTCTCTTACGAAACGAACTGCGTCCTTCATCAATCTGCTCAAATCATTACGTGTTACCATAATTGCTACAATTTTTACCGAGTGTCTCTCGTGTTTAATATTTAACCTATATCCTTAACCTAAACGGCATTGGATTAATTTTGATACTGCAAAGATAAGCATATTTTCTTAATCACGCAAGTTTTTTAAGAAAAATCTTATCCGTTTTAACTTTGTTTAAGTTTTCGGTCAACACATCAAATATCCTTTAACATAACAAAAATTCCCCATCCACTCTACACCGATAGTAATTCTGTTATTGGTATCAATATGATGTTTACATACGGACAAAAGTATTCCTTTATACACTCTCTGTTTCAGTTCATCTATGTGCTTGTCTATATCACGCCAAAGGGGTTTACTGTTGTGGTCAAATATTACCTCGCAAATATTCATGCCCAAGGCTTTGCCTTTCGGTCTTTTGAATCCCTCGTGCTTGACACCATCGGGGTCTATCAACATAATAACGCCTAGGTCTTCATAACCCTCTTCGATTTCCAACGACAAAGGTACTTCGGGACGGGTAACATACCGCATACCATCTTTCTCTTCTATATGGGTAAACACTTCCTTGCCCTCACGCATATAGGTAAGGTTATGCTCTCTCAAGATTTCTACTATTGGTCTTTTCATTTCTCTCTTTTCTTTTAGTTGCTATATCCTCAAACGCATATACCACACGATACATTGTGCGGATAAAGAGTTTAATCATGCTCGGTGTCATACGCTGCATACCGCCATGACCAAAGATTACCATGCCATTCTTCAGCTCTTCTATGTTAGCAGCACCCTTTACATAGGCGTAGAACGTCATCATGGATTGACTGAACCCAAAGGCGTTAAGGCTACGGAACATCTGAAGCCTATAGCCTTCTGCCCCATTTAACACCATATTGCAGAAAGCATCGACAGTACCTTTGTCGTACCCCTTACCATCTAGCTCCTTACAGCATCTCGAATACTCTTTGTAAAAATGAATAGACAAGTCAGAGTATTTATCCGCATTAGGCAGAAAGGCACTAGTGGGTATCTCAACACCGAACATGCTACTATACTCTTCCGACATCTGTTCTGCCTCTGTGTACGAGAACTCACTATTGGCGCATACAGAATAAAGGGTGTAGGATTGGAAGGCGTTGTAGGTAGCGCACAGCAAAGCGGCTAGCTCTACACGTCTGTTTCGTCTCATAGCGTTTCTAAACACTATCGGATTGATGTAGTTTCTATTTACCATGTTTCAGCTTCTGATATTCGTTATTTGCCATCTTGTCAACTACCTCATTCCACTTGTTGCCGTTATGCCCCTTGACCCATTGGAAGAATACCTCCTTACCCCTACTGACCTCGAAGAACTTCTCTATGAGGTTGAGGTTTGTCTTCGGTCTGAAATATCCACTGAGTGCGTTAATGGCATATTGGCTGTCGGAATAGACCACGACACTAGCACCTTGAGGAATCCAATTCACTGCACTGATGATAGCCATTAGCTCGACATAGTTATTGGTCTTGTTCAAGAACCCCTTTGATGCCCGATGCACCTCATTACCCTTGCTATCGAGTATGACATATGCTGCACCAGCGGGTCTTATCGGATTGTTGTTGTCGTTACTGCCATCGGTATAAGCCACATAGGAGCTCACTATCTCTGCGCCCAAATGCTCTATTATTGCCTCTTTTTCTTCCATTTCCCCTATATCATTTTTTACCATCTATGCTATACCATACCAAGGGACTGACGAACGCCTTTGCTTAACGTGTACGTGTTTGCTGTGACGATGAATCCGTAATTGCGGGTTGTAAAGGTAAAGCCCTCTACGTACATGCGGTTCACACCACGCATCTCGATACGAAGGAAATGTGTCTGCTTGCGACACCATCGTTTCTGTAAGGCATAGGACACGACACGCTCTGCAGTCCTCACACACACACCAACCTCTTTCGCAATACGCTTGTAAGAAAGCCCTAGTTCCTTAACGCTGTCATACACCGACTTCAAGACACCTTGCTTGACGAGACGCTTCACTGCTTTTCTCGCACTATTGAAATCCTGACCTTTCTTCGGATTACGTGCAATTTGAAGCGTGCGACAAACATAGTCCTTACGTTGCTGCAGAATAAGTAAAAGGAACGCCCTTAGAGAATTATACACGCTCTTGAAAGACTTGAACGAGAAACGATGAATATCAATGTTTCGTGCCTTGTGCTTAGAGCGCATACAACTTATCACCAAATGCTCGTTGTTCTTTCCGTCAAACCGCACAAGACCCATATCAACCATTATAGGCAGATATTTCTTGAACGTCTCAGTATGAATACGAGCCATCTTCTGTATCTTATATGGATTATAGTTTCTGATTGTAGAGCCACGCCCGCATAACTTCTTAAGATAGAGAGCAAGAGCCACAGCTTTTTGTTTCTGCGTCTCACCTACTATCTCATTTGTTATCTTACGACTTATGTACTCGACTCTACTTTTCATTTTAAATGTTCAACACAACGGTCTGACCCATAAAAAAGTCAATCCCGCAACCTTGAATTTGTCATTTTTAACCTTGTCTCGAGTCTTATAGGACGTACAAAAACAAAGCGAGCCGTTAGGAATTATCCCTAACGACTCTGACCTTGTTGGATGCAGTCTTCGGGAGACAACTTTTCAGTTGATAGGGAGTCCCGAAAGTATCTGCATATGTTTAGTGCAACGCAATGCCTTTCGTACCGCTATCCAGCTCCCTATTTCCTTCAAGCATTGCAAAGGTACGAACATTTTTTTGTATTTGCAAATTTTATCCATGATTTTTGCTCATATTTTGGTTTCTTTAACATCTGCCCCCAAAAGATGCCGTTCTTTATACACAAGATACATGGCTCTGCGATACGCCCGTCTGTTCTCTATATCCTTTTCGGTCATATTCTCATTCTGCTTACGCCTATACTCTTTTCCGTAAGCTAAAAGGCGTTCTCTGTTGTTCTTGTAATACTCTCTGTTAGCCTCTTTCAGCCGCTCTAAATGCTTCAATCGGTATTGGCGCATATACTCACGCCTATTTCTTCTGTTCTGTTCTGATATCATAAGTAGTACCTTTTACTTTTAACTCTGCATATCTGCCATCAACATTATGTCTCAGCATCTTACCCAATGGGGAATGATTGTCAAATGGGCTACCATCATTAATGAAGAAATATCCGTCTGAATGATATTCCACAGAGCCAAACGGCTTCTTATCATCAAATCTCGAATAAATCAAATCGCCCTCGAATATAGGCTTATTGTCAAAGTCATAAAGCCCCGTAAACTGCCCAACACTCTCGGGGACTACCTCATAGCCGCCGACCATCAACCTATCAGTAAGGAACGGCTCGGTCTTATTGACCTTCTTGTTATGCACCAAGTCACCATAGACCCAACCTTTGCGACCATTGGCATCCCATCCTCTGAATTTTATTTCTCTCATACAAACGAAATCTTTACATGGGTTATAAGATAGACTATCAGTATCATCAACACACAGAGCACCAAAGAGCACCCAAGACAATTTGAACCATCATTTTTTGCCATAACACTATTCTCTATTAGGATATCTAAACTTGTATTTCTCTCTTACGTCTTCAAGGAAATCCAAATAATTGAAATTCGGATTATCTTTCTTTATAATTTTTAATAGCATCTTACGCTCCATATCGCTAAAATCAGCACTCTCTTGCATCTTTTCGTACAGATTACGATACATGGCTGCGTCTTCCATCCACCCTTGCGAATTTTTTGAAACAGCCTCTAGCTTTTCTTTCAGCTCATTATAAGACAGCTCACGACCACTTTTTTCCAACTCACTGCGGAGCAACTGTTCATTTCTCTCTGCCCTTTCCAACGCCTTGTTTCTCTCAATCTTCGTGCTGACCCAATTATAATAGAACTTCTCACCGAGGTTCAATTGGGCATCCGTGTATTTCTCTTTGTGAAGACATGGAGCTTTCTTTTGGATAAAAAGCCTATTTTCCTTTACCCATATCAGACCCGCATATTCGGGCACTTCTTCAACTTGTATCATGCCATATGGAACGGCATAGTAGAAGTAGTTTGGCATTCGCTTATTATCCACAACCCTTTCGATGTGCTGTTTGATATCATCATCATCCCAATACCTATACTTCTTCTCCATTTTGCCGAATAGGTCTTGCTCATAGACCTTCTGTTTATCTTTGGCAATGGTAGAGCTGAGGACAATATGCTTTTCTAGCTTATGCTTGAAATCATTCTTGTAGTCAGCACGGCTAATCTTAATCTCGAACTCATGGATATACCCGCTCTTAGTCCATAGAAGCTTATCAGACTCCCATGGGAACACATAGAGGTTATCGACATTATATTTCACGCTGCCATGAGCAAAGAACCCGTTGAGTGCCCGTTGAATGGTCTGTTCTGTATAAACGAAATCACTCATATTCCTCTCTGTCGTTTGGTGTGAAACTTATCTGCATGGTGACACACAGCCACCCGCACAGAATCCTATCCCAACTGACATCAAAGAACGGCAATACATGGAACTCCCACATAGGGCAAAACGTTGTCAGATGGAAACTCAGAAACTTACCTATATACAAATCTGTCTTCATAATCTTTACCAATTTTCTACACCAAACGACTTCAAGGCTTCGTCAAGTTGGTGAACAGTGAACTTTCCAACATTTCTGCAGTTGCTGAAGTTTGTTCTGCCATATTTCACTAATGCGCCCACGGAAAGGATATTGTTTTCTCTGCACCTACTATTCACCATCTTTGGAATACTTGTCTTTGCAGCAATCTCCCAAATAGGAGTGGCTTCCAACAACCTCATCTTTTGGTCAACACCATTGACAACCCAATCGTAAAAAACCTTTGTGGTCTCTACATTCAAGCCGCTTGCTAATGCGACTTTTGCCAACTCTAATCTAATCTCTACGTCTGTCATAATCAACAAAATAAATCTTTATATAATGCATCATCAAAAATCTCATCGTAATCGTGGTCATATTCAGAAAAACCAAATTGTGACATTTCACGGTTCAAATCCGCCAAATCTGCCAAACGCCTCGGTCTTTGCATCCTACGTTGAACATACTCGTCAATCCCAAATTCTTCAACATCTTTAGGTGAACAATATACATTGCCATCACTTGTTATGCTGAAAGGAGTTTCTTTCGTGATTAACAGCCACGTGTCTTTGATATGGTTCTTCAGCTCTTCTTTTGGATAGACCGTTTCTGCGTCTGAATCAATAATAGCGATAGCCATAGCATCAAACAAAGCTTGCTCTTCATCGGTCAGCTTAAACCAACTCATATTAGATAAGCACCACATCACATAGCCGATATGGGTAAGGATAAGCTTTTTTATAGGCTCACCTTTATACTTACCAAATGTTATCTTTCTGTCTTCAGTCATAATCAGCACCCCCTAAAAACCTCTTGTTTCTTCTCGCTACAAACCTTTACGGGATTGAGTATCTGCACAAGCTCTTGTTTTGTGATATTCGCCCTCATTGACTCGTGGCGTAGGAAACGCTCGTAGTCTGCCCGTATCTCTTCATTACTAATCGTCTGTTTCATAACAACCAATATAACTTAATGTTCGTCTGTGCATGGCACGCTCTTCTTGTGTCATATCATCAAAACGCTTACCATATATTATTTTCATAAAAAACTCTTTTCTATCCATCAGTAACCTATATTATTCAAGCTACAATACAAGCATGGATTGAAATCGTCATCCTCTATGGGGTCGCCTTCTTCTCTCCAAAGCTCTGCCTCTCTTCGTAACCTACGGCAATTCTCACACAAACTCACCATCACCCAAAAATCTTTTTTGCTCTTCTGTTCATTTCTGCATAAGTCATCGAGATAGGATTATCACCGAACAACGAGCCCATACGGAAATACTCATGCTTGCCGTAATGCGGCTTATTCAGCGTAATCTCGTTTCGCTTGAGGTTCTGCAGCACGCTACGGACAACCAAGATAATAGACATATCCCTACTGACATCCATAATGCGCATTTTGTTTCTCACCTCGTTCTCAAAGATATGGTATTGGCATACTATATCAAAGTTACCCAACTTTTCTTTCACGCTATCGAACACACGTAACATCAGCATAGCAATCTCTTCTTCTGTTTTCGGACGATAGCCGTACTTCAGACCAAAGAGGTAGCTAAGGTCTTCAATCATCGTGTTACCCTTATGCTCTAACCAACCCTTAGAGTAGAGCACGATATCATTAAATTCGAAATTCTCAATCATTGCCACTGATACTTAATGCGTTATAATAATACTGAGCCTCATTGATGGTCATGGGCTTGTCGCTCTCAACCGTAAGGTTCTCACCCTCTCTCGTGAAGATATTGAAACTTGTGTACCGCTTAGGGGGTGTAGGACGGGTAGTAGTAGGAACTACCCGCACTACATTCTTACGTCCCTTAGCAAGTCGCTTACAAAGATTACTCATAGCATCATCAATTCTGTTGCCTTGAACACCTTCTGCTGCACACGACCCTGCATGATAGCATCAAACTTCGTCTCTTCACTGCGGAAATCAGCGTAATTCTGAAAGTACGAGGTCAATCCGTTGTAAACCCAAAGGGCTGTGCCACGCTCACCCATATCCTGACCCACACCGCTCTCGATGGCAAGGCGCATACCCTTCATGATGTTCTGTGTGCGAGTAGGAACGTCACTATGCCCGTTCGTCTCTGTATAGAGCTTGAAAGCCTCATCAGACATCACCACACTAGCAATGATGTTATCCAAGTCCTTCTCAGCCACCTTTACAAGCCGCATGTGCTCGAAACGCTCTTTGAGTGACTTAGTATATACGTCCATCAGATTTAACGCCTTACAAGCCATCAGAGCGTTTTCTTCGTTCGTGAGGTCAAGACGCTGTGTGACATGAGCTGAGTGGCGCAAAGAAAGACAACCGACATTGTTCTGCAACGCTGAGTTAAGAGTGTTGTTGCAGACCACACGGACGGGGGTACACATACACTTTACAGACCCCATGCCGTCATGTGAGGTGGTGAACACCATATAGAGCTCTACTCTGTCATCACCCTTATTGTCAAGAATGATATCCTCAGCGAACTTAGCTGTGACAAACACACGCTCACCATTACCAAGGACACCCGCACTCTCGATGACGGGAGCACCCGAGCCACCCGAGCAAAGGGTATCAATGAAAGAGAAAGCCTCGCTGTTCTGTACAACGCCGTAAGCATCGGTGACAACACCCAACGGCTTGTTCTCGTCCATACGCATTGTAGCCTTACGCCCCTTGATAAGAGCATCTAGGATAAGGTCTGAGCTTACAGACTGACTAGCCATAGCCTCTTGTAAGGCTGGTGTCAGTGCAAAAACGTCCTTTAACTCTACATTGTAGTCCGCATGAGAAGCCTCAAGAGCCTCTTTGACCGTCATTGGTCTGTCAAAAACTTGCCCAAGACCATGCCATGCACGTTCTTTACGACCATTCTCTGCAAAACTAGCAATCCCGTTCTTAATCTCGATGTTGTGTGACATAATTCTGAAAGTTTAAATTGTTACGCTTAAAATATTGTTTACGTTAATACCCCAACCTAAGCCCAATGAGTGCAAAAAATAATCCACTTCGTTGAGCGACTTCTTGCCAGCACCTCTGCAAGACAAGAACCTCAGCTTTGACATGCCGCAAAGGTCGCCGATTGTTTTGACATCCAAAGCGACAAGGGCTGTCATTGTACGTACAGAAAAACCGCAGTCACGAATATCCTTGTTCAGTAATAGGATAAGCTCGTTTCTATCCATCTTTGATATATTCTGCTCTTTTTCGTTGAGCAAGACATTCTTTTCGCTCTGCGAAGCGATACGCTTGTAGGTCTCAAGATTGGTCTTCAAAATCTTAATCTCGTCCTCGTATCGCTTAATGCTGTCAATCTTGTCCTTGATGTTGTTGACATGACGGCTCTTGCGGATAGCTACCTCAGCAATCTGTCTGATACGCTCTCTTGTCATGCCGTAATTAGCGGCAATTTCACTGAGGTCTTTGCCATTGACAACATCTATCAGCACGTTACCCTCTCGCTCTGTCAGCATCTCGTTTGCCTTCATCAGCTCGATAACGCTGACAAAGAATTGGCTACGAATACCATTGTTGACACTGAAAGCATATAGTCTGTTCATGTTACGCTCATCATAGGCATAGTCGTTACAAGCCCGCTGTTCTTCTTTCAGCGCAATATACTTATCACGCTCTGCCTCTAACGCCCTACGAGCCTTTTCTACGTCCATCATGGGCTCTATGAGCTTTATGATAGTGTCCTTGTCAACATAGAAAGTACCGCTTATCTTTTGGTGTGGCAGCGACCCGTTGTCAATCCAATTACGCAAGGTCTGTCTGCTGATACCCGTCAACTTCGATGCCTCTGATATAAGTATTAATTTCATATCTTTATACAGTTTTACGTGTGTCTCACGTTTTAAATCAAACCTAATCTTTCAGCCACATATTTATCTGTAGGCTCGTTCAAGTTACCTCTTACAGCGCAACCATCACCACAACCGCCATTAGCGATAAGGCTATCAAGCTCATTAAAAGCCATTAAAGACTCTCTTTCATTCAAGCCGCTCTTATACAGCTTCTCTGTGCCGTTCATCAAGCATTGGTAAATAAAATAAGTCTTTGTCATAACTCTTGCGCCTATTTTCTAACGTGTGGCTCTCACGCTCTAATCGAACTTTGATGATGCAAAGATACAACAAATATTTTTATCTTGCAAATTTTTCAGCAACTTTGTTACTAAATTTAACATTTTTACATTTGTCTATTGTTTTATTAACGTTTAGCTGTGTGGTAATCGTATTTTATATCAGAATCCTAACGTCAATTGTGCTTGTTCTGCTTGTACCCTCTTTACGGCTTTCTTATAATAGTCCTCTGACTTCTCAAAGCCTATGAAATGCCGCTTAGTATGGTGACAAGCTACTGCAGTCGTACCACTACCAATAAATGGGTCAAGTACGACATCACCCTCCTTAGAGCTGAGTAGCAAGAACTCTTCCATAAGAGCCACGGGCTTTTGTGTGGGGTGTATCTTATCATCACCACTGACGGGCTTTATCTTCTTAACCCTATTATAAAACTCGTTCTGTTCCACTCTGTTGAGGGCAGTACCGTAATCATACACACGCACGATATATTCAATGTTCTGACTAAATCGGTTCTTGTTGATGATACTAAGCGGTTTCTCCCATACGAGGATAGAGAACATATAGCCGTGTTTCTCAGCCCACAGACAATAATATGGCACTTGCGTTTCAGAACAGAACATATAGGCGTTCATTATCTTCATCTTCGGCTCTATCAGCGTAAGGAACTCATCAATACACTTGTCATCAAAGTCGGACATGCCTTTCATCATAAAGCCGTCATTGCTATACAGCTCCGAGTTAGAGAAGACACTATCGGTATTGCATTGTGTACGCTCTTTGTAGGGCTTTCCGGTGGATTTGCAGAAATGATACGGAGGGTCTGTCAGCACAAGCGACACACTCTTATCCTCTATCATCTTCAACCCGTCTTTGTAGTCGCAATTATACACCTTATCCAACATCATAAATCAAATAATGTTTTAGTCTGCTCCAAACCTTTCTTCGCTATATCGCAATACTCTGCCGATATCTCAAATCCTATGTAATGCCTACGTAAAGCACGGGCTACAATCGCGGTTGTCCCAGAACCCATAAAAGGGTCAAGAACCAAATCTTTTTCATTTGACCAACTAAGAATGTGGCGTTTTACAAGTTCTATCGGAAAAACTGCGGGATGACCATTACGTCTTTGGTCAACCGATATATTCCAAACATTACTATCAACCTTTGTGTTGTTAATCTTAAAGTTACGATGTTCTTTGTGACCATTACCTCGCCTTGTCTCAATATCCGAATTAAAAACATATCCTGCTTTCTTACATTTTACTTTGATTGGATTAAATGTTTTTGCCGTACCCTTAACAAAAACAAACATATATTCAAATGATTGTTTGTATCGCTTAGCAGGAAAAACGGGAGCTGGATTTGGTTTATTCCATATCATCGTATCTGATAGATTGAAGCCTATATCCATCATCTTTAGTGCTTGACGGAACGATGACCCTGATTCTGTACCATTCACTGTTTGGTCGCCTATCACCCATACGACAACACCACCTTGTTTAACCACACGGAATAACTCACGAGCTATATTCTCGAAATCAAAAGAATAGCCGTTATAAGTACGCAGATTATCGTATGGCGGTGACGTTACCACCAAATCTACGCTATTTTCTTTCATTTGTCTCAACCCGTCAAGACAATCCATATTATATATCTTATCCAAGTCCATAACTTAGTCGTTAAGCTTAACATACTTTCCTTCAATATCGCAGTTTCTCAGTCGTTTGTCGCACTCTTCACCAAAGGCTACTAGGACACTTCCAAACATGGGAGACTTACGGTTGCCATCAGCATCGATAAACTTTACTCTATGGCGCATAAAAAGCATACTCTTTGCACGAGGAAAAATTATCTCATGGAACAGAAGATTATCCGTCCTATTTACCAACAAGGCTATACCTTTATGTCTAGAAAGTTTTTCCACGAACTGCCTTAACAGAGGATTAGAGTAAGGTGGATTAAGCCATACGACACCTTCCCATGGTTTATTCAACCCATCATCGTCCTTAGTCCAACAGATAGGTGCTGTCTGAAAAGGTCTAACGTCAGTTGGTACAGCGCAAGGGTCACAATCAAAACGACCTAGCTTCGTCAACAATTCTTTTGGAGTGTACCACTCATCAGAAGAAACGCTCTTGTTTTTCTGTGTTCTCTTATCCATATTCGCTATTAAACACAAAGACCCCCCGAAATCAGTCACTTGTGGTTGGCAGCTTTGTGTGACCTCATTCGGGGAGTCCCGTTATGCCTATCAAGTTTACTTTTACTGCCAAACGATTGCAAAGGTAAGCATTTTATTTGTACCATGCAAGTTTTTTGGCATTTATTTATTTTGTTTTATCTTTTTTTGCAAATGGGTTTTTCCTATTGTTCCGTCTAAAGAACTCAGCCTCATCAACCTCTTCCCATACCTCGCCATAAGCCACATGCTGCTTGTCACGTGCCATCAGCAACAGATAGCGGTAAGGTATCTCGTTCACAACTTCGGCATACGATAGGTGCAAGTTCTCCATAAAGGTAGCGACTTGTCCTAAAAGCGTCTCGTTGCCTATGACTTCTGATTTGCTATCAGCTTTCTGACGCTCTTGCTTAAAGCGGATAGCCTCTGAAAATCCTTGATGTCAAGTAATGATATAGCCTTTGACAGACCTTCTATAATCTCACCCATAGTACCTTTCGACAACTCTTCCGCCAAAGTGTCATCGTCAACGATAAACCATGATAACGCTTCGGCTGCTTTGTTCATGTCCTTCATCATCGAGAACATATCCGCAAACGACTCTCCGTCAAAGGACGAAAGACAAAGCCCCGCTGCCGCTATCTTGTGGATTGTCGGCGGCTTGATATAATAGGGCTTGCCATTTACGACAACCGTATTATTCTCAGCCCCAAGGATAGCCTTACTAACTAAATCTGCTCCGTTTTCCATATTACTTGATAAAAAAGAGAGGGAGGCTTACCTCCCCCTCGATTAATATATAAAGAGGATTATGCCTCTTCTGCGCCAAACATGTACTCAGCCTCAACACCATTTGTTTCTGTCTCCATACAAACGGCGGTGATACCAAGACCGATGTTCTTCTCTTGTTGGTCGCCCTTAGCAACGATAGAGGCGTTAGAGAAGACAATCCAGTTGCCAGTCTTTGTCTTAGCAACGACACACTTGTTGACATTCTCAAGCGCACCGCTAGACTTCCAACCGACCTCATCGTTCTTGTCTGCACCTTCACCGCCTTTGGTGATTACCGCACCACCCTGCAATGCTGCCTTATCCTCGAACTGATAGACACCAAGGGTAAATGTGATGGTACGAGCACCAAGGTTCTCCTTGTCACGATAGTAGGGCTGTCCCGTAAGCTCATTGATATACTCGGTAACGGATGGGTCGTCTTGCGAATAACCCCATGTTCCCTCGTGGACGTTCTTGACCTCTTTCATGCTCTGAACAAGCTGCGCCACTTCAGCAGCACTAGCAAGGTCAGAAGAAAGAACGTCTCCATACCACAACTGCTTAATTCCAATAAAAGGTTTTGCCATATCTCTTCAATTTTTAATTGTTACACACTATAAAGTATTAAGGGTTTCAAATAATATCTGAAAGTGGACGTAATGCGAGCCTAGCTGTTGGCTCTGCTCCCTAGAACGGCGGGAATAGGATATGTCGTAATGCTCTCCGTTGTATTCTCCCGCTAATCCGTCATGGAAAATGCGGTAAGCCTCACGTTCAATGTCATCAAGTCTGATGTCAGCTTCGCCCTCGATGTCGGGCAGAAAGAAATTGACTTCCACGAAACACTTGTCAAAGATACGACCCTCAGAGTCCTCTTTCGGTAGGATAGTGATACGCCCCTCTTGTGGGATGTTCGCAATGGGGATATGCCCCTTGACGTAGATAGGCATGTCAAAGCCCTCTATCATCTGCGAAACTATCACTGCCATATCTTCCGTAGTAATCATCCTAACTCTTCCATTATCAGTTTAACACCGCTATCAATAACATTATACCCTTTAGACTCCACTTCACTAGCGTATTCAGCTCTGTTCCCTAGTATCAGCTCATCCTCGGTAGCCTCATGGTAGTTAGACCGCCTTAGATGATACGTGTGGTCTTTGTAGTCACCCTCAGCAACATTGGCATCCTCTGCTCGCTGTCCTAAGTCATCAAGATACTCTCTCACCTCTCGTCTTCCATCGGCAAAGAATTTCTCAATCTCTCTATCTAGGTCAGACATAGGACACCATGTAGTTTAGGTAGTTACACTTTGGAGAATTACGAACCCTACCTTCACCACGCACCTTATCGGTAGCGGTTACACGGCATTGTATATAATCTCCTTCTTTGATATCAACACGCTCGCTGACAACTTTGTACCTAGGGATATAGACACGCCCGTTCTCGTCCTCAAACTTTTCCGTTTGGTTATCATCACACCTACAAGGGCATACATACTGCCACTCTTCCGATGAAGATATAATCCTATTCAAAGAATCACGTGTCTGCATCGTCACCTTCTTGTAAAGGGAATGTGGAGCATAGTACATCATATTACCACTTGTTGGTTCTGTCAATAATCACACTCATGCCTAGGGCGGCTAGAACGTTCGCATCGGGCTTAACGCCGTACTTAGCGCATAGGTAGCTGTAAAGCCAACCCATCTTTCCAATGTCCCATGACACAGAAAATCCATTCTCGTTTACGCTCTTCATGAACGGGGAAAGAGCCATCTCAGCCAATAATGGTATCATAGCCTTCTCAGTAACCTCATAGTCACTCAGTTCGGCATTAAGGTCAATGCCCTTCACTTTCAGCAAATCGCTCTCGGTAGGAGCGAAAGCACGCATTTGTTCAAGAATGTATTCTCTGTTTGTCATGTTACTTTGTACTTCTTCTGCCCCTCTTTGGTTTTTCAGCCTCCTCTACATCAGCAGCTTTCTCGCCTTCCTCTTTAACATCGGTAGGTGCATCCTCGGTAGGTGCTGTTTCGGCTGTCTGTGCAACTTCGGCTACTTTGTCACCCTCTTCCGCAGCCTCTTCCGCAACCTCTGTGGTTGGCTCGGGCTCTTCCGTTGGCTCGGGCTCTTTGGTTGGCTCATGCTCGGGCTCGGGTTCTTTTGTAGGCTCGGGCTCGGGTTCGGGCTCTGTGGTCGGTGTAGGCTCGGGAGTCAGCTTAATAATAGGCGTAGGCTCAGGCTCGGGTGCTGCGGTTGGCTCATCCTCCTTGGGTGCTGTGATTGGCGATTTCTGAGGTTCAGAATATGCTACACCCAATTTTCGTGCAATGATATTCTTTGCACGGGCTTCGTCAAAATCCAACACCATACCCTCACGGAAGAGGGTATTGGTGTGGAATTTGTCGTAGAACTCAGATATTACTTGTATCTTCATACTCTACTACCTTTTCAGTTTTTAACCTGCAACGGCTGTTGAGTCGATTGTGTAAATCTGGTCAACATTGCTCAGAATAGGAACAACCATAGCCTGTGAGCTTGTAAACTCACGCAATGGGTCGTTCTGAGAATAGCGAGAGGTCAGAATGAAGTCATCAACGGTCTGATAGACAACACCTGCAACGGGGCGGGTAGCCTCTGCGCAGTTAGTCCAAACGAGGTCGCCGAGTTGGTCAGAGCAAGTAAAGGTCATCACACCATTCTGCCATGGAGTGTGATTCTGTTTCTTGCCGTTGAGCTCAGTCTTAATCTTACGTGCTACACGATGGAGCTTAACACCCCACTTGGTCTGCAGCACCTGACCAGCCTTCTCGAAGTCCAACACGGGGATGTTAGAGCCCGTCTGAGTGGCAATGCCTTGGTTGAAAGCATACTGACCACGTACCTGCTTAGAGCGATACAGAGCGTTCAAGGCTACATCGTCTGCAAACACATCGGTAATGTTGTTTTGGTCAGCCAAAGCCTTGTCGAAAATCTGCTGAATATCGTCAAGAGGGGTAGAGTTCTCTACATTGCTCCAAATGGTAGATGCCTTAAACTTGTTCTCTTCGAGGAAACCAACGTCAATACGTACGCCAGTACCACCCGAACGTGTAGAAACACCAACGCCGCTAGAGAGCTCAGATAGGAACATATCCTCAATACGCTCGTAGATAGCCTCGATGACACGGGGAACGTCTGCGAAAAGGTTCTGCACTACCTGAGCAGAAGGGGTGTTGGTCGCAATCATAGCATCCAAATCCTTCATCTGCTTTTCAGTCAGATAGAGTTTCAGACCCAACTTAGGAATAGAGCCCGTAGCTGTCTCGATGCGGTCACGGCTCTTCAATGGCAGCTCAGAGTCGAGAGATACAACGTCAGCAGCTACACGGGTGTACTCCGCAGTAACAGATGCCCAACGTCCATCAGCCGAATATACGGGGTTCAAGTGGTCACGATACAGATATGTGAGAGCGTTAGCATTCATACGCTTCTCATTCAGTTTCTCAACAACCTGTCTTACAAGCAGTGGAAACCATTTCTCAGTGTACTCAAAATAAAGCGATTTTTCCATAGTTTACTTACGCCTCCTCATCGTGTTTGAAAAGAATGTTAATTTTGTTTGCAGCGTTTGCGGCATTGAAAGCAGTCTCGATAGCTCCGAGCTGCAGCTTCATCACCTTGTCGTTGACAACGCCGTCAATCAGAATAGAAGCAGCGGGCTTCTTCTTCAGAAGTGAGCGGAAAAGAACACCCTCGATAGCAGCACCCTCGGGAAGAGAACTGTACTTATAAACGGTGTTTCCGTCCTCGTCCTTGCTCTCTACCTCACTCTTGGTGTAGTAGGTCTTGCCAGCGGCTACCTCAGTGTCCTCAGAGAGAGTGTAAGTGCTACCACTCTTCTCATAGTAACCGCTTGTCGAAGGGTTGCCAGTTGGGTTAGCAACGGCAGTGTAAACATCTTCTACAACGGGAACGATAGGAGCGGGCTTATAGGTCTTCACATCATTCTCGGTCTGAGAAATGATGACGTGACCCGCATACAAAACGTCCTCGGGGAAGCCGCTCATGTCAAGAGTACGACCGCCCTCAATGTCGGTATTATGCTTCTTGATGACAATCGAGTCATAGGTGCTGAAGTCAATACCTTTCTTCTCTTGTGTAATGTCTTGTTTCATTTTCAATTAAATTAATGTTTAACCATCATGGCGGCGATAGCCTTGGCTTCATCCTCAGATGCCTCCTTTGGTTCTCCCGAACGAGAGAAAGGAGTGTTCTTTGTCAATCCCATTGCCTTGATGTTTGTTGCAACCACGTTCAGATGGTTGGTGATAGCATCATCATCCATGTCATCGGTGATAGCAAAACCCTCGTCAATGCGAGCCTGTGGAATGCCCAATTCTTTTGCCTTAGATATAATTCCGTCTTGACGGGCTTTCTTTGCGGACTCAGCCTTCAGCTTCTCACTTTCAGCCTTCATCGAGTTGATAGTTTCGAGCTGTTGCTTGTTTTGGTCGGTAAGGGCGGTCAGTTGCTCGGTGAGCTTATTGGTCTGTTCCTTGCTTTGGTTCTGTATTGCCTCAAGCATCTGCTTGAAAGCATTACGCTCTTCCTCAGCCTTGGTACGTTCCTCTTGAAGTTTCTTCAGATATTCCTCTTGCATATCCTTGATATACTGCGGAATTTCCTTGTCCTTCTTCATTTCTTCGAGCTTCTTACGCTCTTCCTCTTCCTTAGCGGCTTTCTTAGCAGCCTCTTCCTCAGCCTTTTTCTTTGCTTCCTCAGCGGCTTTCTTGGCAGCTTCCTCTTCGGCAGCTTTCTTCTTAGCCTCTTCCTCAGCAGCCTTAGCAGCGGCAGCTTTCTTAGCAGCCTCCTCTTCAAACTCTTTCTTTGCGTTCTCTTTAGCTGTCTTAGCAGCCTCGGTAGCCCGCTTGTCGTTGAGCTTTTGGAGGTTCTCGAGGAATCCTTTCTGACCCTCTACAATTGAATCCACGTTGTCATCAGTAACAAACCCCATCGCTGCAAGCGACTCGGCATGTGCCTGAAGAATCTCGTCACCTAAACCCAAAGATGCGAACTTTGTTTTTAGTTTAAGGAAAATTTTTTCTTTCATTTCTTAACTATATTATGATTGTCTTTTAAACGAGTTGGGGTAACTCCCCCGTTAAATTAACATTGCAAATTTAATCATTTACAGCGAAATGAAAGTCTTTTGTTTATTTTGGCTTGATACACTTTATAAAGTGTGCGATATTTGCCCGTTTTTGAGCCGTCTGAGCCGTTTTTATGTGTTGGTCGGGTAACAATAAAGCCGCACACGTTTCACAACGTACACGGCTTTTAAATCTAACCTCTTATATTATAATCATACAACTCGTCTGTAATAGTCGTATAGGTACGACTGCCAATAAAGGTTCGAGTAGTACACGCCATTGTGCTTCTTGTAATCGCCAAACATGCGCACACGACCATCTTCACCTAGTATGGCAAACTTCGAGCACCCAATAAGCTCGTCAATAACATACCTCACCTCGTCAGAGTCGATGCCGTATGTCTTGATGGTCGGGTATATGTACTTTCTGAAAGCTGTCTCAGAGTCCGTCATATCACCCTCGGGCTCGATGTCAAGTATGCCGTTATGGGCAAACCATATCTTACCCTTTTTGAACGGGTGGCAGTTCTTAACACCTACTGAGCCGTGAGTGGCAAAACGAAAGTGGATTATCACATCTTCGTCTTCGGGCACAAACTGCAGTCGGTTGTAGAAACGCTCAAAGTTCATGCCTTTGTAGTGCATCGACTTACTAGCAAACCCCATGCCATGAGGATTTTTGCGGTGCATAGCGTAAAGCTCTACTTTTGATGGTAGCTGTGTACCAGCCTTTATAACACATATAACACACATATCTCTTATCTTTTAATCTTGTTCAACTTCAAATGTAATCTATATATCTCATAAACACACCATGCGATACCGACCATAATAGCCTCTTCATGCTTACCATTGAAATAAAGGATTAAGCAAGGTATCTCAAATCCGAATATCGGTGGCAGAAAGAACAGAACCAATTCAATTATTTTCTTCATAACCCCATTTATTTTGTTTCTGAGGGGCTTTCACATGCTCTGTGGTATGTTACTCACCCCGTATTCTTTTAAGCGGCTACACGACCTCTGTTGACCTCTTGCTTGCTGGTCTCAAAGAAACGTTTCTCAGCGGCGGTCAAGAAAGGTATCTCAGAGATAGTCTCAACCTCGTTCTCGATAACGTTATTCATTGAGTAGGCTACGAGCTTTGACAAGAAAGTCACCCACATCTTAATCTTGGTAAAGTTTGTCGAGCCTTGGTGCTGACGAAACTCGATTGTGTGATGACGAACGAAAGACTCAGCATTAACAGAGTGATAGCGGTCAAAACCCATTACCGAACGGACAGCCTCGGGTGTGTGGCAGTATGAGAAATCGTAACCATCAATAGGCTTGCAATAGAAAGCGTCACGGCGGCTAGGTGCAAGAAAACTGCTAATCACATTCTGCAGCTTCTGATAGTTTTTGAACACGTTCACATACTGCTCACCACTGAGCTCAGAAGCACCGATATGCACGTGCAAGCCCGTTGATTTGTTGACGTATGCGCCAGCCTCGTTGAGAGCGTTGCAGCAAGCCTCGAGCTTATCAAAGCCGCTCTTGTTGCCGTTGAGGATTGGCGATACACACTCGATAGGTTCACCATCCATACCTAACGTCCGACTGATTGATGAGTCTGACACAAACTTAAAATGGTCTCTGTTATCGTTGTGGTTGTAGTTCTCAAACTCGTAAGGCACGTTATCACGGCTAGCTACATCCTCAAAGCGGTAGCGTGGCATATTGCACTCGATTTCAACACCAAAGGTAAAGCTGAAACGTGGCTTGCTCTCTCTGTGTACCACGGGCAGAACGAAAGAAATCTCATTCTCTCTGATACCTAACTTGATAAGAGCCTTCACTTTCTCAGAACGTGAGCCCTTCATGTTAATCACATCGTTAATCTGCTCACTGAGTGACTTTCTGTTGTTGAAACCATTGTCGTACATCATAATAGCGGTGCTAGTTTTTAAAGAGCTCGCTCTGCTCGTTGGGGTTAGACTTAAAAAGTGCTTTGGGCGATTTGACCGTTTTCTAACGAGTGCCGCTCGCTTGCAGTTTATGAGGTGTGCCTCACCTACGCCCTCTGTCACCATTTCAAAGACAAGTTTTACGAGTGCCTCTCGGTCTCTCATTTCTGATTGACATTGCAAAGATAGGCATTTTCTCTTTACTGCGCAAATATTTTGCAAAGAATTGTATGTTTTTTAACATCGTTTCACGTCAAATGGGTGGTTTTTCACAATCGTTCACAAAAAGGCATAAAAAAAGCCCGCTATAAGCGGACTAGAAGGTCTCGAACAAATCGCCTATGCCGACACCAAGCGCATCGGCATAGCGTTTCAGTTTCTTGACCGATGGGTTTTCCCTACATCGGACAACAGAGTTGACGGATTGGCAAGACACACCCATCTTAGCTGCCAAATCTTTTTCTGTCATCCCAATCTTTCTTAGTACCTTATCTATACATAATACAACCATACCTATTTAAAATCTATAAACTCGAGGTTAAGCCGCTTGCACTCGTCTGCAAAGGTCTTACCTCTAAGGTTCTTCATGTTCCTATCCCACATGCCATAGACGATACCACGAGCCTCTATGACATAGCCGTAGTTCACCGACATCTGCCTATAGTCGTTGGCATGCACCTTTGCGACATCACGATAGAGGATATCACGCTCCCCCGTCCTATACAGATAGTCCACATAGCAGACAACGACATTCTTATCATCGAGTAGCTTTTCTAGCCGCTCGTAGTCGTCCGACATATGTTCGCTATAATAATTCCGCCTACTCATACTCTACCACCATTCCGCTAGAACGGGCAAACGTATGCTCTGCCATTGCTCCGTTACTGAAAGTCCAACCTTTAAGGAAATACGCCCTATCACAGAATGACATCATGAGTATATCAATCCCTAACGCCACCCTATAGCTGACATGCTTTAAGATAGTCCACCTTGAGGGATTGAACACCTTATAGCCCCTTGCTCTGAGTCGTTCCTCTGCAGTATTGAACGCTTGTCTGTATTCGAGCTCTGAAAGTCCCGACATACGCCCGCTGATATAAACCCTATTGCTCATCTTTCGGCTCTGTATATGATACGGGCTCATACAAATCGAGCCCCGAAATGAAGAGTGGAGCGGCTATCGTCTCGCTGAACAGAAAACACATAAGGACGCTACCTTCGCAGACCTCATAATCAACACCATCTACCTTTGCATCTTTGTTCATCCACCCATAGGGCTCTGCCGTGAACTCAGTGCCGTCAGCCTTGCGGAACGTCTTACTTTCTGCACAGCCTACCAACATAGCGCATACAAGCGCAAACATCATTAATTTCTTCATATCACTTAAAATTTATAAAACTTACTTTTCTTGCTGCCATCTGTTCACTGAAAGACTGAGGATAGCCTTTAATCTTGTCACGCATATAATCGTTATATGTGGTGACGACAGTACCGCCATAGCGTACTTCGTAATGCTCAAACCGATACTGCCCCTTGTTTCTCAGCTCTGCGACACATACGGTGTTACGCACAACGCCATCGGTCTTCATCGGAACGACACACACCACTTGATAACCCTTGTCAAGCAACTCTTGCAGCCTTGTATAATCCTCAGATAACTCGTAACCTAGCATTTCTCGTAATAATTATGATTTACACACTCTATAACCTCATAGTCGGTAATCTTGCCAGCGTTCACGTCCATAGCCAACGAGAACGCCTTGCAAGAGAACCTATCGGTGCATTTGACATTGCAACAGACCTTATTCATCACGCTTGCCAATGGAGATAATGAAAAGCCTCTGACCAAACTCTATATCGTCAATCTTGTATTTTGCGAAAGTGTTTGTGCCGCCCCTACGGAAACGTACATGGGTGAAATCACCATCATGCCCCGAATTGAAACGGATATAAGCACCCTCTTTCTTCATGGCAGCATCACGTTGGAGCGGGTCTTTGACCTTTGCCACGAACGCATCGAACTGCTCTTTTGTCATATTACCAATACCGCCAATCAAACGACCAACATAATAGTCTGTGATATCACGGAACTCTTTTGTCTTCGTACCATTGACGATTTGGTCAAAGTACACGCCGTACAAGCGCAAATCCAATACTCTGCTCATTGCTCAATCTTTTTACGCAACAAACCAAAATCTGACAATATAAAATTAAGCTGAAATGGCTTCTCGCAATACGCAAAGCACTCTTCTAGTGTAGGACGAACCCACTCGTATTCGATTGGCTTGTCGGGCGCAATATCGTTGTAGAACGTGCTCATAGCGTCCTCACCGCACTCGGGGCACTCTATGCCGAACGGAGTGACACCCTTTACCCTCTCAATGGTCTTTGTAATCCTACCGCATTTCGTACAGCGATAGCAATTCACACGACCCGTGTTGTCATTAATCTCTTCACTATCCAACTCGGAAAGCATTTTGTTGTAGCGTTTCGTAATATCACGCTTTACACTTTTGATTATTCTCATATTTTCTTTATTAGTTTTTTCAATAACTTCATCGTTTCCTTATGTTTTTCCTCACTTTCATAGTTATAGAAATAGAACGAATTAGGCTTGTCATTAACGAACACATCGGCACGAACAAGGAAATCACCATCATCGAAAACGAACGTCTCTACGAAAATCGTTGCCTTGCCCAACAACGAACGCTGTATCTTCTGAACTTCTAACAGAACATTCTTCATACTGCAAAAACTTCTATATCCTTATTCTTCAAACTTGGTCGCTTTTTCACCGCATAGGCTTTCGCCGCCTTCTGCAGATACTTTTCGTTGATGATAGCAACACCTTCACAAAAACCCTTGATAGCCTTTAGCGGCATGGGCATAGACATCGTTGTCACAAAACGACCATCTAACATGACATCAAATTTAAATGTGCTCATGAGAATCTTGGAAATTTCGTTGTCATACCCGTCTGCTGCTCGAAAAGGGTATGCATCATATCGGCATACACCTCTTTGTAGTCTGCGACCACCTTAACACTGTCGCCACGCTTGCGCATGAAACGCATCTCGTACAAGTCCATACCCTCGTTGTATGCAACCTCAAAGCGATTGATAGCATGGCAGTTTCTACCTACACACATCAGAAGATACACCTTGCCATCTTTCTCACCATAGGTTATAGGGTTACAGCCCGTCATCAAACTGAAACGCTGTGCGCCTAGCTGCTGCCAAATAGTATTGGCGATTGAATACTGCTCTTTCTGATTGTATATCATATTTCTTATTACAGTTTATTCGGTGTGTCTCACCTTTTATATTGTTGTTATACTATTCTCTTTTAAGAAACTGCCTATATCTTCACAGACGTTGGCAGAATAATGGAAATCAGTTGTATTTAAAAATTTATTTTATGACACTGCAAAGGTAAGCATAAATTCTTTAACGTGCAAGTTTTTATACCTTTTTCTTTCTGTTTTTAACATTGTTTAGTATTTTGGCATAAAAAAGGGAGTGCCGTTAAGCACCCCCTCCCTCTCAAAAAGGTTATATATATTATGATTGTGGTGGTTGCTGTGGTTCGGGTGGTTGTGGGTTTGCCCCCTCTTTGGCTGCGTTCTCTGCCGCCAACCTCTCAGCTTCGGCTAGCTGTATCTTTTCAATTTCTTCCTTCGGTGCATCGGTTAGCGCAAGCATGGTCACTGCCGTTTCAAGAGAAATGACACCTCCGCCATACAGATTGACGATACCCGACCAATTCTTTGTAGAGTCATCGGGGAATGGGTCAGAGAACTCAAAGCTGATTTTAAGCTTATCTATCTGTGAAGTCATATCGGGGTGTATGTTCTTTAGCACCTCTAAGGTAACGTGTAAGTAACGGGTAATCATTTCCTCGTACACCTCCAAGCGGTTAGCACGCTTGATATATCCAAGTATCATAGCGTTACGCACTGCCACACCCGAAAGAGTGCCCAAGCCCTTCATATTCTCAAACGAGAAGTCGGGTGTGAACGTGTCGAATAGGATAGTGGCATTGAGGTTCGCTTTCTCATCACGCCTTGTTGACGAGTCTTGTGGCGGCTCGATGTATCGGAACTGAGATTTTTCACTAGGCATCTGTATCAGTCTGCCCGGTTTGTCAACCTCGGGAAGACTAGCTATGACATCGGCTGTTGCAGCGGCTATCGGGTCTGCGTAATAGTTGTTTGTGTCACCAATCTTAGAATCGAGCTCTTCATCACGCTTAATACGCTGTTCCGCTCCGTCCCATGCTTTAGGCTGCATGAAAAGGATAGCGTTAATCTTACCCGTTGGGTTCACAATGCTGTTCACCTCCCAACCGAACATACCCTTGCGGCATTCAAAAGTGGCATCAGCGGTAAGTATATCCCAATGGAGCACGTTCTTTCCATTCTCTAAGAGCTTATAGCCATAGGCGAAAGCTATAAGGTTTCTGTATTGGTCGAATAGGTATTTGATACGATAACCAAGCGAACGTGCTACTACAAAAACGTCTGTTCCAATCGTCTCGTCTGCATTCCGATGGAAATGTGTTACTAGTGCCGACATTGTTTCAGCACCCGCCAATCGCTTACATTGGCGTATCTTAGCATTGAAGAAAGTGTCTTTGAGATAATCGGTGAACAGCTTGTAGGCATCGTCATCACCTTCTTCTTTCTTCCATACGATAGGCTCACCGAGTAGAAAGAACAGCTCAACCTCATTGATATAACGCTCACGTGTACGTGGCAGCTTCTCAGAGATATAAGGACTGCCGCCCTCAATTTGCTTGTTCGGTCTTCTCATCACATCATGAAGAAGTGGGTTATACTCCTTCAAAGCCTTGTCAATATCAGTGTCCCTTGTGGTCATTAGAGATAACACCTTATCGACCTTGCCGTCTTCCATGAGCTTGAAAATATCCTTCCTCGCACCCGTGGAGTTTAGTGTGAGATTCTTGAAGAAACTCTCTATGTGATTAATTAACGTAAATTCCATCTGCGCCTATCAAAACTTTTCTTCTGCAAAGGTAATGGCAAAAACCGAAAGGTTTTTTATCCTCACCTTTTCTTTTTGGTATATTTTGCAAAGTGTGCGTTATTAGCAGAAAAATCGGGCATAGCCGCAAACGCAACCATACCCGACCAAAAAGAAAAACTGACTATGAAACTATTCATTAATTCTTGCAAAGACTTCTTCCGTTGTCTTTACGGTGTCCTCTATGAGCTTATCCACGGCTGCAGTACCACGCCCCTCAGCAAGAGTCTTGAAAACGCCTAACGAGAAATCAGACTTTATCCTTAACTCTTCTATCGTGTTTTTTCGATTCTCTTGTGAGGTGGTCAACGCTTGACTCACACGTTTGTCTGTGTACTTCTGTATTTCAGCGATAAGAGAAAGGATTTTTTCCTCCGACACCTCATCAGACATAGCCAAAAGCACCTCTCTCATGTTTTCATCAGAAGAGATACCACACTTGTCACACGTAGCATTAATCGCAATTTCTATATTTTCCATATCACAACATAATTACAATATTATTCTTTTTAATCCACTCTCTAAAGGTCAAAGGGATTGACCCCCATTTTTCAACGTCTTGCGAGTATTTGGCATACGCCCTTGCAGCCTCTTGTTCGGTCATCATACGGACATCTGCCGTACGACACCTAGACAAGAGACACAAGCCTATGAGGAACACCGCAAACGCAAAGAAAATAGCAACGGCAACCATATCACTCGAATTTGAAAATGCCGTTGTAATTCTTGAAGAGCTCGATAATCTCTTCATCGGATAGAGACTCGTAGTTTTCCCATTTCTCCCAATCCTCTTCATCGTACTCACTGTCGCAACCTAGCGACCAACCAAAGGATGCTAGCTTTCGTAATTCGTCTGCTGTAGGGCAGTTCTTCAGTTCGATACCATGCTCATCATGCTCTGCCCACATTTCCAACACTTCCTTGTCCTCGCCGCCATTACACTTTGCGACAATCTTAATACTCTCAATTAATTCTTTGTACTTCATATTCAACTCTTTTACTCAAAATCACAAACGAAGCTAATAGTCTGTTTTGTAGGTTCAAAGCCCGCCCTCACAAGCTCTGTCATAAGACCATTGTCAACCTTAAAAGACTGAACATCAAACACAGCATCTGAGATATGCTCTTCTAATACCATTGGTGGCACGGAATACAGCACCTCCATACAATAGTCTTCAACGCCGTAATTTTTGCTCAATATCTTTCTCGAGATATATGATGTAAACTCTATCAACTTTATGCTGACATAGAAAACTTCATTGCATACGCTAACAGACTTCCAATCAAACGCTTCTTTAAGACTAAGCGGATAATCTTTCATGTTAAATATCTTCGGCTTGTTTGTCGTGAATATAAACAACTTCTCTGGCGGGATATCACCAATATTATCTCGATAGCTTTTCAGACTTCTAATAAGCCCGTCTATATTGCCTTCGTCACGATTGATTTTAAGCAAATAGTTCTTTATGCACTCAGCCTTTTTAATAATCTTATCTATTCTTTTTTCCATAACTTATAATCCCTATTAAATCGTTTTTTCTCTTCTTCTTCTTTGATGAAATCTCGTGATGGAGTGTCGGCAACCTTGTTACTAACAACAGAATTACACCCGCAGCCGCTTGAATGCCTCACCTCTCTGTACGGTCTACCATGAATAGCTGCACTGAGGTTTTGGTAATCAATCTCACCATGCTCAGACCAATTATCAAAAAATTGGCACATACCTCCTTTTCTTCTGTACTTCTTTTCCATAATGCTAATCTTTTATTTTTCTTAATCTGTTTCATTCATAACCTATAATCCTTTTATTTGGTCAAGTAATCCGCTTATTTCCTCTTTGTGCTTATTGTATGGTATATGATTTAATACCCATCTTAAAGCCACTATCTGCTCATTACTCGGACTCCAAGTTGACTGAGGTCTGAGGGATTTGAGTTTATTTTTGAGCCATTTGATTTCATCTTCTATCCTGTCAGGTATATACTCATTCCAAGGATTCACGAGGTCTTTAATAATATCGCTAAGTATCTTTTCATCCTCTTCACTCCACTCATTTGTGGTTGTGCAATTTGCTTTACAGCCAACTCTGTTTTTGATGGATTTGAGCCAATCCTCTGCCCCTTCATAATATATTGCGTTTTTAACAAGTATCTTTATTGCATCATCTGTCATTAATGCTTCAAGAATAACTTTCTTTATTTTCTCGTCCTCTTCACTCCAAGGCTTCTGCTCAATCTTCTCCAATTTCTTCTCGTATGGATTCCATCTGTAGCCCGCTTCCATAATTGCCTTTTCAAGTCGTTCACGCTGTTCTTTGGTTGATGGCTTTATGTCTTGCATCCAAGTCCATTCACCATGTTCCCCATCTGACTCAATTTTGAAACCATCATCGACACTTATACCACAATAAGCATAACTATATCCATTTGCATCTATCTTCTTGAAAATAAATGGCAAATCACCATCAGCAAGCACATCACCATCTTTTGCATCAGCAAGAGTCCACAAACGATAATTATCATCTATATGTTCTATGCAAAGTGTTCCAATGGTATCTTCGTCAAATTTAAGTCTATAATTGTCTTCTAATATATCAATAACCCTAACTACATTACCATCTTCAACGTTTACAAGCCAATTGTCTTTGTGAAACTTTGGCTTAACCTCAGCAGGCTTATGCTCACCTTGATTTTCAAGTAACACAAAACAATCCGAACATATGTTTATTAGTTCTGCAACAAAGTTATCATCAACATAATAAAAATCACCATCACGGAAACAAGTATATTTCGGTGAAGCAATACATTTATATGTTTCACCAATCTTAACAGAATTTTTGCTTTGCTTTTCGGTACTAACATGCTGTATAAGCTCTCTGTTGAAGCTTATATCAACGCCATTATCTCTTGCGCACATACCCCATACATTGCCGTTATATGTAAAGCTCACACCACTATATGGATTACCGCTCTGCTCTTCAAGCCATGCGTAAATATCTTCTTTCCTTTTTTGTGTAAAGTCTTTATGAAGTTCTACTGCTTCTACAATATCTTTCTTTATCCTATCGTCATCAGACTCGGCAAGTTCGTGGAATAAGTTTCGGATATAAAACTTGTCGTTTTCACTTATAGACGAATCACCAAGTATGTGTTTAGCATCGCTTAGTTTTTTGTCATAGGCTTTTGCCTTTTCATCAATCGTAAGTTCTCTCATCGTGTTTCTTCGTCTATTATTGAATTGTTTTTGAGGAAAGGACAATCATCCAAAACCCCATTTTCGTTTCTAAAATCTTTATCACCACTATTCAGATAGCAATGAATATATCTTCCAAGCATTTCACATCTATCGTGGTCGCAGTCATCATCATCCCCATGGAAACAATTGTGGGGACAGCCATAGCAATTAGTGAAATGTACTATTGTAGTATAAGTAAATCTTTTATCATCCATAATCACAACATCTTAAGTTTTTCTATTTCCTTTTCAGCCTCAATAGCTTTCTCTTTATGATAAGCAAGTTCTTTCTCTTTTTCTTTGATTTGAATTTCTTTCACTTTTCCGTTCCACATCAACCACTTTGCTTTGACTGTATCTCTGAAAGTAGCAAGATTTGCATATCTCTGAATGCTTTCAATATCTTTTGGATGCTCATCAAATATTATCCTAACCATAGGAGAAACAGCTAAGTAATCAATACTCAGATGCACCATATCTTCATACTCTTGTGGGTATGCTTTGATAAAGTCCTGAACTTCCTTGTTTTCTATCCAATAAAACAGCCAATGTTTAGTGTCTGTTATATATTTGTGTATATCAGAATTTAACTCTGAAACCCTTTTAATTAACTCTGTTACTTCCATAATCACAACCAATAAAAAGAATTACCATTAGCATCTACTTTTAGCAAATGAAGCACTTTTCTATTAACCCATACAAGGGCTGTGAATATATATCTTTTCATAATAACTTATTTTTTAATAAATTCTCTCATCTTATCTAGCACTGATAATTTGTAATTGTCACCAACGGTATGTTCATATACCCATTTAAGGGCATCATAATATCCACTATCATATTCATTCATAATCACTTTTTCTTTATAAGGTTCTTTATTTCCTCTAAATCTCTCCTAAGCAAAACCCCTACATAAAGGAATAGTGCTACTGCGCCAACTAACACGAATATAATCAAATATCCCATTTCCATAACTTCATCCATCTATTATCATTTTTATTGGGTAAGACAAAAAAGTAGCCACTATCTGACCTATTGCGGCAATCCCCGTGTACTCAAGACATTCGGACAGATTATTGTCCTTATCAGTCCATATGGAGGCATAGAAAAACGCTGCCACGATAAACCATATGGTTATTATCGTAATCGAACCTTTCTTCATAATCTCATTGTTATTTGTTATATTGCATGTGGTAGTATATCTCCATTCTCATAGTAACGGTTGCCTTTCACCTTACTTTCTTCGCCCTCGTCTTTCCGATTTGCTTTTTGGCGATGCTCTTCAACATCGTGTATCATCTTAAGCATTACCACACAAGCATCTATCGGGCTAGCAAAACCGCTTTTTATCATTGGCATGTGACTTGATGGAGAAAGACAACTGATAGTCCACCCATCGAAATCACGAAACAGCGTTGGCTTGTTCAACTGCTCGAGCAACGCAACCAATGACCAACAGGGACACCAATAAGTTTTAATAGCATCTTTATTAGGTGTGCCAACTTTAGGTGTGTTTCTTATTTCTTTAGAAACGTCACCTCTCCATGCTAACCAATAGTACATATCCGCACTTTCAATGGGTAGCATCTTACTCAAAGCCTTACTTTGGGACAAGTCTGTGTATGCTTTAATTGTCGTCATAACTACTCATTTTAATTACAGGTTCAATATCATAATTTTCACTAACAAATATTTCAGCACTGTATTCAAGATATCGGCACTGAGTTTTAAATGTTTTTATTTTTTCTTCTATAGTTCTTTTATTTGTTGCCATAGTTATTTCTTTAATCGTTTTTTAATAACATTAATAAAAATTGAGCCGATGAATATATTGTAAACCATTCCAATCGGCTTGTTATATTTCATAACCTTGAAGAATGGTTTCCAAACATAATCAAGTATCGTAAAATTCACTATAAACCTTTTAAACTCCATTGGTTTTTCTCAGATTAAATTTTCCAAACAGTATCTAATAGCAGCGTTACAAGCAAATTCATACTTGTCATAAAGTGGCAGCATTTCTTTTACATATACCCATTCTGAACCCCTAAGTTGCCATGGAGTAAAGGAATACTTATCTTTTTGGGGATTGACAGATATAACAATATTGTACTTTTTCCTCAGCCACTTGCAAGCAAGCTGATGAGTTATTGCCCACACACATTCATAATCATCTTCTGATTTATGAATACCATTAAGGTTGCAACAAAGAATAGGTTCACTATCCTTATATCGTCTAATATATCCCACCACAAATTTATGTGGGTACAAGAAAGTTTCGACCTCTTTATAATCAAACCCTTTCTCTTTCAATAGCTTTGCGACCTCGAACGAAATATAATCCTCAGTTATTGTTGCCATAGTTCTTTCTTTAATTGTTCAATAACGCTTTCTAAATATCCGTTTGCACGTGCATTCATACTAGTTAAGAACAGTTTCTGAAACTCTTCAATCTGCTCAAGCACATAGTTTGCACCATCTTCAATACCTTGGGAATAAGCAATGCTTTCTTCTCTCGAGAGTTCTACTCTTTTTTCGACCAACTCTTCTGCCTTTTCTTTGATACTCATCATACCTTTTCTACTGATAAAGCGAATATTTTATAAAATCTGTCGTAGGGGAAGTCTTTAATCTCGACCTCCTTAACATTATCACTGCGCCCGTATAGGTTGCCGTTTACAAGCAGCTCAAGCCAATAGTGTTCACCTTTCTTGAACACCCCGAAATCTTTCTTGCAAATCAGCCAATGCGTCAATGCTGTTCTTAACTCTTTTTCACCCATAGCCTTATTTGTTATATTCTTTAAGTAGATAGCAAACTTGCTCGCAGAAATCAACACCGTCCATTTCACGATTATCTATCGCTTTTTGTATTTCTTTCAATACATTGTTCGCCTTTTCGTATTTCTTCTTATAATCCATGGTCACAACATTTTTGTTTCATGTAACTTCTCAATCATAGCCACACAAGCATCAATTGGGTTGCTTGCTGTGTCTCCTATGTGGCAGAAAGTACAATTCTCATTATAAGTGTCGCATCGCCAACCATTATAAGTTTTATGCAATGAAGGGTTTGGCAGAACACTAATCAACGCTGCAAGCGACCAACAAGGAAGATATATTGCATCTGTTTCTTTATAACTTTCAGCAACAATCTCACTATATCCAAAAGATGGAGATTTCAACGCATCAGGGTCATCCTTCCAAAAGAACCATTTCGAATCCGCACTATTATACGGTAGTATCTCAGCAAGCTTACGGCTTTGCTCAATAGTTGTGTATGTTCTAATTAATGCCATAGTCGTTTTACTTAAAATCAAAACTCACCTTCTTGCGCTTTCTTTGCCGTAATCTCTATGACACGCCAAAAGAAATCATGGAACGTATATACCTCTTTCTCAGCCTCAGACCATATCTTCGGCTCATCGGCAATATACGATAGCATAGCCACCTTCGACTTGTCAATGCTATTGTAGCTGCTGTCCTCATTCCAAAGGATAGCGTCCTTGTCAACGCCAACGAACACATAGTAGTCTTTCGTCAACGCATAAAAAGCTATTTTCAGCCTTTCGATAAATGATGTTCTCTGTTTCATAATCATAATCAATTTTAGTGAACTCTGTAGGATTCGAACCCACGACCTACGGATTAGAAGTCCGTTGCTCTATCCAACTGAGCTAAGAGTCCGTTGCCAACCGCCGTTGGCTTTGTTTAACCAAAAAAATCTCGCAAAATAACAGTGATTCCGATGGGGCTCGAACCCATGACCTATTGTTTAGGAAACAATTGCTCTATCCTACTGAGCTACAGAACCAAGTGCCCACCACCGTGGGCAGAAAAAAATAACCAAAAATAAATAATTAAAAACCAAATTACTAAATAGATACCTCACTATCTCAGTGATTTATGAAAGAGCCGTCACCCGTTTTATATCGCATATAAGACTACCACGAGGTACTTTCGGGGCGGGAATTTGCCCCTATCCTTAAAGCCTCCCAAGGGCAAGTTTACGCTCATGCCTAACTAACGGCTCATATATAAAAGCGGCACTGCACAGACTTGTGAATAAGGCGAAACGGCTCTTGCAAGTTATCTTCGAGTACCATTCAGTTTACCTTTATGGCGTATTACCAAATGACCTTCTCATTGGAGCTTTAAGCCCAACTACCTACATTCTACCTTTATTCGCACTCTCAGACAACCGTCACGCCAAAAGCCCCCTATCATAGAGCAACCCACATAACGGGCGCAACTATCGCTACCGTAAATACCATCACCTTGTATCGTCTCAGCGAGCCTAGCCCAATTTGGCACACTGCACACGGATATAGAAGGGCTGCACGGAAATCTGTACTAGTGCCGCTTGTGTCAATCTTTCAAAGAACGCTTTTTCTTCTTCTTACCTACGACCTCTGTCCGATACCCCTTTATGTGCCCGTCTCTGTCGTACACGGGGTGCTCGATGAACTCGTTGTAACTATCAATACCATTCGCATCAACCATACTAGGCTCATGAAACGCATCTGCCGTTTCTACCATCGGGTCGTTGTCGCTCAAGTGCATATCGTCATCGTGCCATGATGGAGGCAGCAATGTTTTATTGATACGCTTGTTTGTCGTTTGGGTAAATGTATCTCGTCTCATAGCCCATTCTTGAGTCTTTTTAATTCTTTCTCTAACTCAGCAATCTTTGCCTTTCTCTTATCAGCCTCTTCTATCTCGTCTTCTAAGATACTCACCTCTTCGTTTGCCATACGCCAGAAACGCCCAAGCATCTCACCGTACGTCTCATCTTCATCTTTCTCAGCATAAAAGCCGTTATCCTCATAGCCGTGCCATTTCTGCACCAACCGAGTGTAACCTTGCTTCTTCAACTCACCAAGGAACTTAACCATCCTATCAATGTCACCAAAGAACTGTTCTTCGTCAATTTCTTTGCTGTGTACGGTCTTCTCTCTTACGAACGCAAATGGGTTTCTCTTCTCTAAACGCTCAATAGCCATTTCAGCTAGCTCTTGCTCACTGCTGAAATAATCCTCTAAGAGCTTTTTTCTTATCTTCTTATCCATATCACTTTACCATTTGAGTGTCACAAACCAATACATCACCGACAATAAAGTCAGCCCAACCGCATTTCTGCACCTCTTCGGTTGCCTTAGAGTTGTAATCCAAGCCATCAAGCTTACCCTCTTCGTTAATAACCATAATCTCGTTATCTTGCAAAGGCAGTATCTCAATGTAACCGCCGACTATCTCTTGCAACTCTTCAAGACTGAAGTCCGTGCCGTTCTTTGGCGTAACCTCAATGACCTCGTTGTTAGTCTTGATAATTCTAGATGTCATATATCTTACAGTTTTCTAACGTGTGCCTCACGCTCTATATTGTTTGTACTATTCTCTTTTAGGAAACTGCCTATATCTTCACAGACGTTGGCAGCTTTGAAAAACACATGACTAAAATCTAAAAACCTAAAACCTCACTCATATTTTTATACTGCAAAGATAAACATTTCTTTTTTAACAAACAAGAAAAATCGAAACTTTCTTGCAGATTTTAACTTTGTTTAAGGATTAAAGGTAATATTCTGCAACGATAGTGCCTTTTTGTGTCACTTTCTTGCGTACCTTAATATCCATACCTCTTTCTCTCAAATCCCATATACGAGCTGATAGCCTCGTACACGAAAACATCATGATAGCATCCCAACTTGTAATGGTGCGACCATCTTCTAACCACGCCTTAATCTTGTCGCATTGGCTTGCGCTCTCGGAAATATTCAAATTATTGTTCATAGGTTCTTAATCATTACGTAAGTACATTTTTCTCTCGATAGGACTACAAAGCCCAAACGCTCGTACCATTCTTTCAGCCAACCCGAGGCGAACTCGACCTCTAGCTGCAAGAACTTCATGTTTCTCGCTAATGCCCTTTCTGCACAAGCCTCCAAAAGCCGTTTGCCTACGCCCTTACGCCTATGCTCTTCTAGGACACTCAGACCTTTTATAAACCCCGTATTGGGCATATCATAATCGAATTGGATTTCGACCATGCCGACACCGCCATCAACGATAATGTTTTCAGAGATGCCCCACCACCATTGATTTTTATGTACTATCATACTTCTACCTTTTCTATTTGTTTTATTGTCAACACAAACAAGCGTGCTGTTGCGTGCGCTGTACCATCTTTCTTCATTTTGGCTACAAGAGGGCGGAGTGTGTTGTATGTGAATTCATACCCTAAGACTATACCAATATCTTTTGTGCCGACAACCCTTACCTTTGTGCCAGTTGGATATGGCGCATAGTTATTGATATATTCTCTTCTGAGTTTCATCAGCTCACCTTTCAGTGCCGATATTGATTTTCTCGTCTCAGAAATCCTCTGCAATATCTCTTGCTCAGTCATAACATTATCTAGTATAGGTTACTAACGGCTCTTCACTCACACAGATAGGTTGCAGCGGCTTATTATAAGTAAGCACGCTAACCCAAATCTTACGCCTAAAAAGGAGCTTTAAGGCTTCTTTCCACGTCAGCCGCCAACACGAAACGACCTCACCATCCTCGAACTTACACACGGGCAATGGAATTACACCATCTTGGTCTTTGCCGTAAACGGCATTACAACCACTGAACTCAATTGGCTTCATACTCTTACAAGTCTGTTGGTGGAACAATACGGAAATGCTTGAAGTCCTCTTTAGTGGCTTCTCTGTAATCAGCAGCGACTACTACCCTATCTATCAGCGTTGGGTCGCCGCCTTTCTCAACGTCAACAGCCATCACAACCATACCTACATAACCCGTTACCTTGTTAGGCTCATCAACCACATAGCCGAAAAGGTTCTCATTATCTACGATGTATCTCATAGTCGCTTGCGTGATACTTAACCCGTCACAGCCTACGGAAAAAATTGGGGAAAGAAAGCGGCAGCTTATCGTCACTGTAGCTACCATCTTTCAAATCCCCATGTATATTTCTATAGACCGCCACAGTGACAAGACGGCTCACAAATACCTCTGCAAAGATAAGTAGAATAATTGGTTCTGCAAAATATTTTGTGGTTATTTTATCATATTTTGCGTTTATTAACTTATAAACACAAAGACACATAATTAATAATAGCCGCTATTGCTAACGGCTATCATTTATGATTTACCTTTTATCCAAGCATCAAGTCCTCTTGCGCCATAGTTCTTTTCTATACGCTCTTCCAATTCACTCTCGAGCTTGTTTCTACGCTCGTACAAGTCACTTCTGAGGTAGCCGACCTTAGCATGCTCTTTGTTGACCTTGTTTAGCCTATCGGCAATATCGTTGTACCCGAACGCCTTAGCCATGGTAACACTAGCACCGCCATGGTCATTGTTATCCGTCTGCCTTTGTGCTCTTGACACCGCACTTCTGAACTTGCGGCTATCCAAATCAACTGTCTGCCTAGGACGCTCGAGTCTCTCAGAGCCTCGTGAACTTTTTCGTTCACCGCCTCTTGTGATATCTACATACTCACCCATAATTATCAGATATTAACCATTTATACTACCCTTTGCAGCCGCTGCAGCTCTATCTTCATTAGTTGCTCTCATGGCGTTTGTCATCAGAGTAGTAGCTAAAGTACCTTCTTGTGTTCTTGCACCACCAATAGTAAGGAAAGGTCTTGAACCTGCTATTTCTCTTGATGAAGTCCATCGTGAAGCTATCTCTCTAACTTGCTGTGCTCGTCTTATGTTACCAACAGCATTTGCTTGTCGGGCAAGGCGGCTTGCTGTCCTATTGATGTTCTCAGCAGTACGGAACGTGGTTCGCTTTAAACCATCACCACCGTAACTAATACGACCATTTCTATTTGTTCTGACTCAGCTAAATATTTTGATTATTAATACTCTGCTGCAAAGATACAAATAAAAGAGATAGTACGAATACCACATCTATTATTACTTGTTACACTTTCAAAATAATACCCAAAACAGCAAAGATACTGAAATATCAGCAGAAAAACGTTACAACTTTTGAGGTAGGCGTTACAACTTGCGTTACAAATAAAGGGCAGTAACATGTACCGCCCTTGTTTAGTGCCTTAATCAGTATTATCAATAAACGCCCAACTCTTGCTTAGTAACCTTCTTCTTCACCAATGGATGCCCTAAGATGTTATGTAAAAAATAATACCGTACACCATCGAGTATGTGATTGTCGTGGTCTTCGGGTACGTTTGTGTAGTTACCGAACTTATCCTTTGCATAGACATAGTTTCGCAACTCATCTTGTGTATTCAAGGAACGCTTAGTTACATAAATCTCATAGTCAAGCATCTTTGACAAACCAGCCTCAATAGAGCCAGCACCTTTAGCCACGGGGTATATGATAATACCGCCTAACGCTATCTCATCTACCAATCGTGGGTCTGCGCTCTCGGAATATACAAAACCATCATCACCTCTGTCCGCCTCTTGTCTAAGCTCACGGATAATATCGCCACTTGTCATAGCATTTCGGTAACAGAGCTCGTCAATATACAAGCGGTTATCTATAACACCACACCTTGCGATAGCCGTAACGTCATTTGAATATCCAAAGTCGATACATCTTCCTATCTTCTTTGCATAGCTCGGGAACTCATCAACGATACCCCATTTCTTGAACACAGCACCCTCAGCGACATCTGCCCACTGCCCCATGACGATATGCGCATACCTCTGAGGGTTCTTGACCTTCATATCAAGCACCTCTTTCAAGAACTGCTCGGAAAGGTTATTGATATTATCAAGGTATGTAGTATGGATATGTAGTACGTTCGGGTGTGTGCTTATCTGTACGGGTACGCCATCGAAATACTCTATCTTATGCGTGTCCTTGATAAACCGCTTATACACCCAATGGTTAGAGTCGCATGGGTTCATGATGATGATTACCCTATTCTGCAGTCCTTTGACACGAATAGAGAGCATAATCTTCTCAAACTCTTCTTCCGACACCCATTCCTCAGCCTCATCGACAACAAACGTTGTGACACCTTGGATAGATTTAAGCTTTGCCGTCTGATTACCGCTTGAAGTGTGTATGCCTCGGAACATCACACGTGCCTTGGTCATATTGTTCACCACATCGGTCTTGGTCTTTGAGAAATACTCTTCTGTATTATCGACCTCCACCTTCTCCCAAAACTCGGGAATAACGGAGATAGCTGCCGACACCATGGTAAAACGGGTATATAGTATCTGATGGGCTAATTTCTTCTCGGGGTTATACTCAAAGGTGAGGCGTTCTATAAAACGGGAAGTGTTGTACGACTTCCCACTGTTGTGACTAACAGTTCCATCTGCGTGTAAATAGCGTTGATTTCCATCCAAATGAATACCACACCATTCACCATTACCAACAGATTCAATAGTTAGCTTAGAAACCAACCAATCTGCTCTCTTATGTGGATATACTTTCTTACGTGCTATCTTACACGGAATACGCCAAACATCACCATTAATAGACAACCGATATACTATACCACAATCCTTTTCATATATCTTTGCTCTTCTTGTTCTTAAAGAAGTCCTAAAACCTAATGTATCAGCTATCAGCTTTATTTGTCTTGCAATAATCTCTTTCTTCTGTGTTATCTCATAACCATTACGAGACATATTGCCATCTGTATCAAGCAAACCAGCCAATAGCTCGAGTCGTACCTCTTCACTATTAGCTATATACTCTTGCGGAATATGCTTGTTACCTACAAGATTATAGAAACGCAACTTTTCCATAAAAGGATTATCGTGACACCCTTTTTTCTTTAAACGTAATGTTTCTGCCTTACCACGTTTACCATTCAATGACAACACCATTCCGTTTCTATCTACATACTCTTGCAGATAATCCTTTATCTCTTTGTCGGGTGTTGTTATCTGAGGATATACCGAAGTACCGTCACCTAGCCAAACACCGAGCATATAGGGGTCAATCTTTACGGGCTGTTCTTTGTAAGGAATAGAGTTTGCCTTATAACCATACCAACGTTCTCTAAAATTCTTACTCTGTTTTAAGAACTCTTGAATATTGATATCTATCTTATCTTCTTTATTTGGATAGCGACCTTCGGAATATATGCCTCTGCCCTTTCTTATGCTTAATATGTGCCCATCGTTTACATAGTAGTCCTCAGCGTTCGTCTGATGTACTCTATACATTTCACTATACCCGTGATAGGTTTTAAGCACGTTCCTTGGTGTGCCGTCATCACCCATCACCTTGTCACCAACCTTGATATCCTTAATCTGTTTAATGGTCATATCTGCCATTATCACCTCTTGGTCGGGTCGCTCACAGCCTCGTCCCCCCGTTACAAGAATGATGAATTTCTCCTTATCGTTATATAGCGGATAATATACGCTCTGTGTCTTACTCATACTCTTCTCCCGTTTCAATCACATAACCTTGCTTATGGCACTGAGGGCACTCTATATCCCTCAGCTTACACCCGATAGGTCGGACGGCTAGCCACCTCTTCAAACAAGATAGGCAGACAACCTCACTGACCTTATGCGGGATATTCTCGTTTATATCCACGATATTGCTCATAACTCATCTTCAGTATAGCAATCAATTTGGATAACGTTCTTTCTTCTCTTTGGATAAGCCACAAATTCGAAACGTTCCATTCTCTCCGTGTGCCCGTCCTTATAGTGGGCTACGATAACCTTTGTGTCGCCGCTGATACTCATCCATCCCTTTTCTTTCGGGTCTATCTTATAACTCTTCATATCTCACGTTTTACTTTTTACCTTTCTGTACCTTATAAAGACAATCGAACACCCAACTTTGGTAATAGGCATAACATTCGCTGTTGTAACTCCTTTCCGTCTCACCTATATCCTCAAAGAGCCAATCAGCGCAATGGGATGCCTCATGACTGAGCGACTTCAATTGCGTGTCTTTCCTTATAAGGACTAGACACCCCTTGATGTTCTGTGCTTTGTTGCCTACAATAAAAGTCTTTGCATCTACGCCGACATCCAATAGTGTATTGTTCTCCTTGAACGACATACCTATGTTATCATCATATATCGCCTCAAAAGCATTATCTATCTCATCTATGGTAATGCCATCTAATGCCACCCATACCTTTGTAGGAAAGATGATAGGGTCGAACTCATATATCTTACTCATTGCCCGCCCTCTTCTTTCTCTAACTCGTTCTCTCTCTCAAGCCATGCAGATATGCTTACGCCATTCTTGACCTTTATCTGCACGTCACTATCCTCTATGCCCCTTTGGATATTCCTAAACTGAGGGTCATGGTGGTAAAGGAAGTTAGCAAGTGCTTGCATGTTTGGTGCTGTCTCTTGCTCTGACTCGGTGATATCCTCTATGCGGTTATTCTTGTCAGCAACGCCATTGACAACATTGTACCTCATACGTACAACCTTGCCTTTCACCTTAATGCCTCCGAGGGCTGCTTTGAGGTATCTACCCCTTACAATTCCTAGTACTCGAGAACGTCCGTGTGCTAACTCTTCGGAGATACGAGCACCCCTTTTTGCGTTCTCTTCATCATTCCATCCTTTGTATTTACCCGCTTTCATTTCTGAAAATGTAGTGGGCGTTAATCCCGCAACCCCTAGACTATCACCTAGAGCATATGCAATTTCCCCATCTTGGAGACCTTGCATAGCGAGGGCATATATCTCTTTGTAGAAGTCCTCGCTATCATAGTCGAACTTTGGTTTTGCCATCTTGTTTGTATTTTACTTGAATTATATATTGTTTGTAATATCTTTTCTTTTCTCTTTTTATTCGTTTGACATCATTTTGTAATGTTTTCTCGGGTGTTTGTAAAGTTGCTTTACTTTTCAGAAAAATCCATGTAAAGATATTTCTTTTATCCCGAGATAGCTGCTTTTGCAGCGGTATTGGGTGTGTACGTCTGTGATTGTCGTGCAGCCACCTCATAGTTTACGGTGTTTCCTATTACCTTGGTGAGTACTGCACCACTATCATTAGTAAGGGCTTCATTGGGTCTAATGCTGTCTGCCCTACCTACTGCCCTTAGATAGTTAGCCTCTATGGTTCTGATACGCTGCTGCCTTTGTCTGTTGCCTCTTGCAGCCGCTACTAACCGCCTTGCAGTCTCCCTTATATTCTCAGCAGTTCTATACGTGCTGTTGTTGCCATCAAGTGGGCTTGTGCTATTGTAAAATGATGGATTCTTTAATCTTTTGACTCTGCTTCCCTCCTATTTATCCGTTACTACTACCTTTTGCAGCTAGTGGTGCGTACTTGTCACCGATACGAGCACCATAAGATACCTTGATGTTTGCCCTACGAGACCAATCCACGCTCTGCAAGCGGTCGTTGATATTGTTTCTATACTCTTGTGCGATACGTGAGATACTTGCTAGACGTGTGCCCCTAGCTGTATTCGACATACGGGCTGCTTGCTCGTTGATATCGCCTATAGACTTTGCCATTGGTTCTCTCCGTCTGACTCTGTACCCTCCTATCCGTTTGAATTTGATAAGGCATTGAGCATATTCGCTCTTGCTCTGCCTATTCTGTTATAGTTATCTTGCCCATACTGCCTTAGTAATGCATTCGCACGGCGATTAATGGCTCGTCCTACCATGGCTCTTCTTGCATATTGCCCCAAACCTCTTACATCACTAGTACGATATTCCAATGTTCTCTTACTTGCTCTGACTCAGCTTCCTCCTATCTGTTAGATAATCCCATTTGACATACTCTAATTAAAGATTGTTGGATGATAACGCAACTGTCCGTTAGCGAAATGCTTCTTGGTCTTACCATTGCTCTCCAATTCGACAATGCCCTACCGAAATACATTTTTAACCATTACTCAATCCCATATACGAGCTACGTGCAAACTGCAGTCTGTTGGCTCTGCCCATATTGCGCATATACTCATCTGTGTTGTCCTCAGCCGACACGTTGCCACGAGCCGCCTTATAGCTTGATTTGTTACGTATGTTGCTTACGTACCTCATAGCTGCTTGGAAAGCTCTATCCAAACGTTCCCCGTCTGTCCTAGCCGCTATGCGGTTGTACTGACGTGTTATATCACTTACTGACTTTGTTCTTCTGACCCGACACTAACCATTACTCATACCCATATAGGTACTACGTGAATACTTTCTGTTGTCTATCTCATTAATATTACCATTGCCACGAAGTGCATTTCTGTATGCGCTCGAATAGCTTGGTGTGTTCTGAATGTTATTCAGATACCTAAGAAACGTTCTTCCTATGCGGTCTTGTCTCTGAGGATTACCCTCTGAGCGTTCCCACAAAGCTTGCGCTTGGTCAAGTATATCATTCTTACTCTTATTTCTTCTGACTCGGCTTTATCCGTTTGTAAGACCCATATAGGTAGAGCGTGAATACTTTCTGTTGTAAGCACCCTCACCGCCTTTTCGAAAGCTGCGTTGGCGCATAATCCTATCGGTGTATCTGTCAGCCGCTATGTTAGCCGCTGCCACCCTAGAAGCCGTTGCTCGTGGATTGTTCTCTATCCTATCGGCTTGCTCTAAGATTTCTCCAAAACTCTTCCCTCTGACTCTTCTGTTACTTTTAATTGTTATTATACATCAAATGCTACGGCAGACACTCTAACGAGGGAAAGCCATAGCATATATTCCGTGTCGGGTTATCCCGCTGACAAGCCCATTGAATACGTGCCGTCTGCGTTCTGTCTGATGACATTGCCACCGCTACCCTCAAGACGACCTTCAACAACACGTGCCATGCCGTTATCAAGCCATGCTTGGATTACCCTAGGCGAAATGTTGTTCATACCCGTGCGAACATCATAGTCACGCTGACGGCGGTTAGAAAGCGACTTACGACCACTCTGTGACACAAGATTTCCATCCATATCACGATTGGTAAACGTCCATGTGCTACCGCCAGCCCTACGACCATCTGCAGACATCTTACCAGACCTTGTGCGGGTGATGGTCTGAATCTGCTGACCGCTGTTCCACGCTTGCTGCTGACCTTGCAACTCTGAAAGCTGATAGCCTCGAGAATTAACCAAAGGCTGTGCAGTACGTGCTCCACCAGTATAAGCGGAGTTTGCACCACGTCCATCAATACCCGCATTGATTCGGGCACGCTGCTGAGATACCGTATTGGTATTCGGATTGGTGCGATTTCGTTCTGTTCTTTTTCTTGGCATAGTTCTTCTATATTAATTATTAAACATTATCCTACCGCATTACCCATCTTTGCAGAATTGGACGAATTAGCTGATGAGCCACGATAGACTTCCCTTCCTAGCTCTGCATAGCGTTCACGATTGTAATCACGGATAAAGCGTCCGTGCGTTGCATTTGCTGCATTGGGGTTAGCTGCCGCACGTCTCTCTATCTCTCTCTGTATGTTGTCGATATAACGCTGACCGATGGCACTAAGCCGCTCTCTGTTCCTATACCACGTGTCCGTACCATAGGTGCTGCCCTCGATACGGGCTAACTGAGCCCTTACAGACTCGATAGAGCGACCTCTTCGGGTGCTACGCCTAGTATTGGCGTTCACCCTCGCATTGCCTAAGTATGATAAATTACCTTTTCTGACTCTGCAATCCTTTCTTTTGTTGCAAAGATAGGTATAATTCCGTATATAAGGAAAGTATTTCCATAATGAAAACGCACACTTTACAAATAGTGCCAAATGACATCATTAGAGCATACTCATTTAGCATTTTTCTCCTTATCTTTGCATTGGTAATTTTTCGGTTCAACAAATCTTTTTTCTGTATAGGGGGTTGTCCGTGAGGATAGCCCCTTATCGTATGCAAAAAAAGTGAGCCTACTTTCACAAGCAAGCCCACAATAAGACAATAATAAATAAATAACGTGTATAATTTTCTAGTCAATAAATTCTATCCTCTGTGAGAACTCTTCACCCTTGATAAAACGCATATCATCGGGATAGCCCGCACGTGCCATAAACTCTTGCTTCGACTTGAAGTCATCGAAAGAAAGCATGATGTACGCCTCTTGGTTCATGGCGTTCTCGATGGCTTGGGTCTTAACTTGCTCCTTGACATCTTTCATGTGCTGCTTCTTCTCTTCGTAGCTCTTCTGCTCATTCTTCTCTATCTGAGCGTCCTGCATGGCATTGGCTTGCACTTGTGCCGCCTTGATAGCCTCACGCTGCTCACGCTGACGTTCTAAGTCCCGTTGGTGCTCTTCGTTGACTTGCGCCATCATATCGTCCAACTCTGAGGACAGCTTGTTCTCTTCCTCGGTCTGAAAAAAATAGTCAGTGCCAATCATGGATAGGTCAACTTCTGTAAGCCCCGCTTTCTTGTAATCCATGAATGGGATAATCTCAGCCAACTTCTGATAGTCAAACTTACCGCCTATCTGCGGGTTGTTCAGTGCCGTCAGCACCTCGAGCTCTTCCTTTTCATCGACATCAATAACCTCACAACGGAGCATATAATCCGTCTCGGGTTTCTCGGGTTCATACTTCTGCTGCTCATCGAGCAACGCCACCTTCTGATTACCGCCCACTAGAACATAGTCGTTACGCTTATTAACAATGATACCGCCTAAGATACCAAAGTTCTTCATAGACCGCCTTAACGCCTTTCTACCCTCATCGTCAATGGTACGTGGGTTACGTGGGTGAAAATGTATCTGTGAGCGTTTGAGCTCTTGTATCTCACTATTTGCAAAAAACTTACTTAACTCCATAATCTTATTTTTCTGCAAAGATAAACAGAAAATGTTTATTCAGCGCATTATTTGTACCACAATAGCATACTCTTTTGAAAGTGTATCAAATCAATTTGTATGTGCGTTACTACTTATGCCGAAAAACGTTACTACTTGCGTTACTACTTATGCAATCATGCCACAAATAAGAGAAAAACACACTATTTGATAACACAAGCGTTACTACTTATGCCCCATGGCGTTACTACTTGCGTTACTAAAAAAAGAGAACGAGCGCAATTTTGCGCCCGTCCACGAAATGCAAATTATCAAAAATAGCGTCTAACCCTTCTTGTCTGTCTTGAGGCTCTTTGTCTCATCCATTATCTGCTCTGCGGTTATGTAAGTCTCACCGCCACAGATTTGCTCATAATCTTTCTTACTCATAGCTGTATATTTTAAAAGTTATGCAAAGATAATCATTTATATTTATATAAACAAGCTTTTTGCTAATTATTTCACCGCCTTTAACTTTATTTAATCTTTCTACGGGTAAAAGTCATGCCATTATCCTTTGCGAACTTCTTGATGACAGAGAATTGTATGCCTACATTGGCTCTGTCGCTTATCTCTTGCGCCCTCTGCCTTGTCAAATTTCCTTGTCTCTTTGCATTTGCAGCCGTACTAAACGCATAAGCGTTCATTCTGCTCGAATAGGTCGCATCAAGCATATTGAGCTCAGAGAATATCTTCTGCTTGTCCCCCCAACCGCCTTTCGGTCTGCGGATAGAGTATGTATAGGTCGGTGTTACGGCTCTCACTTCTTTTTGGTCGTACTTCACAGCGTTCCTAATATCTTGTGGTGAGAATGGTACGCCTATTCTACCCGCCATCGTGCCATGGAGTCCAGAATTTGCACCCTCTGTCGGATGGTTGTGTGTAAGGATAGCGTCCTTTGTCTTAGCCAAATCACGAATTAAGAACTTAGCACTACTAGCATTTCCGCTTACCGACTCTGCGATAATCTCACCATTAGACCCCACAACATACCCTTTTTCAGTCTTGCGGTTGCGTATCTTAGCCTCTAGTTGGCTCACCTTGAAAGCCTCTTGTCTGTTCATGCCGCTTTCGGTATCGTGAAGATAGCTTCTATCTGTCTTACGTGCCGCCCTTCCTATCGTCTGTATTCCTTCACCCATATCTTAACCAATACTTTTAAATTAAACTTTTTGCAAAGATAAACAAAAATCCCCCGTAATCCACATGGAAACGAGGGATAATCCGTTACATAACAAAAAGTGTGTCTATTTTGCCTTTTTTATAGCCGTAGAAAGCATTTCTACCTCTCGTACGATACCTTGTGCTATCAGCTCTCTGTTCTTGCCGTACGGCTTTGATTTGCCCGTCTTGTACTTTCTCATCAATGACGGGGTAATGCCTATCCTTTCCGCAAACGCTGATGCATTGATATAAGGGAAAGACTCGAAAAACTCTTTTATATCCATTTCTCTTTCCTTTCTTTAAATCGTTTCAACACTTCTTGACACCAATCTTTATCTGTAAATCTCTTCGTCTTTCCTTGTTCCAAGTTCTCTGCCCAAAAATCAAGGAAAGCATTTAATATTATTTCCACATCTTCCAAAGTCAGCTCCAAGTCTTTCTCTGCTTGATGGTAGCCTTCGATATATTCTGCGCAAACACCTTTAAGGTGCTTTTCTATCCATTCTTTGCTTGCACCCTCATGCACGGGGAATCTCTCTAATGCTCTTTCTGTGGCTTTATTCATCTTCTTTTTCTTTTACGTTTATTCAATAATTCAATACCATAATTCTTTGGTGTCCTTTTTTGGCTGCAGCATGCGGCGTACACATCAGCACCAAACGATTTTGCTTCTACACCGTATTGCTCTTTGAGTACTTTCGCTATATCTTGCAGCTCTTTCATATCAGTCTCCAATAACGTTTCCGCTATCTTTCTTATATCAGCCATATAACATATTATTCTCCTTTATGTGATTTTATATATTCTAATAACTCTTGACCAGCTTTATCAAACTTCTCTTTCTCTTCTTTGCTTAGTGGCTTGTAAACCATCTTAATTTTATACGTATCATCCACCTCTATCACTTCAAGATTGTTGATGAAATGTTTTAATATACCAAGATAAGTTGCAGCACCTAAATTGAATTCATTACTATTTTTGTAATTCCGATTCTCCAATCTTTCTATCTCAGCCAATAAAGCATCTTTGCTAATATAATTTGCCATAATCTATTTATTTTGTTGTTGTCTCACAATAACCTCTTACGCCCTCGATGTAGTCGCTACCTACGGCAGAGAACCGCATACCACGCTCAAAGAAATGTGTGGCAATACCATTAAATGTATCGAACGGAATATCATTACCCGCATTATGGATAGTTTTCCATCCATCTACTATTTCTTTTTCCAAGTCCACCCCTTTCACTTCAAGGGTGTCTATGAAAGAGAGAATGTTTAAATCCTCTTCAACCATACCAAAATACTGAGGTAGCGTCTGCTTTCCACTATTCTCATCCATTCTTCCTTTTATCCACGCTACTAAAACGTCTTTATCTATATACTTTCCCATAATCTATTCTCCTTTCTTTTATTTAAGTAATGGTTGAAATATCCAATACATTATTAATCCTACTATACTGATAATAAGACACATTCCATCTAAAAACAAAGTAAACTTAGTAATTTCAAGCATTTTAACATTACGGAAATATCGCCAAGACAAATTACTTTTCTTATATCTATACCATTCAATAAAGAAAAGTATTATATGTAGCACAAGCCACACGATACTAAATCTAAATAGTACACTTTCCATAACTTACTCTCCTTTCTGTGCTTTAAGCCCAAGTTCGAAGAAATGTTCTGCAAACTTGATTATCTCATCACCACCTTTTAATGTAAGGTTACAATATTTCCAATTAGGTTCTAAAGCCAATCTTTTTCTACCATCATGTGTATAAATGTAGGCATCAATGGCTTTCTCCAAGTCCACCTCTTTCACCTCAAGGGTGTCGAGCAATTCAATCACTTCATTATATGCTTCTACCTTATATTTAGCCTCTGTAGAACTTCCATAACTCCATTCATTTTTTCTTTTCTCTATTTTCGCTAATAAAGCGTCTAATTCAATGTATCGTGCCATAACTATTGTTTCTTAAAATTCGACATACCTTTGTGTGATTTCTCAAACTCTTCTTGTAGCATTGCTAGACGAAATAACTCTCTAAAACCGAGATTACCATATTGTTCTTTATAGTTTATCTGCAAATCTTTTAGCTTGTCTTCAAATAATATACAATCACTTGCTTTAGTGAGGTCTATACCATTAGCGTACATCGACAATGCTTGAATATCATTCCAAGGCAACCATACCTCGTGACTAAGATAGTAATCAGTAGCTTCTTTGTATTTGCCGTTGTTTAACAGAGTTACCATTTCAATTTTATCATTCCATTCCATACCTTACTCTCCTTTCTTTTCTTTAAGCCCAAGATTTTCCATTCTATATTTCTCATCATGGGTTAATTTAAATAGCCCAACGCTATGCAACTCTTTAATTGCTTTTCTCAGCCTTGCGGCAACCATTGGCTTATTATGCGCAAGATTACTTGTGTGGGTGAAATCAAGGTACTCGTATGCCTCTGCCATATTCTCGCTAATACTACTTACGTCCACCTCTTTTGCCTCGAGTGTGTCAAGGTGTTCTAATAATTGTTTATAGCAAACCTTTCTTACCATGCTTGCGTTCTCACACAAATAAGTTTCCTTTGCCCACGCTAATAAAGCGTCTTTGTCTATCAAATGTGCCATAATCTCACTTTTTTATGTACTTTTCTATATACCGACAAATCATATCCCAATCGCCCATATCAAATGCAACGTTTATGTTTTTACACTCACCATTTGATAGACACATCTTACCTTGTGGTCGATTGTTATCAAGATAAGCCATCAGTGCCATAGCAAGTACTCTTTTGATTCTGTTATAATCCTCATCACAACGGAAATACCTTACCATACCACGAATATTACCATCTTGTCCTATACCATATTCTTGTTTTCTGTAATTTTCTTGCAAGAATATCTTTTGTGGAGTTTTTGTTTTATCTGTCATCATATCATATACTTTTTAAATTCATTTGCTCTGCTTTGCCAAACTACCCTCTTAATATTTCTAATAATTCTTCTGCTCGCTCTCTGTCACCAAATCCTTTGATGTCAACCCACTTGTCTGTAAAGAACCCCTCTTCGAGTTTCTGAACAAAGTAGCCGTCATAAGGAATACAGCCACCATTAACATAACACGGGTATCTGTGTTCAATTCTATACTTTGCCATACTTCACTTTATATAAATGATTATTTCGTTTGGCTTATCAGAGCATATAACTCTGCCACATACTATTCCATTTACAAACTCTCTCTTAAAAGGGCTTTCCAACCAAGAACGGTCGAAAATAATATCACCTTTTTGTGGGATTTCACCTTGCCAATTCTCCCACCTTCCAATCTCGTAGGATGTTCTAGTCTGAAATATAATTGTCATATCTTACTCTTCTGTCGTTGTTTTATAGAAATCGTTGATAGTCACTTCGAGGTTGCGATATTTCAAGCCATCCATTGACTCTACCGCCTTTTTCTCTGCTTCTTTCTTTATGTCCTTTTTGTGGCAGTAAAAACGCTCTGCTTCAATATCTCTGTCTGAAATCCATTCGCCGCTCTCTTCCTCAAGCCACTCGTAAGTCCACGAATAACTTACCCACCAAGCATAATCACGTCCTACTTTCATACTCTACTCTCCTTTCATATACTTTCCCATGTTCTCCACAAAACTCTCAATATCTCCACATTCAATACAACCTTCATTAAGTTGCTTGTATATGTATTCTTTTGCCATTTCTATAATGGTGTCGGTGCGAGCGTACTCTGTAAGTCCGCTTTTGTTAGGCTTGCCGAAATATACACTTTTCGTGTCAAGCCATATCTTATTCGGTAATTCTTTTTTCTCCATATCTTACTCTCCTTTCATGTACTTTTTAAATTCATCAACATTGATAGTGTATTCGCCACAACCTAGAGTTGCTCTTGCGCCGTGTTTCAAGACTTGCTTTTGATTGTAATTATACAAGAACTGTGCTGCCTTTTTAATAAAGGCATCAGTTCTAACATATTCGATTGCACCCGTTCTATAAGGTGCTTCATACCAACAAATAGATAAATCATTAGGATTTTCGTCATTTGGTAGAATGTATATCTCCTCTGGTGCTTTTAATTCTTCCATAATCTTATCTTTTAAAGTTCAATTTCTTTTTTGATACCACACATGCGCATAGCGTTTTGAAATTGATGAATGTATTTGCATACGACAATAGTAACACCATTGCCCAAACCATCAAACATTGATATTTTTTGATATATACCTATTTTGTCAACGATTACTTCTATATGAAAGCCTTCTATGTCTTGAACATAGGTCATATGCAACTCTCCATCAAATATAATTCTAAACCCATTCTTTTCAAGAATCTCGGGCGCAAGTGGGATAGGCTCTACATTACTTGCATTTACCCACACATCTTCTCTTTCGCCCCAACCCACTTCGTTACTACCGCCTTTATCGTAGAGCGATGTAACCTTTATAATCTGACCACGATAATTAACGTAGTCCCCCATTTGAAGTTCTGTTACTCTCATAGTTCAATCTCTTTATTAATTCTACAAATACGCATAGCCTGTTGTAGCTCATGGACGAATTTGAATTTCTTTTCCACGTTACATATCAAAGAGAACCCTTTCGATGTGTATAGAACCATACGAAAATCTTTGTACCACCAAGACTCACCATCACGGAGAAGCCCATTCTTTTTGAGCACATCTGGTGTAAGCTGTATCGGCTCAAGATAATCGAGCCACACGCCGCCTTGCACATTATCGGTATCACCCAAAGCAACACACGTTGCGTACCCCTTTAATTCGTGAAACGTCCTATCAGCATCAATGCCACGTATCACGACAATCGTACCTTTTTTAAAACTCACGTCCTTGTTCACTCGGAAAAAGTCGCCCACCATCAACTCACTTGCAATCATAACTTTTTAAACTTTTCGTTCAAGAATTGGATATACCACGTTCTGTTCCGTGACCTTCTAAAGCTAACCTCAGCCAATATCATATCTCGCCGACAATAGGCAAGCCACTTCTTAGCTTCATCAAAGTCGAAAGACGCATACAACGCCTTTTCTTGCCTTAGCTTTTTGCGGTAGCCTACACGATAGAACAGCCTATCTTCAAAATCTATCACCACCAAGCCGTATATCTTGTTGGCACGTCTGCGGAGTTTCTTTAACAACCTTACTTTCATAACTCTAACCTTTTAATTTCTTCAACTTTTGATATAATGAATCCAATACAGCATTTTTGCTCTCTTCGGCGGCTGCTGCAAGATACTCTATCTGCTCGTCACTCGGTTGGAGAGATTTAAGCAAACTATCAAAACTTTCATATCCTTCTGCATGAAGAAAATTGAGAAGTTCATCCTCTTCGTCATGCTTCCGCCTCTCTTCCAAATGTTCAGCCACAAAATCTGCATAGTTCTTAGCCACACCACGTATAGCTGCCCTTCCGTGAGAAACATTGCCACTTGTTAGTTTCTCACTTCTTTCCATAATGTCCTTAAACCATGAAAGACAAAGCTCTAAGACTTCTTTATCTGTTTTCATCATAGTTATATAACTTTAGCAATTGTTCTTTCAAATCCTTAAACAGATTGTAAAAATAATCGTTTTCTTTTGGACTTTCACTTGAAGCCATAAGATTTACCACATAGTTCAATGCGTGTATCTGCTCGTTAGTCGGCTTCCAAATGGTCTGAGGATAATATTTATCTCTTATGCTGCGTAACGCATCTGCCATATCTTCATTGTCAGTATTATCAAGATGACAAGCGATTGATTCTATTTCATTATAGTCCTCGTCACTCCAAGGCTTTGGCTCAACAAGTTCCCATCCATCTTGGTCTTGAATATCAAAGTTTGTAGTATCGCCATAATAGCAAGTATTATCAATACTCTCTATGGTGCATTCAAACCCATCAATAATTGATTTCACTTTATCACCAACCTTAAACTTTGGCTCAACCTCAGTAGGCTTCTGTACTAAACGAAGATAAGGATTGTCAAAAGAGAAGTGAATAACAGCTTTATCTCCCATTTTTTCCTTACCTCGATACTCACATATATAGCATTCTTTATCCATATATACAATCTCGTAGATAGGCTCTCCTTTATAATTTGTGTTCTTTACATAGTCACCAATTTTGTACTTGGGTATATATTTATGCTCACCTTGAACTTCAGTAGGCTTTGCCACCCTTTTAAGCTGTGACAGATTGATAAGTACACCATCTTCATTGCGTGTCACCTCGTCACCAATTTGGATAGAGTCACGGAACTTTTTGTGCGCACCTTGCGTTTCAAGCCATGCAATATATTCTTGTTTAAAGCCACCACGACTTTTGACAAATTCAATAAGTTCTTTCCTAATTCTCTCGTCCTTGCTCTCTTCTTTTGGCAAATTCCTCAGTTCTTCGATTGGCAAATAATAAGCATCTTTAGCTACAATTACCCCAGCGTTTGAACCTACTTTTGGTGGAATAGTGCCGTCATTTCTCATCAAGAGTGCATCACAAGGTAATTCCTCTCCCTTTGCTATTCTTCTCCATTGTATTTTATTTGTTTCCATAACTTACTCCTCCCTTAGTTTCTTTAATTGCTTTTCTAATTCTACAAGTATCTCTGACAATGTTGGGTGCTCGTCAAAATCATCAACGACAAAAGACCTTGCAAGTCTTACTGCCTTAATCTGCTCATCACTCGGCTTCCATCTATTCTGAGGTCTGAGGGATTTGAGCTTATTTTTGAGCCATTTGATTTCATCTTCTATCCTGTCAGGTATATACTCATTCCAAGGATTCACGAGGTCTTTAATTATATCACTAAGGAACTTTTCATCCTCTTCACTCCAAGGCTTCTGCTCATAGAGTTTCTTAACGGCACTGATAGCGCATTCGTGCTCTAAAATGCCGTCATCAGTCTGATAGCCATCAACCTTGCCACGAGTTCTTTCCAAAATGGAAATAGCATGCCACAGTCCGTCAATACCATAGTCTTCACCATTAGGTAAATCAGTAGGCTTCTTCTCACCTTGCTTTTCAATCCAAGCAAGTAGTTTTTCTTCACTTATTTCTTGTCCTTGATACTTTATGCCATACTTATCACAAGCACATTTTACTATATGTATAAGCGTTTTTCTTATCTTCTCGCTCTCATCTATTTTGAGTTCTGGAGCTACAGCATCAAGTACAGAGTTAAAAGTATATACCCCTTTCTCTTCTCTTGCCTTATTTAGCCTTTTAACGAGGTCTTTGTATTTCTCTTCGTAAGTTTCCATAATCACGATTATTTTAATTTACCAACTAACTTTAGCTTTGCACTCTGTTTTTGAGTTCTTTGAGCCAATTTGCACATTCTTTAGCACCGCTATCTTGAACCATGCAATTCTCACAGAATGTAATAAGTCGGTTTATATAACACTCATCCTCGTCACTCCACTCTTTTGTGGTTGTACGATTTGCTTCACTACCAATACGGGATTTGAGCCAATTAATGACTTCTTTTGCTGTTGTGTGGCATACATATTCTAATCGCCCTCTATCAAGCGCATTAGTGATTGTATTTAACATTTTCTCGTCCTCGTCACTCAATGGCTTATTCTCACCTTTCTTGATAACAACCTTGTTACCATCTATTTCAGCGTGGAAGCCGTTGTGGATAAAATATGTTTCCTCTTGCAATTCGCTATCCTTTGCGCCAAAGGCAATTTCGGCATCAAGCCCAACATCATTAAGATGCTTGAGTTCTGCCCAATCCTTTTCCCTCTGCTCTTTCGGAGTGTTGGCAAAATAATCCTTCAGTATAGCCACGAGGTCTATATGCTTCTGCTCACTCATTTTTTCGATTATTTCATCAATATCATTAAGAGAAAACATTTTTGTAGTTTCATCAGAATAATTAGGCTCATGTCTGTTACCACTTGCCTGCTGATATACCTCTAAACGCATATTTTTCCATGTTTCAACAATGTTCTTATTAGGCTTCTGCTCACCTTGCTTTTCGCGCCAATAAAGTTCATGCACTCTATCGTGTAAACTTTCAAGCTGCTCATACAAATCCTTATCTTTTTGCAAATTCTTTGCTGCTACCATTGCAAATTGTAATGCAAGAACATCGTCAAATGTAAACTTAGGTAGGCTAATATTTTCGCCTTGCTTTTCAAGCCATTCAATACATTTGTTCACAGCATTAGGTGTTTCATAAAAGCCTTTATCTCTTGCTATCTGTAAAAGTGAGATTGTACTTTTTCTCAACTTCTCGTCCTCGCTGCCTCCAAGCTCGGGGAAATACTTTGCGGCTTGCTCTACTGAGATAACACCATCAGTAAGCATAAGCCTTACAATACCTATTGCGTTCAAATCTTTGTAATCCATATCTGTATTCTTTTTGTTATTATTTAAATCATTTCACCACCGCCATAGAAAAAAGACTTCATATCATCATAATCTTCTGCATAGCGTGTATTTTTGTTCTTATTTCGTGATTTTTTTCTTGTTTCACGGAAGATTTTTCTCTCTTCGTCAGTCATCTTGAAATTCGTCTCTCTCTCAGCCCACGCTATATATGAAGGGTCTTTTTCGCATATCTCAATCACATATTTGCCTTTGTACTTGCCATAGTCGAATTTTCTTTTAGTGGCTGTATTTGGGCGAAAATCGCCATCAATAAAGTTTTTATTCAGCTCGATAATCTCAGCCAAAGATACACATACGTTAGTAACGAATCCGTCTTTGATAAAGACTAGCGTAAATTGGTTATCACTAAATTTAGCTTTGGTTATATCATTAAAGCTGAAATAGCTGGCTGTTTGTGTTTCGATTATGTTTGTTTTCTTCAAACACTTCAACAAATCCTTCACATCAACGTTTATCGAAAATGAATTATATTCATCCCCAGACACAAATTCAGAATTACACTGAACATCATTGATGTTTTTGGAAATATAATTTTTAACCAACTCTATTAACTGCGTATTTTTTTTCATATTGACTTGTCTTTTTACTCACTTTTCAATCTTTTCAACTCAGCCTCGAGGAAATCAATCGTCTTCTGACGTGCATCCTCGATAAACGTAGATAACGTATTTACGTCTAATGTCGCTTCTAACATCACTGCAGACCTCGATGTTGTCATTGCTCTCAGCGCATTCATCAATTGTGCTTGCACCACAGAAAGATAGCCGACAACGATAGAATTGATAGCCGCCACAGCCGTTTCCAAGTCCTCAAAGTGTGCCTCTTGCCACATTTCTTTCTTCTCTGACGTAACGATACGCCTTACGACCTTGCCAACGGAAGAGTCAAAATTCGTTTTCACTTGTATCTCGCACAGATAGTTGCCATACACGTCAGACAATGTGTATTTCTCACCACGAAATGCACATCTATCATGCTTAAAGCCTAATGATGTCAGATAGTCGTATGCAGCACATTCTATATTATAATTCTTTCTATGTGAGGGGTCGTACACGTCAGCCGCAAACGGCAGTGTGGCATTGTACTTATCCATAGCCTCAATCAAAGCCTCTTTGCTCTCGTAACGCTCATCACGGAACACGTACTTATTGCCCTCGTTTGATAAGTAGAACTTACCGATATACATTGCGTTCGCCCTCTTACACTCACGCTTGTAATCGTAGAGTAGATACCCGCCATCCCAAGGAATGATAAGATACTGCTCACCGAAAGCCTTTATCATCGGGTGCTTTATTGTTGCTGCAAAAGCCTCACCCTCATCTTTTCTAGGGCGTCCTCTCTGTGCCATAATCTCTTTTCTTTTTATTTATTAACACCTACTTATCTAAATCAACAACCTTTGAAGCGCAATAATGCTTGAAGAAAAAGTCTGTATGTATGAACCGCCCCATTATGATAGGCTCACCACTATACGACCAATCCATATAACAAAGCGTATCGCCGCTCTCAGTCTCTACAATAGCAAACACATTGATTAGCATGCCATCGCTTTTATCTAAAAGCTTCTGTAAGTCCTTTGACACGTAAATCTTCTTGCTGTCTTCTGCTTTAAAGACAAACGACTTTGCTCTCTCTTTATCCATAACTCTTGTACAGTTTTTAACGTGTGTCTCACGCTCTAAATAAATTTGACGATGCAAAGATAAGTAAATTATCCTACACCGCCAAACAAAACAGCAACAAAAATGTATTTGTTTACACTATTTAACCTTTCACCACAACCGCTTAACAAAATTACACATTCTATGCGATTTGGTGGGCTTCTTACATATCGTCCAAGTCTTGCTCCAACTTCTTTTTCCTCGTCTCCAATGACTGAGTGCGTAACTTGATAGCGTTCATAATGCTTTCATGTACCAATCCAGCAAGGTTGCAGCTATTTTTCATGACATAGACAATACGCTCCGCATATTCAACACTGTTAGGCTTCTTACTTATTTCACCAAGATGGTTCTTAAAGTCTTGCAGTTCCGCAATCTCTTTGTTTGTCTTTTCAAGACTTTCAATAAGTTTCTTAACTTCGATAGCTTTACTTATTTTCATTTTCTTTATCTTTTTTATAGTGATACTCTAATAATACTCTCTGACACAAGGGAAACGTCTGATATATCTTCTGTAAGTCTTGCGGATAATTGGTCTCAAGCCATAGTAGGCAATCGACATTAAAGCCTATGCCGTTGGATGCCTTTCCGACCTTTGCCCCGTCTCCGCTAGTAGCAAGCGAATACATAACGGGTTCGGGGAGATTATGCATCTTCATATAGCTGAGTATTTGCTTTTGCGAAAACTCCGCACACGGGTAGGCTTGATAGTTATCTGTGTAATGGTTCTCCTTAAAGCGGGTAATCATAAGGTTGCGGTTCATGCCGTCAGCCTTCTTCATGCCTAGGAACACCCATTGCGTGTTGTATTTCAGCCGCAGAGCCTTGATGACATCAGCAAGCTTCAGCAACTTTTGGTTTGGGTGTGGCGTACAATACAATCCGCTTCTTAGTATATACGTCAGATTCCAATGCGGCACTTCCAAGAACTCCACATTCGGGTATTTGGCTTTCACCCAATTTATCCATCTGTCTATATGCTCTAAGCCTTGAACGAAATACAAAAACACACATATCACCTTCTTGAACCTCGGATATATTAAATCTAACGTTACTATAGAATCCTTTCCGAGCGAACACATGAGGATGCACGTATCAGTCTGACTAGCCACGTAGTCGATACAATCATTAGCCGCTATCAGCGGATTACTTCTTATCTTCTTTGCCATATATTAAAGTATATCTTCGTCTTCAATCTCTTCATTCTCGTTGTACCACTCACAATCATTAGGCTTGAAATAATCTTCTACCCTACAACCTTTAAAGCAGAAATTATTCTCGCTTTCATATCTTTCACACATCACACAACAATGCTTTGGGATAGGGTACACCTCATAGATATCTGTTTTCAGATACGGCTTCTTCCGCCCTTTTAACTTATCACAAAAAGTATATTTCGGTGCATTGTTCTTTGTGATATAATGCGAATCAGCACCATCTATTACCTCTTCTAACGGCTTGTAATAAAACGCAAACGAGCCCGTTACCAACTCTTTTACCTTTACAACCTCAGCCATACGACCACCATCATGCGAATTGCCGATAAATATCTTGTCACCTACTTTGGCATTTCCGAACCAATAGAACCCTTCTGTGCGTTCATGTGGGTGTATTATTGCCACACACCGCTTTCTATCTACCCACCCGTCATTACAACGATAGGCTTTAACGCCTAGAGCCATCAGCTTATCATGGAACTCTGAGCACGTCCTATTAAACTCGTTGGTAATATCCACCATCATACCAACCAAGTTGCTGTCATTGACAACGACACTGCCGCCATTGCCTAAATCTATCTTCTTGCCGATAGACCCATCTTCATTAACATAAAGTGGGAACTTACCGCCTTTCAACCTCTCTTCCATTACTCATCAACCTTAGCGTATTTGACAATATCAAGGAAGTTGTTTATTCGTGACACAACAGAATCTATCTTGCCATAGGCATTAGAATACCTCCTTAATGCCGTCCTCATAGCCCCATCCTCAGAACAAGCCCCTACAGCCTTTTCTACAATCCCTATCCTATCTTTAATGGACTGCATACGCTCCAAAGCCTTCTCGAGCTGCTTCATGGCAATATCCATCATGTTTTTGTCAACGCTGAATGTAACCAAAGGCGGAATATCTTCCATCTTATCCGTATCAGACAAGGCTTGTATTAGTAACTTGTTCTGTCTTTGGGCTGTATCAAGCTGCTGCTGCAAGCCATCTGTCACATCCCTAACAACAGCATCCCTACTAGACTGCATTTCTTGCAGATTGATAGCTAGGGCTTTATTTTTCCTAACTGCCGCCTCATATTGGCTACGAACAACAGAAATACGTTTCTGCAATCGCTCTTTGTCCTCTTTGAGCTCGCTGTTCTCTCTCTCCAACACCTCAGCATGCCTCCGTGCCTTTTCAACTTGCTCGTTAATTCTTCGGTAGTCCTTGATGATGTACTTCATTCGCACCTCATAAGGAAGTTCGTCTTGTGGTCTGCCCATAATAAATTGTTTGTGCCCATGTGGGCGGTTAATAAATACCTTGTATAATACGCATCACTTCTGCCGTGCTGATATTCGCTCTCATAGCCTCATGGCGGATGAAACGCTTGAAATCAGCATACACCTCTTCATCGGAAATCGTCTGTTTCATTTCTTATATCTCATCTTTAATCCAAAACTCTCTACAAAAGCCGCAACCTCTGTAACACACGCCTTGCCGAAATTGTGCCACATCATCATATCCATAATGGTATATTGTATGATATCACCCAACGTGGTAATGCCGTTACTTGTAAAGACGTTCCACACACGCCTCGAGAACTCGCTTTCTCTGAGCTTACGTTTGAGGATAGCACCCTCTTTAAGCCTTACCCTTATATCCTCGTTACGCTTTTCTTCTGCAGCGTTCTCTACGCCCTTGTAGTAGAAATCCATAAGGTACTTCACGAGCTCTTTGCGGAAATCATCAGCTATCGAGGCAGCAACGGTCTCAGCCATATCCCTTACCTTACCTATGCTTTCTTTGCTCTTTTCGTCCATTTTTCAATCAGTTTATCCATTACAGCCTTAGCATCGAACCCTTTTATCTGCGACAGCTCACCGAACTTACAAAGGTCATCAAAGATAGCTTTCGCAATCTTCACACCCTCAGCATGTGCAAAGAACTTGTCGGCAGCATCTAGGAAATCGACTTCTGCCGTCTGCTCACCGATACGCTTGAAGGCATCTGTATCACTCTGTTTGACATACCCCATATCAATGATAACCTCTGTTAGCAAAATACGCATACTCACGCCGAACTCGAGCTTTTTGCTCGACACACCCGACATGGCAGACACTTGCTTTATCTCATGGAGCACATCATTAGCAAAGTCCTTTGAGTGCGCTAAACGCTCTCTCTTAACCTCGTACGGCTCGAATATATGGTTGTCATAGACCTCTCTGAGTTTCTTTGTCTCTCTCAACTGCTTATTATTCAGCTCTCGGTCTGTGAGATAGGTACGTATCTCGATGATTGGAGCGTCCTTCAACATCACACCACGCCCGATAGAGGCTGGCAGACGGACATCAACCTTTACACGCCCTTGCTCGTCAACACCGTTATAACCGAACATATAACCCGATATCACCTCGCAAAAACGCTGTACCATCCAACGGGAACGCATCTCTACACCCAATCGCTGACAGAACCGCAAGAAGAAATGGTTGGTGAAATGTATCACACATTTGTCGTCATTTTTGAAATCGTACATGTTACGACCCACAATGAAAGCACCGACAGACCCGTACGTCTCATAGTAACAGAACGCTACGGGCATAGTGTTGACACTACCCGCATCTTTGTAGTATTGGCAGCACTCGAAGACCATCCATCTGTTACCCTTCGGAGAGATATACTCTACGATATCAGAAATCTGTGTTTTCTTTGACTGCCGACATTGGAAAAGGAGCTTGTCACGCATAGCCTCATAGCCTTTGTCGCCATGATACTTCTTTCTCAGCCAAAAGAAGGCTTTCTGCTCTTCTTCGGTCAACTCGCTTACTATCTGCTTATGTGGTGTTAAGATGCTAATCATAATGTTATTTTTTATTTATTACCCGTATGACCGAAACCGCCATCGTTGCGCTCTGTATCATCAAGGACATCAACGGTTAAGAACTCTGCCTTCTCGTGCTTTGCGATAACCATCTGAGCGATACGCTCACCATTCTCAATAACGAAATCCTCGCTAGACAGATTGACGAGTATCACGCCTATCTCACCTCTATAATCGGCATCGATGGTGCCGGGGGCATTAAGAACGGTGATACCTTTCTTTAAAGCCAACCCGCTACGTGGGCGCACCTGTGCCTCGTAACCCTTTGGCAAAGCGATAAACAATCCCGTTGGAACAAGCTTGCGCTCTAACGGCTTCAACACAATGGGCTCACTATTGTTTGCCCTCAAATCCATGCCTGCGCTCTGTGCTGTGGCATACGTGGGGAGCGGTTGCCCACCCTTATTCACTACTCTTACTTTTAGCATTATCTTTTTCTTTTAAACACTTCTTATAACCTTCAAGGAAGCCCAACGTCATGATGTGCTTCTCATAATCGGAGAATATAACGCCTATCGCATGCTGTTGCTGCAGCGCATACTCTTCTATAACCCATTTAGCATTGTCGTAATTCATAATACAATCTTCTCACCTAACTTATACACAACTTGCGCCTTCAGATACTCTTCACCGTCTTCGACATACGACACGAGTTCGCCATTCTCGTCCTCGAAAAGCTCTATCCACGCCTCTTCAATCTTGCATGTGTACGTATCATGCCCACAAGCAAACTGAACGATATCATAGTGCCTAGGTTGGAGCTCACCGTTCACCTCTCGCACATACCCGTCTTCGTCCAAATCACAATACTTCTTTTGTGTGTTCGGGCGAATCTCTCTCTTGTACTCAGTTACAAGTTTCTGTCTGATAGCCTCTAGTGACTGAGGCTTTGTTGCTAACTTTAATATATCCATTTTAACCACTTGTTAATCCTAACGTATTTCTGTTTACGCCACCTTTGGGCACTTCTTTGTTTCTTGCCTTAATCATAGCATCATAGCTCTTGTGGAGCTTTACCTTGTCACCATCTACAATAGCCATACTATTATGCTTGCTGATAACCTCACCAAGTGATTTTGGCAATACCATAGCAAAGACATCGGGACGTTCGCTGCCATCCCATCCTTCAGGAGCGTATTCGTCATTGAACTTCACCCTACCCGTTGCCTTTGCGCCATACCTAGCATACATACTAGCTAGCTTGTCACCATAGCAGTCAAGCTTCTTGCCACCAAGAGCAACAGCATAAGGAATTAGCTTACCTAGGCTATTTGAACCCTTGACACTAGAGAATACCGACACCACATCACCATTACGTTTGATAGCTAACCCCGCTTTGCCGTCTGAGGTAAGATACAAACGCATACGCCCATACTCTTTTTCTGTGTGTAAGTCCACCTTCCATCCGTGGGCATTAGCAGCCTTACCGCTTGCTATAGCAGCATGAAAAACCTTTGGCGACACTCTGTTAAGAGAAAGGTTGCTGTGCTTGATACCATTTCTCTCTAACTCAGAGTTTACACGGAGTGATACAGCCCTAGCGTAAATTTGTTCTCTTGTAAAACTACTCATCTTTCTTGTGACTCGGCTTACATAGTATAATAGTCAGCCCACTCTGTAGGGCTATCATAAGTCTTGTTTACATACTCAAGGTAGTTATCATCCATTTTGTCGATAACCGCACGTGCCTCTGTTTCACTATAAACAGACTCGCCCGTAGCTTCATTCTTTACGGCTATAAGAGCCTTATACAAACCCTCTTTTGTCATATTTAATAATTTATTTTGTTATAACCAATATTCTTTCACTTTTTCATTGTTCACTATCTGTTACGTGCCATTTGCCATCCAAATTCTCAGACAACCACTGACCTTTATAAGCCTTGGTAAACATCTTATCCGCCATAAGGGACGGACTGAGCAATACAACAATACCACCCTTTGCCGAACTTAACTTTTTCAGTCCTAGTACACAAGGCAGATTAAACAAGTCCTCTAGACTCTTGAACTCTATCTTTATGCTCTGTATATAACCTCTCTTCATTTTGCCTATTTTTAAGCCGCCTACGGGCTTTTACACCCGCAAGCGGTACGTTTTACCACTAATCATCTAAATCCTCGTCTGTGAGCCCGTAATCGGGGTCATGATGGTCGTAACCCGAAGGATTTGTTCTAAGCCATTCACTGAAATCCATAATCTTATGCAATGTTTATCGTGTTGCCCCCACGTCTAAATGTTTTTGCAAAGATACGCATTTATACTTTAATAAACAAGAATTTAGACAAGAAAGTTATCTGATTTAACTTTTATTCAGAATACGCTGCAATAATGTGCGTGATTTTAACTTTTCAATCTCGTCACGCAAATTTGCGACCTCTTCTAGCATCTTATCATTCTTAGCTCGGTATTTTTGGCATTTCTCTTCCAACAAGTTATTGTTATGCCTAAGAGTGTCATTCTCTCTCTTGAACTTCTCGATATGCTCGGATAGAAAGGAGACTTGTCCTTTTAGGTCTCGCACCGTCTTTTCAAGTGACTTGATGGCAGCATTATTATAGAGATTATCCATTATGTTGCCTCTTATGACTCTATTTGAGCCGCCTATACTTTCTACTTCTCTTTGTTTCATAGTTATTCTATTGCTTTAAAAAGAGAAAAGGGCACTAAGCCCCTTTCTTATAGGTTGGTATTAATTACTTCGCCCATGGCGAAATAGAAAAGTAGTGGTCGGTTCTTCTCACCTCGTGCCTCGAAAGCCGCAAGGTCATCGTCAAGCTCATGACAACCGAACTGCTCTTGTAGCATCTGAACATCTTCTTTGCAAAGAGCGATAACGCCGTTCTGAATGCACTCGCAATCCAAATGCCATGAATTGTTGTAGTTGTGGAAATGTACGCTGCGGACAATACGCAAAGGAGTGATAATACCCGCTTGCAGCATTTCTTGTGTTTCTTTGTCGTTCTTGTGCAGCTCAATGTAGCGGTCAACGTTAGCATCGAACAGACGGCTGCAATAGTGCGGGCTGTAAGCACGGAACTCTACCGTCTTCTTACCATTCTTGATGTCCTCAGCGTAATTGCGCTTCATAACCAAGTTAAGACTATCTACTGCCGCTGACTTAGGGCACTCGGGATGCGCCTTGTAAAAAGCTTCGTAACGCTGCATCCAAGCGTTCATTTCTTTTGCGTTCATACTCATTTGTTATTTTATCGTTTATTGAAATTTTTCAGAGTTGCGGCGGGGGAACTCGAATCCCCGACCTCCACCAAGTCAAAGTGGCAAGCTACCATCTGCTCCACGCCGCGATATTATTCTCTTGTTTATTATAAAACTTAAAGTACCTTTACTGCTTATATTATATTCTTGCATTAACTTCTTATATGATACGCCATTTTGATTTTTCTTCTTTATCTCAAGTGCTATTTCGTCAGAAATCCTATTTTGTGTTTTTACCGCACTTGAAGCGTATTTTGCATTATAAACCCTAACTTCTTTAGGCACGTCCATCATATTTTCTTTATGTGTGCCAATATCTATATTACTATAGCTATTATCCTTAATATCGTTGTTTAAATGCCTTATTTCTAAATCTTTCTCATATATCTTATTACCAAACTTCTGATACGCTTGTAATCGATGGATATAAACCTTTATTACCTTCTTTTGGCTAACACGAACACCTAGATACATATAACCTTCTCTACCACAAGTACCTACTTTATTACCTCGTGGCGAATAGGCTTGTCCGCTTTTGTCAACGTAATAGCCCATTGATTTTGCAATCTCTTCGTAATGACTATACATATCTTTTCTTTTCTCGCTTGCAAAGATAGCCACTTTATCTGACTTTGGCATATGTTTATCCATTTCTCTCGTTACCATTTATAAAGTGTACCATCAAGCGACCTTTGTTATAATAGTGCGGTATGACACGGACTTGATATTACCATCAGCGTCCATCAACCTAATCTTCTCGAGCATATAGTTAAACGAGACGAACTTGTATTCTACGCCATTGCTGACAACCCTATCGCCTACCTTGATATTACGGAAGCTGTCCTCTTCGAACTGCCGCCAAAACTCATCCTTGTCAAAGCCCTCGACCTCTTCGTCATTGGTATCGTCCCACACATCGACATTACCTATTGCATCAATGCCGTCAGCGAAAACATAGCCCGCCTCATAATCTATCCACGTGCCGAAAACATGTTCAAAGTTATCGTCCCGAAACTCACTAGCATAAGTAACCTCTATATCTATCTGATACCTTACGCCTTCGTACTCTACATAGATGGTAGGGTAGAAATCGAACCCGTCACCGCAGTCATAAGAAGACTGCTTATCCATAATCTTCTTATATACCTCTTTATAGAACTCTTGCGTAAAATCAATGTGCTTCATATCGTTGTGCAGTTTTTAATGTGAGTCATTTATATTGTTACCATCTAGATACCAATCATTCGTCTTCAAAACTTGCTCACCTGTTCTATTCTCACAAACTGCAATCCCACCATCATAAATACCATATGTATCTGAACAAGGGTCACATGCAAAATGGATATATACATCATACTCGTCTAATAACGACTTGAGCTTATCTAAAAACTCTCTTTTCTTCTCATTTCTCATAACTTTGTGCAGTTTTTAACGTGTGCCTCACGCTCTTAGAGAAAACCACCTATATCTTCACAGACGGGGTGGTTATAAACATTAGTAAAAAATTAACAAAAAATTAATAAAACTTGTAGATGATGCAAAGGTAAACAAAAAAATTTAACCCCGCAAGTTTTTACGGGGTTTTCTGTTCGACTTTAACGTTTATTAAACTATCAACAATCGAACAGCGTGGATGAAAGTGGTTGTTGTTAATCAATCCTCGACAAACTCTAAGTGACACCCTAGGGCTTCACCTATATTGCCTAGTATATCTATTGAGACATCATAGCGTCCACACTCAATGCCATCTAGGTTACGCACCTTTATGCCAGTGGACTCTTCAATCTGTTTCAAGGTCTTGCCTTTCATCTTGCGTGTCATGGCAATGACATCACCAATCATCACCCGATGGAGGTTGCGGTTCTTGTATTTCCGTTCACCGCCTTGTGTGCTGAGGTACGCAATCTCGTAGTTGCCGACCTTCAGCGCATTTACATTGTCGGGCATTACCTTTGTCTTTGGTGGCATAGGGAAGAACTCGGAAGAGCCGTTGATGAGCTCTATATCCTCACCATCACGTGCAGACAGATACTGAGCCAACCGCAGAGCATCGTCATAATACAATTCTGTGTACCTTATCTTTTTCATGCTGCAAATATAATACATTTTCCTAAATGTAGCAAGCGAAATCAATAAAATATGTTGATTTTGTGAGAAAATAGGTAACTTTGCGGTATGGAAAAGAGTAAATTACTTCGTATTGGAGACGTTCTTAAAGAGAAGAATATAACAAACAGAGAGTTTGCAAAGCGTTTAGGCAAATCTCCGCAATACACCAACGCCATCATCAAGGAGCGTTCGGGTGCATCATTAACCATGCTTGCGACAATGGCGGACACCCTAGGCGTGAACATAAAGGAATTATTCATTTAATTTTTATAGACATGTGGATAAAAGATACGCAAAAACAAGAGTACGTTCCGTTTGACACTGAGCACACATCAAAGGTGTTCTTGGACGGAGAAAAAGGTTGGGCGGTCAAACAGAAAGACGGCTCAGTCATTCATGTAACAAAAGAGCAGTATGAAAAGCAGTTGCTCCGTGAGCTCGACCCCGATGCTTATTGGAAAATCAGAAACATCGAGGATGTGGCAAAGGGGCTTACCGATGAAGAAACTGCAAAAGTGAAGAAACTCTTAAAGCAGATTGAAAAGTCGAAAAAGAAAGAGGAGGATGATTAATCCCCCTCTTTTTCATTCTTCAGAAGCTCGATGGCAACGGCTCTGAGATAAGCATCACCCGCCTTAATCTGTTCTTCTTCCGATAGGTCTTTCACTTGCTGAAGCCTTTCTTTCCACTTTGGATAGATATTCTTCTCTGCAACCAACACGGCTTTTACGACACTCATGAAATGTGCAATTCTCTCTTCATTCATCGTCTTTCTTGTTTAAATAATCCAACATATCGCTTATTATCAAATCAACGCTGTTACGGAAACTCTGATAGGTGGAATAGAAAAAAAGAGCGGTCTTGTAGTCACGTGAAACGCCCGTTGGCGTACATCCTACTATTGTCGATACACTCTCCCTAAGCCTATGCCTCATCACCTCACCGACCAATGTAGCGGGTGAGAAGATATACAATATAGCATAAAGGAACTTCTTTCGGTTGTTTGTATCGTTAGGCTCTGCCGTAGGGTCTTGCTTCCTTATGGAAAGACAGAAGACATCATACAGATTGCCTATCATGCCCATGTTCTGCGCAAAGGGTTCTGACAGCTCACGCTCCTTCTCCCTCAGCGCATCCATCTGCGCATGCACCTCTCTTAACCTCTCTACCTTACTCATTCTTTGCTCGCTTGAAATAAACGTCTCCTAACACTTCCCTAAACGTAGCACATGGCACATTGCCGCTGAATTGGTTATCATCGGCATAGTCATCACACAGATAGTTCAATGAACACTCGTCACACTTCGAATAGTCATCATTAAGCACCACCTTATGCTCAACACCCTCGATAACTATCACGTTTTTCTTATTCAACCGCCTTGCCATTGTCTTTAAGCTCTTTGTTTGCGTTTCTTCTCTTCTTCCTCTTCCACGAGCTCGTTATAAGCTGCAGTAATGTTCTTTTCTATCCTATCATAATCGAGTAGCTTGGTGTCTATGGCTTTCAATGCCTCTTGACATTTCACGCACTCGGATAAGTTCACATCACTCTCTTGCTTGTCTTTCTCGAAAAGCTCGGTAAACATCATATTCCATTTCAGCAATGCCGACTTAGGACAGAACATAGTGTATAGCGGTGAGAAGTCACGCCCAAATTTCCCTCTCAGCTCTTTCATCAGCGTGTCGTACGAATTGATGCAATATTCCAAAAGGACTAACGAGGTATTGACATGTGCGTACAACTCTGCCTCTTTGACATTATGCGCCTCGAGCTCTTCTTTCATACTATCACGGAACGCCTTGCAGTCCGCCTCTACATCTATACAGCAATTGGTTGAATAATTCTCGAAGAGCTGCCTATTACCATACCGCAAGATAATATTAATCGTATCATTCAGCTCCTTTCTCGCCTCCTTAGCCAAACGCTTAATCTTGTGCTTGAATACATCTAGTCTCGTGTAGAAAACCTCGAAACACTCGGATATTGCCGTAGATGCCACCTCGCAGTTCACATAACAGCAATACATCAGCAACTTCTCCGACCAACGTAATTGCTCTTGCAGCTCTTTGACCGCCTCTTGCTCATTCTTCAAGCCGATAGGAAAACTATACTTACGCCCATTATAATTAACAACTACACTTCTCATTTCTCTAACTCAAAATTTTGGTTGACTTCACTTACAGAAAAGACACGGTCTGCCACCCCACTTGACTCCACTAACACGCCCCTTGCGTATGTGTCCTTTGACGTACAGACATTGACAAAACCTTTAATGCGATAGGAACGCTTCACTTCTTTTTTCGCACATAAGCCGTCAATATAGGACTCCACCGTTTCTATGCACGTCACATGGTCGCCAACCTTGAACTTACACTTGTCATTACCGCCGTAAAAACGCATTTTCGACAATGCTGTCGCTATATACTCCTGTGCCCTTATGATGTTCTCGTCATTGCCGCCTTTAAGGTCTGAGCATGCAAAGAAATTGGCAATGGGCACACCCTCATCAATGTGCCTCATCACCTCATAGATAAACATCTTCAAGTGAGCTACCTCTGTTACTATCGTTATATCCTCAATCGTCATACCTCAACAAGCTTTACTAAATCACCAACAGTCTTAACGTTACGGGCATCATCGGGAATATCCATCTTGAAGACGGTTTCCAACTCAATGATAATCTCGAGCATATCGAATGAATCCACACCCAAATCATCTTGCAACGTGGTATCATCGTTCAGCTCGTCCGTCTCGACATACATTTTGTCCGCTATGATACTATACACTTGGTCTCTTCTATTCATGCCTTACATCTGTATTTTGTTTGTTAAAAATCTTCTTCCACACGTTTGCATCGACCTCTTTCTGACAACATACCATTGTGATAATGTTGCCCCACCAATCCTTTGTAACTACTTTATACATACGAAATCCTCTACGTCCATATAGTCAATACCAAAATTCTCAGCCGCTTTCTTGTCAGAGTTAGAGAAATCGTTCGGCTTGCCGCTAGCATCACCGACCATCAGCATCAGCTCTTTCTTCCTTAATGATGGGAGCATAGTGAGCAAAGCCTCTTCGAACATACCCGTGTTGGGTTTACGCCTTGGATTGGATTTATCTGTGTCAGCGCAATAGTACGATGAAACGGCTACATTACAATAGACAAAAACAAAGAACTCAACCGCCTTCATCTTTGCCTTGAAATCCTCTTCTGTCTGATACTCGGGAATACCGCCTTGGTTGGAAACGATAACCACCCTCTGTAGGTCTTTCAGAGAGCGTATCTTATCTACGACCTCTTTTCTTATTTGGAAATCGGTTACGTCCCTAGGGAACGTATCACCCGACACCGTCTTGATGAGCGTGTCATCAAGGTCTATGAATAATACCTTTTTCTTGTTTATATCCATCTATCTGAAGAATTTGATTACCATCTACTAGCCCTCTAGCGTAGCCGCTATCGAACGCAGAAATATTCTGAATCGAGTCCTTTAGTGCTGCTAGGGAGTCAAAACGAATATTCTGCTTCTCTGCCTTTACACGATAATGCACCATCATCGCAACATGGTCAAAAGCAAAGGCTATACAGACGATAAGCAAGATTGTCTTCGGATATGTGTTCACCAACCTCTTAGCATGCTTATAAAGCCATACCGAGAAGCTTACAAGCCCCATGACCAAAGCATAGAGCGTGAGGTAAGCGAAAGAGCAAAGATTGCCAAACGCCATCTTCGCCACTTTCGCAAAACCTTTAACATCCAATAACACCATCTTTTTCATGCCACAAAGATAAACATATTTTATTTACCGACAAAGAAAAAACGTATTATTTTAGACATTTTAACTTTTCGACCAAATGCCGCTGCCTTACATGAGGGTATTCAAAGATAACAATAGCCTTGTACCACATGGGGTATTTCTCATTCAGAAAGTCCGAAACGATGTTGTCATTGTTCTTTATCGCCTTGTTGGGGAAGAGGCTCTCATCCACCTCGAACTCAGAAAATCCGTCCTTAGCATAGACTTTTAATATACACTTTCTCATAATTACAGATATTGAAATTCATAACCACCTTTATAGACCCGTCCGCTCTTTGCACATCGGCATATATGCGATGACGGGATATTCAAGTCTTTCGAGCACTCCTTTATGGAAGGATATGTTCTTACCACGTAGCCGCCCCTAGTAACCAAGACAGCCTTTCTTCTACTCAGTGTTGCATTTAACGTACTCATTCGAATAAGCTTAACTCCTTTACCTTACGTCCGTTCTTAGTCTCATATTCACCCTTGCACACCTTATCAAAGCGTGCGCATCCTTTATCAAAGTATTCTTTATCAAGTTCACAACCCACGAAATCATACCCCATCTTGTAGGCAGCTATACGGCTTGACTGACTGCCCATCATCGGGTCAAAGATAGTATCACCTTCTTGTGCAAAGTTTCTTATCAGCCACCCGTAGAGCTCAGTAGGCTTCTGTGTAGGGTGAAACCGCTCTTTGTCTTGAGTATCGGAAATGAAACCCATCTGTCGCAGTCGGAAGATACGGACAACCTTTGACATGTTAGTCCAAGCCAATTCAGCATCGGCAAAGACACTCTTGTTCTCAGTGCCATCACACTTATCCCATACCAACCAACACTTAGACATCGGCAGTATGTGTGTGAAATAGTTTCCGCCCCATATGATGACCTTCTCCCCGACACGCAGCAACTCATCAAAGAACGCCTTTTCGGGTATTTGGCTATCCCATTTGACATCCTCTAACTCGGGTCTGTTATCACACACGCCCCACCCGTTCTTTCCTCTCGCATAGCTCACGCCATACGGAGGGTCGGCAAGAACCAACTGAAACGCATTGTCGGGCAACGTCCTCATAAAATCTATACAATCACAATTAAACACTTCACTTCTCATACTAAAACAATGCTTGAGGGTTTTTCTTTTCTTCTTTTATTCTCTTGTTGATAAGGTCGTAATACTCATCATCTATCTCTGCGCCCACGAAATGCCTACCCGAACGGATGCATGCTAGTGCTGTCGTGCCGCTACCCATGAAAGGGTCTAAGACAATATCGCCTTTCTGTGAGCTTTCCTCGATAAGTATCTGCATAAGACTGACGGGCTTCTGCGAGTCATGGATATTCTCTCCATTAGCCTTCTTCGTCTTGACATTAGGAATAGTGATAATATCCCCTCTGCCGCAATCGTTGATGGGCACAGCCTTACCCTTTCGCAAGAAGATAATATACTCAAAGGCATTCATATAGAACGTGCCCATGATGAGATTTGTTTTGTTCCAAATAAGACATTTGATGAAATGGAAATCGCTCTCATCAATGACCTTTAGGAAATGCACGAGGTTGATATGGTTGCACATGATATAACAATGCGAGCCGTCCTTTAGCACCCTATAAAGCTCGGGAAGATAAGTATCTATCTCTATGCCGTTATGCTCGAACACCTTGCCTTTCTTGTTGATATCCTTCTGCATCATGCCGCCGCTGTTACCCGCACTGCCACGTGCCGTTACAAGATACGGAGGGTCTGACACCACCAAGTCAACGCTCTCACTAGGAAGACTCCTCAACAGCTCCATGCAGTCGCCGTGAAAAATGCTGTCTATCTTATCCATGCCTATTAACCCTTTCATACAATTCGTTCACCAATGCCAATGCCACGATGATTTTCTTTCTTATCGGTTGGTTGTTTGTGAGAATACCCGACAACAGATAGATATTACTGATATAGCTTGCCTTGATACTTCCTCTGTAGCCCTCAGTCATGCTCTTTAGGTTATCCATCTTCGACTTTGCGCACCTCAGCAGCATATCCAACACCTTTTCGATACGCTCTCTGTCATCACCATCGGAGAACGCTTCTTTCATTACCAACTGAAACATCTGATAGTCCGTAACGGGCTTCATATCCTTTTGCGCCATCATGCGCTTTTCTAATTGTGCTTTATTCATCTAAATCCAAACTTAATTGTTGTTTCTCTTCTGTTATTCTCTTTTCCGCCTTACGGAAATACTCTTCATTCTTCTCAAAGCCTACATAATGCCGACCCTCTTTGATAGCCGCTACCGCCGTTGTACCGCTACCGATAGTAGCATCAAGTACCGTATCACCTTTGTTGGTGTAGGTACGTATCAGATAGCGTATCAAGTCAACGGGCTTCTGTGTGGGATGCCATGTATCTGCAGTATGCTCTTTCGGGAAATGCAAGATACTGATAGGGTAGCCCTCCGTCTTTGACTCGGTGCTTACAGCCTCGAACTTGCCATAGCACTGATTTGTCATCTTGTTACCGCCCTTACCCCTTGCATGCGTATTACACGCCCTCTTCTGCGGGTTATAGGTAGGCTGTTTGCGATAGAACACCATGATATCCTCATGTGAGCGTAAAGGCATACGCTTTGCATTAAGAAATCCCGTTGACCGCCCTTTATCCCAAATCAGATTGTATCGCCAAATCTTAGGCTGCGACATCATCATCTGTGCCGTGAACATACCTTGCCCGAACAAGACGATAGCACCATTCTCTTTCGTCACTCGGAGCAGATGCGCCCATAACGGCTTATCGGGTATGACCCTATCCCATGCGACTTGCTGATTGTTCTTGTGCAGCACCTCGTAAGGAAGGTCGCAGATAACACAATCAATGCTCCCATCGGGTATGCCCGCCATCAACTCTAGGCAATCGCCGTTGTATATTCTATCAAGCTCTATCACCATAAGCCTTTTTTTCTTTGTTCCTCTTCCCAAAGGTATTGTCTATCCCAATCCTTGTAAAAAAAGCTGCATTTAAACACCAACCATGCAAAGCCTATACATAATTCGCTATGATTATAGAAATAGCATATACAAGGCAATACATAGACCTTATCCTTCATCACGTTCACATTATCATGGGCTCTCCACGTGCCGAAACGGACAACGAACCTTACAAGCTTATCGTTATCCCATTTCTCCCAACATATCTGCCGTTTCAGATGCGGCTTGACATCTTGACCATCCATGATACACGCTATCGTGTATATGATGAACGCCGCAAATATAGAAATTGTCAAAGTACCCATCCGCTTGATTTTTTGAAGTCCACACCGCCTTTCCCGTCCGACTTAAACGAACCGAAATGCTTTACCACCACTTGCTCACCGCTATTGACCAACATCTTTATATGGTCAAAGATAAGGTCATAGGAATAGCGCACATCTTCGGGCTTCAACCCTAGCTCTTTTGCAATATCCTTGCACATTTTCATCTTGTAGTTTACCATAACCGAATTTATTTAATCGTCAAACAAAGACAACTGACCATAGTCATCATACTTCTTCACGTTCTTAATCTTCACCTCTTTCGTCTCCACGCCATCTTTCAGCAGCTTTATATATCCGCAGCATACGGGACAAGAATACCACTCATCGAACCTAGCATCGTAAACCTTATGAGTGCCATTACAGCAGTTAGGAACATACATGGCGTCCTTTGTCGGTGCTTTCTGTTCTTTGTATAACACCTTCAGACTCTTATCCAACAGATAGCAATACCTATGCTTTCTTGGTCGTTCCACCCATACGCCGTGCCTTTCCTTGGTATAGCCACGGAAATTCTTTATGCCGTCATCGGTGTAAAAGTCGCTCTTCTTATCCGTAAGCCCATAGTACTTGAAATTACATACTTGGTAGATACTGCCGACATGCCTAGATGCATCGGCTAGCGTTATCACCGCCTTAATGCCATGTTGTTTCAGCAGCTTCATCGAATTACCCAAAAGGAAAGACGTTGCATTCGTCCCATTAAGACATGGCAGCAGACAAAGCCTAGACAGCTCCAACACATATTGGCAGTCGTTCTTCAATCCGAACCACCCTTTGAGAGCAACAGTACCTTGCGGGTTGGAGAATGTTGCGACACCAACCAACTCTTCCGTGCCATCAATAGCACGATAATACATACCATAGCCATGCACACAGAAAAACTTTGCATTGGCAAGATAGTGGTACTTTCTGACAAACGCATAGCACGTGTTCTTGTCTATCTCACGGATAGAAAAGATACTCCTTGCGCCCAATCTGCGTGTCTTAAATCCTTCCAAATCAATATCACTAATCATCTTTCAGAACTTTTTTTATAATTCATTTCTTTCTGATTTCTCAACCACCTCTTCTGGTGTAAGCCCATTTTTCTCAATGAACATCTTGCGCATATCCAACAGCGACTTCACGGAAACATTGTATCTGTTCTCTATAAGGGCTTTTGCGCCGTCCACAAGCGTTTCTAACGGCTTGGGCTTATAACTTACAACCCTTTGGTCTTCTGACCGCTCTACGACAAAGGAAATAGGCTCTCCTTTCGCTTCTTTCTCTTTCCGCCACTCTTCATACGACAAGGTAGGCTTTTTCTTCTGCTCTTCTATCGCCTTCTTAGCCTTGAACTCTTCATAGTCCGCATACACATCTGACCGATACACAAGGAACTCTCGGAACGCCCTTGTAATAACCATAGGGTCAACAGTACCATAGAACTGCCCATACTGACCTAGCTTGAACTTCTTGCAGAACACCATGAACTCTTTCACCTTTATCCATGGGTATGATGTGGCTATCAACAGAGCCGTTTCGCTTATCTGTGATTCCGTGAACTTATCCTTAGCACCGCAGAACTCCGAAAGGTTGAACAACTGAGGAACAAGAAACATCGCCGCCGTATTCTTACCATAAGTGGCATTAAGCTCTGTCAGTGTCGGTGAATCGCTTAGTATAGCCATTGTCTCATCTTGACACAACTCATACTGCCTATCGGGTACAAAGAACATTAGAAAGTGGTTTCTATCACCAAATGTTTTAATAATCTCGTTCTTCTTCTGCAGCAAGGTTGGCGATAACTCTTGCCGCCCCCTCTTGCCTTCGCAGTAAATCATTAGCTCGTTGCTCATCCCTAGACAAATTATTGTTGTTAAACGTTGTTGTTCTGTTATCGTAATTACCTTCTAATACCTTGGGGAAATTATTAGGCTTGAATAGCCAATCAAAATCGGCAGTCCACCCTCTGTTATTCTTTCCATTCAGAAAATCCGATGCCGCAGCTTTACGGATAACCTCTTCTACCGATTGATAGCCATACTCACGCAATCTTGCTCTCATGCTCTGCTTACGTTTATCCGTAAGCCTTGATATGGGCTTGATAGCCTTGTTACTCATAACAGCATTATAGAGAGAAACGATATTATCCAACTCTGACTCCTTTTTGTTCGAAAGTGTACTTTCGACTTCAATAGATACGTTAGTATCTTGTTTTCTCTCTGTTATATATATATCTTGTTTCTCTATATTATCTCTTTTATTTAGTGTGGGGTTTTCTCCGTGTCGGGAAAAGTCCGTGTCGGTATTTTCCGTGCACGGTTTTTTCCGTGTCGGTATTTCTTTGTTTGCCTTCAGTGTATATACAACCGACCCAAACTGCCCCTTCTCATTAGTACCCTGCTGACCTTTGGTTATCCACCCACTCAAAGCAAGCTCATTAAGGTACTTTCTAAGTGTCTCCACACTATACCCCAACTCATTTGCCATCGGCTCAAGCAAGAAATCCCAACCTTCGGGCTTACAAGCCATATAGACATACACAAACCTAGCTCTGTCTGATAGTGTCTTATCAAAGACAAGGCTTCTAGGAACACTTTCGTAATTCTTTAATTCGCTTTTAAAATTACCCATATCATTAATTGTTAATCGTTTTGCAACCTTGCTTTCAACATAGTATTTCTTTTGAGCACCACCATGTTCTTGATGGCACGTCCCAACGCCCTAGAGTCACCTACGATGATACACAACTTCTTAGCTCGTGTAACAGCCGTATAGACGAGATTACGCTGCAGCATGATATAATGGCTCATAAGCAACGGAACGACCACCACGGGGTATTCTGAGCCTTGTGACTTATGGATAGTGGTCGCATACGCCAATGTAAGCTCGCTCAAGTCCTCACTCTCATAGACAACAGCTTGGTCGTTGAAATTCACCCTCAGCATACGCTCTTCGGTGTCTATGAAGTCGATAGTGCCAACGTCACCATTGAACACGTTCTTATCATAGTCATTCTTAATCTGCATGACTTTATCACCGCTACGGAACTTGTACTGCCCGACTTGGATATACTCACCCTCGGGGTTCACCGCCTCTTGCAGAGCATTGTTCAGACTGACAGTACCCGCCTGCCCGTTCTTCATCGGCACTAGGACTTGCATATCATCAATAGTGTAGTTATATGCGTTAGGTATTCGGTTCTTGATAAGGTCAACGATACTATTAGCTGCCAACTGAGCATCCTCTTGCTTGATAAAGAAGAAATCCGTATCTTTGCCGTTTGACACATCGGGATATTCGCCCTTGTTAATCAAGTGGGCATTGGTCACGATACGGCTTGTAAGAGCTTGTCGGAAGATACGTGTGAGCCTTACCACGGGCACGACACCCGAATCAATGACATCCCTCAGCACGTTACCCGCACCGACACTCGGTAATTGGTCTATATCACCTACGAGTATCAGCCCCATCTTCTCGGGAATAGCCTTCATCAGCGAATGCATCAGCATGACATCTATCATCGAACTCTCGTCAACGATAAGCACATCACCATTCAATGGGTCATTCTCATTCTTCGTGAAACCTTTGTCGGGCATATATCCTAGCAGTCTATGGATAGTCTTTGCATCCTTACCCGTTGCCTCGCTCATACGCTTTGCGGCACGACCCGTTGGAGCAGCACAGAGGATAACCTTGTCTTGCATCTCGAGGGCAGTAATGATACCTTGAACGGTTGTTGTCTTACCAGTGCCCGGAAGTCCCGTAAGCACCATCACCTTTGAGCGCATGGCTTGACGGATAGCATCGGCTTGTATATCGTCATAGTCCATCTGCGTTTTCTCGGAGACAGCCTTAATATCCACCTCTTTGTTCGACACACTACCCGACTTCAACAGCAGCTTCATCTTCTCTGCAATCCTCAGTTCGGAATAGTAGTACATCGGAAGGAAATACTTTTCATCTTCTTCTATAACCTCGAAAGCGAACGTCAGCAGCCCTAGACCCTCTTCAATAGCCGCCTCATCAGAGCCTAACAACTCTTTGGCAGTAGCCATAAGCTGAGACCTTTCGGCATAGCAGTGCCCGTCATTGGATAGCTGCGACAGCGTATATAGAATACCCGCCTTACACCTACGGACATCATTGAGCCCATAGCCAAAGGAACGGGCTATTTGGTCAGCCATCTTAAAGCCGATACCCGTCACATCATCAGCAAGCACATAAGGGTTTTCTTTAACCGTCTCAATACTCTTATCGCCGTATTGTCTGTAAATCTTTACCGCATATGCGGGGCTTATATCATGCCCTTGTAGGAAAAGCATAATCTCACGAACCTCTTTGTTCTTACCCCACGAGTCCTTAATCCTCTTAACCTTATCCTTGCCTAAGCCCTTGACCTTAAACAGCTCATCGGGATTATTATCCAAGATATTCAGCGTGTCCTTGCCGAAATGCTTGACAATAAGCTTTGCCGTCTTCTTGCCTATGCCCTTGATACAACCGCTAGCAAGATAACTCTCGATACCTTTCTCTGTAGCGGGCAGCTCTTCATACCATTTCTGTACGGCTAGCTGCCTACCATACTTTGTAGTCTGCCACTCACCTTCACAAACAAGCGTAGCACCGACAGAAACGCCTTGAAACGTACCCGTTATCGTATGATAGACGAAACCACCATCGACAGACACTTGAAAAACTGAATAGCCGTTTTCTTCATTTCGAAAAACAACCCGTTCGATTACACATTTTAATTTATCCATGACTAGAAACACCAAGAGAAGGATAAATACTCAACGCTTCTACTCGTCTTTCTTCACCCCTCTCTTTTTCGGTGTGTATTTTATTGTTCTGCGCCTAGTGTAGAAGTCAACGCTAAACCTTTATTCTGAGTGCAAAGGTATATAAAACTATCAACACTAGCAAATTTTCAGCCGATTTATAACATTAATTAAGAATTAGATTCTTTCTTTCACTTTCTTCTTGCTCATTAGCGTCACGTAACGCCTCCTCGATAATCTCTTTCGCCGTTTCATAGTTTGTGCATAAAGCACGTATGGAATTATAGATTAAATCACCTTCACAATGCACTATAGATAGCACTGCGTGGTCTTGCTCCACGAAACACATATAGCCCTTATCTAAATCGGTAAGTGCCTTTTCCAACTTCTTCTCTTTATCGCCCATACTACTTCAATTTATCTAATCGCCCATACTGCTTCAATTTATCTATTTGCCTTATACGCTCTTCACAGTCATGGATTATCTTCTCATAATCCAACCTACGAGGGTCTGTTTTCTTGTTCCTCAGCACACGCTTGACTATATCCGCATCCCAAGAATTAAGATTATATTCAAGCCACAAAGTCCATGCTTGAATGATATGTTCCGAGTAATCGGATTCACCAACATTGCTACTACGTACGTCATTGGGGATAATGCCCAATATATCAAGCTGCTCGTACAGCTCATCACTTATCTCTTTCATCTTCAAATATGTTTAATGAATAATAATCTTGTCTTTCTCTCTTATACTCTTTCTTAGGGTGTCGTTGCTTATAGATTTTTTGGCAGTCCTTGCAATAGCTCTGTATCTTCCCTTTGGAGATATAGAACTCAGATATATCCTTAACCCTCTTGCAGTAAGGGCATTGTTTCTTCGGCATGTAACCGCCAAAAATATCTTTCTGCATCACATTTCCTTTTTCAATTCCAAAACTTTCTCTGCGAAATACATATACCTAGCTTTTAACTCGTCCACATCCCATTTCTTGGATTCATACTTCTGTTTCTCCAACTCTTCCACACGCTGCTCACCCATCTTCTTGATAAGCAACAGCTTCTTGTCGTTAGGAAGGCTCTGTGCGACAACACTTCTGTCAACTATCTTACGTCCTAGCTTTAATATCAGATTCTTCCGATACCCTAGCAAATGGTCGCCCTGCAGCCTATTGCATTTGCTACACTCCGCATGGACGTTGTCCTCCTCCCACCTTAGCGGCATACAGTTTCGGCTTACAAAATGTCCCGCATCAAACATATCATAAGGCTTTACTTTACCGCAAGAGATACACCTACACCCTTTGAAATGGAACTCTTTAGAATCCCTCAAACGGATATATAAGGAGAAGACCCTATCAAGCTTCTCTATCCACGTCTTACGCTCGTCTGAGCCACGTTTCCGTTTTGTCTTTTTTTTATTCTTACTTATAAACATAACTCTTAATTAGAAAATCCCGCCCTATTCTCACGAACGAGGCGGGCAAACTTATAAACTCTCAGAAACAATCCCCTTAACGGGTTACTTCCTTTGTCTCGCAGACAATGATATCTTCGATGACTGTCTCATGAACGCTTTCGACAACATAGTCTGCCATGCTGTCGTGCATGACCTCATCAAACACCTTCTGAGCTCCCTCGATAGAATCTGCCTGTACGAGATATGTTACCTTTGACTTCTTCTGCTTCTCTGTCTTCTCATCAATGGTGATAAACGCCACCTTCAGCTTGTAGAACTTCTCGCCTTCGGTGAGGAACACCTCCTTGTAGGCGGCTTTATTCTCAGTCAGCACCTCAAACTCACCATGGTAGTTGTCACCCGCATACTCGTTGATACGTGTCTCACACTCACTGAAAGACAGAGCGTCAACAACCAAAAGGCTATTCATCTTCACTTGTGTACCATCTTCCGTTGTGCTCTCGTGTCTTACCTTAGACTCAAAGAAATTACTTACAATACTTTTCATAATCTTTATGTTTAATAATTAATTGAAACAACCTAACTTCTCATTACGCTTAACCTTCCGTTTGAACTTCATGCAAAAGCCATACTTCCGACACATAGCGTCTGAAAAAGAGTGGCAATACTCACATGTATCTTTGTCGTAATTAACCTTTCTCATCTTATATCGACTTTCTAAATTAGTGGGCTTTGTCGGGTTCGAACCAACGTCACTCTTGCGAGTTCACTAGTACAAGCTCTACCAAATTGAGCTAAAAGCCCGTATTATAGTTAGCTCAATCGGATTCGAACCGATAATAACAGAACCAAAATCTGTTGTGTTACCATTACACCATGAGCCAGTGTGTAGGGGTAATAGGACTCGAACCTATATACATTTCTGTGCTTGCTTTTGAAACAAGTGCGTCTACCATTTCGCCATACCCCCGTTTCCCGCCGCTGCGGGACTTGTTCTTTGTCGAACTAATAAGCTTAAGAATTTTATCACATTTTATAGTGGAGGGGAGACGGACTCGAACCGCCGACCATACAGCTATAGCGCAAAGCCTATAAGTTACTGCTGCTCTACCAACTGAGCTATCCCCCCATGCCCCACCGCTGTGGGAATTATGAAATTTAAAGTTATAAATATTGCTATTCGTTTCACAACGTTTTTTGTGCCCCGAAAGGGAGTCGAACCCTTACGCCTTACGGCAAATGCTCTTAAAACATTCGTGTCTGCCATTTCACCATCAGGGCTACCTCAATATGCCAAAGAAATACATCAGTGCAACGTGTGGGATTCGAACCCACGACCCCGAGATTAAAAATCACGTGCTCTGCCTACTGAGCTAACGTTACGGATTACCTTGCACACCGCCATGTCGTCACAGGCAACATCCCCAAGGATTTTAGGAGAAATCCACCCACATGCTACCCTTTCGGTCTTTTTGGGAATTACACCGATACTATCACATGCTTTAGTCCCGCTTTCTATATAGGTTGCGCCCCTTAACGCTTCCAAATGTACTCACTCGTGGTGCGTGTGCTGATACAATACTTGTAGTCGTATGGAGAATCGAACTCCAATTATGAGAATGAAAATCTCACGTCCTAACCATTAGACGATACGACCTTGTTTTTTTTCAAAGAACTCACGACCAAAAGGTCTTTTGGAAACCTATACGGCTTTCACAAGTGGTATAGGTTGAATATCTCAAATCTAATCAATGAAAAACTGTTGTATCTAAAGGAACTCACGGTTTTCCTCGATTATCTTCTCTGCGTGAAGCATAAAGGCATAGTCCGTGGAGTCGGGGATATATATCTGATACTCGAAAGAACAGAAATTGCGCCATCGTGTGATTGCCAACGACAACTCACCCATATCCAACTCGTCCATATGACGGACGTAACCTATTTCTTCACCTTTTCTGTTAAGCTTTTTTTTGTAGAAGATATCGTGGTTCACCCTATTCTTGAAATACTCCATTTCCGCTTCGTACTTCGAGATGCCATACTCTGCGGCAAAATAGCCTATGCAGACGAAAGCAAACCTAAGCTGCTGCCCGCTTTGATGGGGCTTGAGGGCTTTCAGCTCTGCGCCGAAAGCACTCTTACCCTCTGCCTCTGCTTTCTCACCCCTTGCTATGAGTGCCTTTGCATCGGCAAGCATTTTCTCTCTGTCGTATTTGGAAACAAGATTGTATTTCATACCGCTTGGTTAATTATCAGAAAATCTGTGGAACGCCCTGCTGACCATTGCCTTGAGTCTGTGGCTGTGGCTGCTGTGTCTGCGGCTGCTGCTGTGGGCGGTTCTGTGTCTGTGGCTGTGACGGCATAGGAAGATTGACGTTAAGCCGCTCAATACGCAGTGCTCGTACAGAGTTGAAATAGCGCACATTGTGGTTTTGGTCTTCATAAGAACGACCCTCAATAGCGATGCCTACCTTTACAACATCACCGACCTTAAAGCCATCGAGCATACCGACCTTGTTTTCGCCGTTAATCTCGAGGATAGGTGTATTGGTATCACTCAGCTCGGGAGTACCGTCCTCGGGATTAAAGCGCATAGCACGGATTACAAACTCACGCTTGATAAGCGCATTACCTTGCCCATTCTTTGGGGCGATTGTCTGTGTCTGACCGATTGCAAGAATCTGTCCCGAAATTAAATTTGCCATAATTCTAATCTCTATAAGTTATTTTAATCGTTTCTTTCGTCTCAGAAGTCTTCAGATATTCTTTATACATATCTTGGTGCTCTTCTTGAAATTTCTTTGCATCAAAGGTGTTACGGACTGAGCCCTTAACCCTAGTAAATAGTATCAATCCCGAGTCAATACTCTCAGACTTGTCTTTCTTCATGTGCTCGAAAATCTCAGACACGATAGCATCCCTCTCAGCAGAGAGCGCAGCAATACGCTCTTTGAGGAAAGCCAACTTATCCATGTTCTCAGCAATATAGCTAGGCAATACAGACGTGTTGAAAGGTCTGTCCTCGATATCACACATGATAAGCTCTATAATCTTTTCTACGGGCTTACGCTCGATAGGATAGTACTTAGCGATAGAACCACGCTTTGCATCCTCTCTAATCCACAGCCCCGAAAGTCTTGCAACCCTCAGCTTTGGATTCATAAGCTCAAAGAAATAGGCATAGACACTGAGCTGCCATGATACATACTCTCGGTTAAAACGATAGGTTGTCTTCACATCGGAAATCTCGACCTCGTTGTCGGCAAGACCCTTAGCATGAAACACCTTATCAATGGCACTAGCGTAATTCTCGTCATCTGATACAAGGTACTCACTAGCGATATGCTCGAGTCCGTTCTCTTCACACAGCCGCTTGTAATTCTGTACCTCGGGCATATCATCACCTAACCCCATGTTATCGTACAGCTCGAGGCGGGAATGGATTAAGTGCCCTCTGTTTGCAGCGTTATCTAACACCGCTTGACTGACCCCCGAATAGCTATCCATGAAGATACGCCTTTTGAGGATGCCCGTCACGCCATTCAGCTCTTTGCCATCTTTGTTAAAGTATCGGTGCTCGTCAGCAATGAACGAGCCCGACCACTTTTTCAGCTTTATCCGATTTACATTCATCATGACACCTTATTCTTGTAGCTCATAATAACGTCAATGAACTTCTGTAACTTTTGGTAGTCTGCGTACTCGTCCCATACCCTCTTCACATCTTCTTGTGTTCGGGCTTGTTCGAGTGCGGGGATAATGTACCCGTTGAGCACATCGTTAAAATCACGCTCTTCGTCAGACATAGAGCTAGGCTCTTTCTGTGGCTCTTCGTTCAGCTTGTAACGGGTATTACCAACCCTATCAACAATGACAAGCTTATTGATATTTCGGGCTTCATCATAGCCAATTTCTTTCACGATGAAAATCGTCTTAGCAGATACCTTGACCTTACCATTATCATCTTTCCACTCGTCTTTATTGAGGTTGATAAAAATCTTCGGTGAAGTATAGAGCTCACGACCAATACCCCAATTGAAACAAGCTCGCTTGAACGAGTCAGAGAAAGAGCCCTTGACAGCCTCCGTGTTACTCTCTACGCCAACGTCTTGCTTTCCTATCCACTCACCCGTTGCTTGGTCTTTGATGGATACGGTACAACACATCTGACCATTGATAACATCGTGCTTGCGCTGCCAACCGAACATGCCGAAAAGCTCATCGAGTATTCGTTGGTCGCAACGTGCATCCTTATACAAAAGGAGAGAGCACCATGCACCGTTTTGTGTCTTGCCGCACTGACCAACTCGACATTCAATCTCGTCAGCCCTCAGCACTCGAATTTCTTTTGTTTCTGCCATATCTTATAAGTTTAAAAGTTACCAAAACTACTTGTTACACTTGACCGCCATCGTACCTAGTTTCTTACTCTCTACTATAGAGTATTTGACATAGCCCGCTTCTTTGTTCAGCCGACTAGCCACCGTTCGCCACGACTGAGGATTAACATCTTCTAACGGGTATTGTCGAAATTCGCCCGCCCTCAGCGTTGTCATTATCTGACGCATGTAACCATCTTCTACTTTATTAACCATCTTTTTTCTCTTTAATTTCAAACATAAAACACATGCCGTTTGCAGTGTTATAAACATCACGAGTGCAAAGGTAATACATTATTTTGTATATTGCAAATGTTTTGCCAATTTTCTTTCTTTATTTTGCATTTATTAACTTATAAACACCTCACGCACGTACATAATATAAAAAGGCGGCAATCTCAACGACCACCGCCATGTTATCAGTCCCAACCGAAAAGCGAATAGATATCACCGCACTTCTCTCGCACAAGCTTTCGGAAGGCATCCTCTCTCATTCCGTGCTGCCTAGCGAAATCACGCCAAACGCCATCTATCCACTTTATGATGATGATATAGGTATAGACGTTCTTCCGTTCCTCGGGCATGTAACGCTCACAGACACCCAACAGCATTTGCTCCTTGTTGCTGTTCGCCTTGTTCGCCCGCTCTATCTTTCGTAAATCATAAATCAGACTCATAGATTCTCGTATAATAAAGTTAAATGGTTCTTCTTTATTTCTGGCAACTCGTATGATTTTCCAAACTGCCACTCGAACTGTTTTTTAAACTCTGCAACGTCAAACGGACGACATATAAGATGAAATCCACTTTTTGTTGGAAAACTCATCATAACATTCTGCTTATTCTTGGAGCGTATATCATTTATATATCTTACAAGCCGTGTAAAATAATGCCCATCAGTGATATTGTCAGTATCAACCACCCACAGATTATTATCCTTAGCCTTGTATTTCCCGCAACAAGAATCAAAGATATGGTCAAACTGCTTATAGTCATGGGCAGCTATCCTACGTGCCTCTTCCGCTATCGTATCGAGGGCTATCTGCGACATCAGCTTGTAGTTGACGGATGCATACGCTCTGCAGTGTAACAGAGTGCATATATCCTTTATCTCTTGCTCATATTTCCGCAAGTCTGCCATGGAAAAGATATGGTAGTTCTTGAAGTGATAGTTTGCCGCTGGCATATCGGCATTATCCTTTCCTCTGCGTATCAGCTCTATAACATAGAACTTATCAAGATTACCCTTCTCATTGTCCTCGGGCAACCCACCACATAGCTCTATAAGTTTTCTGTATAATTCAAAATTATCGGTCATACTAACAATTATTACACCCAACACAAATCTCGTTACCACAGACGGGGCACGTGATATAATACTGATACTCGTTCATGTGGCTCTGCTCCCTGCGGCATTCATTTGGGAAATAGCCCAACTCAGAACCACACTTATAGCACTTGGTACGCTTTTCTAAGCTACCTTTCTTGATAATCCTTACCATAACTATTCTTGTTTTAGACTTATTTTTGCCAACGGCTCACTTCCTATCGCACTCGTCGGGTTCTCAGCGTCAACAGTCCATAGCGACCTTTCGGGAGCTTCCTTCCACAGCTGATGACGCATAACCCGATGTATATCCCAAAGGATATCAGCCGCATCGTCATAATGAATACCATACTGCCGTCCTCTGCCGCAATTCCAAAAACGGCTTTTTATCTGAGCGCATATCTCTTCTGCATCATGGCGCATATTATGCCAACCGCCTTCCCACTCGTCATCCATAAACGAGCCTACAGCCTTCTTGCAGCGTTTCTCCCAAGCATCCTCAAACAGACCTTGATAAGCAGAACCTTGACCTTGTATGAGCCTCGGAAACTGGTCACAGACATACGATAGAAGTTTTGCTTGTCGCTCTGACAGCTCTAACAGATATCTCTTTTCCATATCACTTCTTGTTTACCTCAATCTCAATCTTTGACGTAAAAACAGAATCAAGCACCTCACACGTCTCAAGCTGACGCTTCACCTTACAACGCTCACACGTACATAGATGCTGCTGCTTAATAGGGAATAACGAGCGTTTCGCTACATCATACAGCGTCTCACCAATCACAACGCCTACCAATGCTGCAGACGCATACACAACCCAAACAATTAAATACTTTTTCATTTATAAATCCTTTCTTTTATATACAAATAATCACTTTCCCTCAATAAGAAAAAATTCTCACACTCATACCAAAAGCCATCAAGCTCAAAGGAAACACTGCTTATAAGCATGCCTATATCTATATTTGTATGCCCCGTCTTCTCTACTATAAGATAGGTCATTTCTCGCAGCTCTTTAAACACCTCTCCTAATGACTTGATACTATTAGCACCAACGAGCCACGGCTTACCAAACATATAATACAAGTCTTTTCTTAGCTCAATCATGACAACGCCGCCCATTTCAAAGAACTTTTTCACTCTTATCTTGTTGTTCATTTTTCTCTCTTTCTATTCGTTTTAAAACTTGTGTTACCTTTCTCGAATATTGCACTTTCTCACGCCCACCTTTGTAGCGATACCAATTACGCCACTCTTCCTTGCGGCTCTTCTTTTCGGTTCGGGGCTCTTTTTCCCTACCGCCGCAGAAGGTCTTACGCTCCAATAGGCTATCCGTGTTTAGCTTACTGCAATAGTAAAAGCCGTGCCCACCGCCCTCAGAGGCGAAAAGCCAATGCTTACAGCCCGCACAGAATATAGTATTTGCCATTACTTAATCTTTTATTCTTTTAGTTCTTTTCTTGTCATAGCTGTTTTTGATTCTTATCTCCCCAAGTTACTTTATAATCTTCTTTAAATGATAAAACGCTACCACGAAAAGCAACACTACATTCCATATAGTCGCTATTCATAATACGCTCTATCTGCTTCTTAACGTAAGTATCTCCTACACCGATGCAGTTAAGATAACCGCTATCTGTTGACTGCCATTCTTCCTTTTTCATAACCTATTCCTCTATAACATCTATTAGCGCACAATGCTCCAACAAATCCTCTTTGAGCTTTGCAAATTGGCAGCTAGAGACAACATGCTTTATCAATTCTCTTTTATGCGTCACCGTCATAATATGCTTGCCGTCATTTGTGGTGGCAATAATCTGTAATGATTCAATATCGTCTGATGTCATTTCTCTTTCCTTTCCTTATAGTCTTTGAAACGTTTAAATACTTCTTGATAAAATCCCCAATCTCTTATTCCATCCCATGGTGTACTATGTAACCATTCATCTTCTAAAAGATTGGCAATTTTTACAATTTCTGCCATGTCTCTCCAATTGGGTTCTAAGTCACTCACCGCTTTATTGTAGCCTTTAACAAACGCATGTACGCATTCAATATCAACCTCCGCTGGCTCATAGTCACCCGTCCCAAACGCACCGCTTGATGGGGTTGTATATAGCTGTACCGCATAATCTTCTATCTTACTCATATCTCGTCATCATCATTTAATTTCATACCATACCGATAAACATCAACAACTATTCTTTCATTGGGCTTTTTGGTCTTCACCAACTCATTAATACCCTCCATAAATGAATAAAACTCTGCATTATTCATCTGTCATTGCTTGTTTTAAATCGCTAATAAAATCTTCTGTCATACCCGACTCTCCTTTAAATTCATTATACCATGTGTAGGTGTCAGCATGCTCTTTTAGCCACTCATAGATTTCGTTCCTCGCAATCTCCACAGCCCTCCTTGCTTGGTCGGGAGTGAGCCATGGGTGATATTCTTTCAAACGTCTAATGCCATTTTCAAAATATTCGGGAAAATCATATTCATTGCTACAATTTCTTGTGCAATTACTGATAAATTCTTCTGCTTTACTCATAATTCTATTTCAATTTAATCTTACATACATGCAAGTGCTTTGTTTTCAAATCTTTTGTAGATGTTCCGAAGTACGTTTTTGGTGTTCTCGGAATCTTTTGCAATTGGGTGCGAGCAACGAGAAAAGAACACATCTTCAAGGTCTCTTGCATCCCAATCAAACTCAAGTCCTTTGTGGTAAGGGCACTTTCTACATCTGACACTTCCCACTTTTATAGGCAAACCACTCAAACGACACTTCTCATCATTCCGTCTGATATGCCAATCACGGGTGATTTTTGTTGTATTGTAATCATAGGTCATCATACGTCAGTCCTCCCAATCTTGTGTAGCTTTATCAAACACGCCCATAACGGCATCATAATCCCATTCATACAAAGGAACGCCATTACAACAAAGCACCTTACAGCACTCAATAATCGACTCTACAATACTCGAATCCATACATTCAAGTTCTTCTCTTATTTCTTTCTTACCCATACGTCAGTCAGCATTAATTGTGATTACTTTTACTTTGTCGCCGCTATGTAAAGGGTGTGTTATACCTTCTTGTTTTATAAGGTGTCCTCCAAGCAATGTTCCATCAACAGCCTTTGCCATTAGCTGCTCTTTCTGCAACCTCATCCCATACTTGATAGCATCGTCAAAGGTTGGCGGGCGGTGTTCTTTCTCAATTATATCAAACACAAAGTCACGTTCTACCTCTGCCTCTTCCTCTGTCTGTGCATCACAGGCAGCAAGGCTGTTCTTTTCAAACTGCCCTATTTGCCAATTAGCACCAAAGCAAACAGCACGTCTTAATTGCAGTCTGTAGCCTAACTTGTCTGTGATGTTGTTAGCATACTCTTTTGCAGCAGTATTCAAGTCCTCGCTTATAGGCTCTTCTTTATGATACTCATTGACAATGAATTGGTGGTACTCGTCCATCGCCTTTCTTATCGGTCTTGTGTCACTTGTAAGATATGCCATGTTGGAGTACATCTTATCAGCCAATTCCTTAATCTTTTCAAGTTTTTCTTTGTCTGTCATAATCAATCTTTCTTAATTAGAACTACACTATACTTATCACCTTCTTTTGCCAAAGGAATATCCTTGTCATAGTCGTAGAGTTCCATTTGTGGGATATATGGGTAGTTACCATTATCAATGTGTACTGTAACATCAACAGCTTTTTTCATCATCTGCTCTTTCTGCCAGTTAGCACCGAACTTGATAGCCTTTATTATTAGAGGTATATCATCTTTCTTTATAGGACTTTGCTTAAATCCGACATCTATGTAGGTTATAAAGTTTTCGGGGTTTGAACAGTACTCGCCTATTGCCTCTTCCAAATCCTCGATTATAGGCTCATCTTGCAAATATTCTATTGCTTTTATAATTGGAAGGCGATGTGGACTTGTTACGCCCAAGTCATCAAGCACATCTTTTAGATTTGATATTATTTTCTGTACTTTGTCTGTCATATTTTATCCCTCTTTAATGATAATCATCTTACATTTGTCCGTGTCTTTTAATCCCAAATCATCAAGGCAGATTGGGTAATGGGCAATAGTTCCATAGGCTTTTCCTTCAATCCCATAAAACTCAAAAGTAGCGTGCCCATCAACAGCTTTTTTCATCATCTGTGCCAAACGCCACTCAGCACCCGAAATAAAGCCGCTGTACCTATCAAGGTTATACCCTACTTCGGTATCATCAGACCTCACGACTTTAGCATCTTCCCTTGCCGCCTTGTCTAATTCATCGCTTACAGGCTCTTGTGTTAAGGAATTGCCATTTTCTTTACACGTTTTATCATCATGTTTAGAAACAAGTGATTCTTTAACTTGTTCCTCGCTTACAGGCTCATCTTCTATGGAGTCGATATACATTTCCAATGTGGTGCAAATTCTATCTGCATAGTTTACGGAAATGTTATCACCATCCATAGTTGGTAGTAAGTTATGCAGTCTTACAACCTCTTCACGGATTTTCTGTACTTTGTCTTTCATAACTCGCTATTCTTTTGTTCTATTATGTTTGGATGCACGTTTTTTCAAAACAGCACCCCACCACTCAAGTCCTCTTCCTTCGGCTATCGCCTCTTCTTGAGTCATTTCCTCAATTGGTTTTATTATATCATTCATAACTTATAGTTTTAATAAATCCTCAGTTCTCGCCCAAGAAAGTACATCACTAAGCTTGCAATTAATGCAACACTCGCTCACGCAACCCGTATAAAAGAGCCCGTTAGCATAGATACAAACATATTTGCCATATTTACTAACGATAAGGCACTCGTTCTTTGCGGATGGCTCTTCGGTAGCCTTATGCCACACATCGGTTGGTCGCTCGTTTTGCTGCTCAATGAATCCAAGCAACTCCGTTAAAACCGCCTTCTGCCCGACTGCAAAATCGGACTTAAGCCCCATCACCTTTAGCCGCAGCCTTTCTATCTCTCTGTATATCTTTGTAACTGCATCCATGTTATTTATTCATCTTTGAGGTTGTTTGCGCCCCACGCAGCAAAATCCAAACACAACTGCTTAACGATATGCTTTGCCACATGTGCAAATTGTAGGCAGTTTATTGTCTGCCATAACGTGTTAAACTCGTTCTCAAAGGCTGCTTTCTTCTCACCACGCAGCACGATAGGAGTTCGCTTTCTGTTCAGCCGACTTACAAAACCTTCAGCCACCTCTTTTTCAATACCCTCTAACCGCTCACCATCCATGCTGTCAAGCAAACAATCAACCTCTGACAAGGCATTGTACCTACCCTCATCAAAGAACGAACGGAAATTCTTGTTTTCGTCCATGGTGTCGCTCTGCAGTTTGGCTATCTGTTCTCTCAGCATCTTTATTTCGTCACTAAGCTGCTTTCTGCCATCGTCTGCGCTCTTTTGCTTATCACCACGATAACCAAGACGTGATGCAGCAAACTCAACGAAATCATTTTGCAGTCTTGCGGCTTCTTCAGCGGAAAGGTTATATCCGCCCGTACCCGTAAGCATACCCCAACCACGGACACACAGCAACGGAGTGTGACCATCACATATATACTGCCCGTCAGCACTGATGCCGATGTCATCAAACCCCTTAGCATTATGTACGTAATTAAGGCAGTCAGCAATGCGCTCACCAAGCTTTGCATCCCGCTCGTCCATCACGTCAAAGCATACTTGTGTACCGCCATTACACCAAATGTAACAGCAATTCTCATCAGCCTTGAACGGGGCTTTGAAAACGTCATAATATTCTAACTTTGCCATAATCAAAATACTCTATGTTCGATAATCTCCACGTCCTTGAAATCCTTAGTGTACTCTTCTGCATACTCTAAGGTAGAGAAAAACTTTCTCTCTTTATACGGCGTATCATTACACTTGTAGATAGCCTCATAGACACAAGCTTTCACATCAAGAGTATTGGCTAACTCTATCATTTCAGAATACGCTTCTGCTTTACCTAGATAATAACCTTTGTTTTCTTGAGTTCGCAAGTCCAACACAACTTTTTGGCAAATATCTTTTTTTCTTTCTACCTCAGCTAACAAAGCGTCCTTGCTAATATACTTTCCCATAACTATTATTCTTTTGTAACAAAAACCTTTACCTTATCACCAAACCTTAATCCCTTGAAGGCTGGGTGCATCTGCATAGACGGGTCATAATCCACACAAGTATCATCAGAGAATTTGATGTAACTATCGGACGTAACAACGCCCTCTTTTGCAACACCCTCTTTCACTTCAAGGGTGTTAATAGTCTCTTTTACCACACCCAAGGCTTGTAATTCGGCAGCGGTCATACACTCTTCCATACTACCAAACGGATTTGGGTTGCAAGCGTTTTTCAAAGCTTTTTCAAGCTTCTCTATCTCTGCCAATAAAGCGTCTTTGTCTATATACTTTTTCATAATCTAACCTTTAAATTTACCATCCCACTTATCTAACTTATTGTATTTGGCATAGAAATCACTTCTAACCAGTGTATATAAAATCTGCTCATGAGCAAGCTGCAAATCTTCCCATAACTGTTCGATTACCATAGAGAGGTCTATATCATCATCTTCTATGTTAGCGATAATCTTTTCGATTTGTTTGTCCCTCTGATAAAGATACCTACTAATAAGGTGGTGACGTTTCGTAATACTATCCTCAGAATTTATCTGTTCAAGCAATTTTTCAGTCCAAAACTGCTCATACTTACCATCAATCTTTGCCATAATCTATTTCTCTTTCTGTAATGCTAATCCACGTTCAAGGAAATGTCTTGCAATTAATATTACAGGACTTTCTTTGTTTTCAATAAATTCTTTTGTTTGAACAAATCTTTCTGCCTCTTTAACTAAATCAACCTCTTTCACTTCGAGGGAGTCAAGAAAATGTTTAAGTTCACCAAGCAATTGACCTTCAATTATTAGTTGATGTCTTTTCTCTGGTATATCTTCCCATTCTTTACGTTCTTTATTGCGAGATATTCGTTTTTCTATCTCTGCCAATACAGCGTCCAACGATATATACTTTGCCATAATTACTATTCTTTTGGATATGCTGTTATAATATATGGATAAACCCCAATCAGAGGAATAGACACACCTCTTGTAAAAAAGTGGTATGTGCTATCTTTTTCGAGAGTGCCGAAACTACTAGAAGCAAATATGCCATTTGGAGATATGCTATAAGTGCCCCTACTCGTCCCAACGATGTACGAATAACTTGTACTAAAGCCCTCTTTGTCACCATAAGTGTTCTGTTGCACATTAACAGAATAAACTTTGGCATCAAATGACTTTGTGGTTTTGTAATTAGCCACTGCACCAAATACAAATATGGAGATGCAGATAACTATAATCGTAAATTTGTATTTCTGTATCATACCTTACTCTTCTTTCATATACTTTTTAAAGTCTTCTGCCATTACACCACTGTCAACAAATTCTGTGTCCCAATACTCATTAGCATTATCATTAATCCACTCACATGCCTTCTTGATAAAAGCATCGGTGCGGATATACTCAATATCATTATCCGTTATAGGATGGTTTTCTCTTATATCACCATATGGTGCATAATACAATTTCTTTGGAGCTTCTTTTTTCATAGCCTTATTCTCCATACTGCTTTAATCTGTTGTATATGCCATCAATCTCGTGTTCTAAAAGAACGCCACCAAGACGATGTATATTATTTCTAATAAAACGTAGTTTCTCTTCTCGGACAAGTCTTGCTTTATACGCCACCTCGCTTTCTTCAAGGTGGTATATAGACCAATCAACACAATAATATGTCTCTTTGTCAAACTTGTATTTTCTACCATATTCATCTGTAGCCGTTATGTATTTGCTACCAATTGATGTGATTGTAGCGTTAAATCCTCTCCGCCTACTATCACTTGATGCTATATAGACACTTTGCCCTTTTTTAAATCCCATAACTTTACCCTTTCATATATTTTTCAAAATCAGCAGCCAATGTTTCTCTGTCAAGTTCGGTTTCACCCCATTTTTCTGTCAGATAACCATAGGTTGAGTTTTTCAGCCATTTACAAGCCTTCTTGATAAAGGAATCGTCTTTTGCCTCAAGGGTGTCGATGAATTTTTCTATTGCAAAATAAGCATCCGCCATCCCCTGCCCATGTCTTGTGGATAAATCAACGTTACTTCTTAGTTTCTCTATCCCCTCTACCAAGTCGGCTTTTGACACAAACTTCGTTTTACTTGTTGAATCCATATATCTATCACAGTTTTCTAACGTGTGTCTCACGCTCTAATTGAACTTTCATGGTGCAAAGATAGCACTTTTTATTTTAATTTGCAACTTTCTGAGCAAAAATATTATTAAATTTAACATTAATTAAGGAACCGCCCCTATCTTCACAGACAAGGGCGGCGTACAAAAAAATTATCAAGTAAAACGAGAAAAAATTATATTGTAATTACATTGGTATTTGGTTGTGCTGTTCTATTTGAAGGGTTGGGTTCGACAAAGCCACACGTGATAACGCCAAACACTCCGTTGTACGAGTGCTTGTAACTCACACTCTTGCCCGTATATACAAGGTGGTACACTTCTGTACGCCCCGCTATCTGCATTGTCACCACGCCATTATACAAGGCGTTCTCGAAAGCCGCCTTATTGGTAAGGTACTCAGCCTTTGTCCTACCATGGACGTTAAAGGACAGCGTAACGTTACGTTTATCCTTCTTCCTTGTGACTATCATCCTTACGCCATGTTCTAGCCGTGATGAGTTCTCCAAAGGGTCTTTTAAGGGTACGCCCGCTTCAATGGCATCAATAAACCCTCTACCCATGCGCACCTTATATGTTGTATATGCGCCTAAAGAATTAATATACAAATCATCCATACTATTGTTCCTCTACGTATTTTCTTATTCTTGATAGTTCCGAATCCATGTTCTTGATACGGGGCACGAGGGTATCAACCACGCCGTCCCTAATCTCTTCCACATGGATAGCCATGCCCGCTAGGATATCCCTCGAGTCGTCAGCTACATCATAGCTCTCTCTCATATGGATAAACATTTCATCAAAGCGGGTATTGATAATATCCAACCTCTCACGAGACTGCTCAACGGCAGCTTGTGTGGATATGCCTATTCCGACAAGCGAATTGGCTTGGTCATAGGATATGTTTGCCATGCTCTTTGCCGTGGCACTCTGATTGAAGTTATCCGTGCTAGCGATAATACCCGCCTCCTTATATTCGTTAATGTCGCTCTGTGCTTTCTTAACGATGTCTTGGTATTCGGCATTGAGGTCTCTTAACCGCTGCTTGTATATATCATTGGTCATCAAATCATCCTTATTCTCTTGCTTTTGCTTATTCAGTTCATAAAGCTTCTGCCGCCACCTACTCAATTCATCTTGGTACTTCTCTCCGACAAGGTTGTTGATAACCATCTTATTGACCATTTCTTGCCAACCCTTTGATATGTCGGTGAACACCTCTTGCGAGCCGTCACCGAGCGCATAGAGCTGATTAAGGAAATCGCTGAACACACTTTCCTCTGTCGTGGTGGTCAGCTTCTCCATGATACGCTCCGTCAACTCTTCGGTCTTACCCGCCTGCTCAACAACAGCATCCCAATATTCGGACTTGTCATATTTTCCTACTTCTGTAAGATAACGCCAAAGGTCGGGTGCGAAATCCCTAATAGCCTTCAGTTGCTCGGGGGTGAGGTTATAGATAGACTGCAGACCCGTGACAGTTGACACTTTCACGCCCGCAGTACGCATAGCCTCTTGTGCCGCCGCATTATACTTCCTTATCTCTTCATCATCAGCATAGTAGGCATTAGAGTGGTGTGAGCTGTGATACCCCATCTGAGCTTGCAGTATCTCCATGTTGTTCTTGTTCACTTTCTCTTGCGACTCCAACGCTTTCTGATAGACAGACAACGCCTTGCTACCATAGGACTTATCCATGATACCCGTCAGCGACTCGATGGCACGTATAAGGTCTTCGTTCTTCTTTGTCAACCTCTCTGTGGTCTCAGCAACCTCTTTTTCATTACCGCCACCCCAATTGATACCAAAAGCCCTACCGATAGCACTTCCAAACCCTTGTATTCCGTCAACAACACCATTGATAGCACCAAACACATCACCTTGCATTAGGCTCTGAACTCCTTTTTGGAAACCATCCATACCTTTTGCAAAATCGGCAAACCCCTTTCCAAATTCAGTATTACCTAGTCCGATATTACCAAGCAATGCATTTGCACTCTGCGCATTTTGGTTTATTAAGCTAAAGATACCCGTAGCATCCATACCTGCTGTCACGTCCTTGAAATATTGTCCGATATTTCCACTCTTAGTAAAATTCTTTAGCGCATCTTGACGTGCCTTTTGATTAGCTTGAGCTTGTTTTAAGTCCTCTTCTGCCTTTGATAAGTCGTATGTTGTCGTCTCTAATACCTCAAACGCCTTTTTGACAGATTCGGAAGATTCAATCTCATTTTTATATCTCTCTTTTATACTATCAAGACTACCGTTATCAATCTTCTGCCATTGTTGACGGAAAGAACCCTCAGTAATATTTGCGCCCTTTTTATTAACGGCACTTACAAACTGAGAAATAGCCTTTTCTTGACTTACACCCTTTTTGTTTCTAACAGTAGTCAAACCATTTATCTGTTGTTCTACCTCAAGAATTTCTTGTGTCAGTCGCTTTCTTTCCCTAAGTCCCGGCAGCCACGATGAAAACACATCTGTCCTACGGGCAATATTATCTTCTATCTCCCTTATCTTCTCAGCGAGCACCTTTGCGTTCTCAGCTGTGATATCTTTTGCATCGAGGGCTTGGGCGAGCTGCTTTTTCAATGTCCGTAACGCATCTACACTCTGATATTCGAGATTATTAAAAACCGTCTCCCAATCAAGTGACTGCTGCAACTCTTTCATATTCAGCTCTGAGATAAGCCTTTCTTTCTGTCGAGCCAAAGCCGCCTTTTGGATTTCGTCTTGTTCCTTATCTATCTTTAGGTCGTATTCCTTAGTGATAGCAGCACGCCTTGTTTGGAAATCACCATACTCTTTCTGATAATCAAGTAATGCTTGAATGCGTTTTTCATTCTCACTCTCCATGGACTGCTGCATTTGTTTATCAGCGGCAATAAGTCGAATATCCCTATTCTCTATTTCTTTCGGGTCTCTATACGAAGAAGTCTCTTTATACTCGTCTGAATCAAAGAAGTTCTTCCCTTTATTTTTCTCGTCTTTCTCCCACAAAGCTTTTGCTGCTTCTATACGTTTAATACGCATATCCTCGTACGAACGTTGAATAGCCAACACCTCTTTATCGTGGTCAAGCTTTATGCGCTCAATCACTTTTTCTGTTGACTCGTCCATAGCCTTAATTCGGGCTTCACGGGTTGAAATCTCCAAATCCTCTTCTGCACGTTTCTGTTCACGTGCTTGCTTATCCATAAGCTCCTTACGCTCTTGTGCTAGCTCCGCTGCTGTCTTGCCACCACCGCCTTTACCACCTTTATCTGTCGGCTCATAAGTCTTGATGTTGGCATTGGCAAGCTTATTCTTTTCCTTCTCCAACTCCTTATTCGCCTTATCAGTTAGTTTCTTCTGCTCGTCTTCGTACTTCTTGTTACGCTTTTTATCTTCTGCAGCAGCTTTGGCACGTTGACTAGCTGCATAATTACTACTATATTGATTAACACGTCTTGCTCCTTGCTCAGTCCATTTACCGTCTTTGGTGTCGCCTTCCATAAACGTATAACCAGCCTCTTTTGCATTCTTATATGCAAGACTTCTTCTATCCGTGGTATTACCTCCCGCCTTTACACGATAAGAATACTGACCACCTTTTGCCGTTGCATTATTTTGGTCAGCTTTCATTTGTTCCTCTATCTGCTTCTTAAAGCTCTCAGTCATCAGCTCTTGATATGCAAGTGCCTTTGCCCTAGCCATGATAGATTCAACTACTGCATCGGTATTCTTCACTAGAAGATTCTCTGCATCTGTCACGCCGCCAACTGCAAACCCGAGGTCGTTAAAAGCCTTTTGGTTATCCTTGACAAACTTCTTTTTCTTTGCCATATCATCACCAAGCTTATTCCAACTATCTTGCAGCTTTCTATAAGACATTATCTGTTTCGATGCACTTTCAGCAACAGAACGTGCCCAACTCTCTTGCTGCTCCTTGATAGCCTTGATATGTGCCTCTTTCTCTTCTCTCGCTTTCTTCTCAGCATCCGTCTCAGACATAAGAGCCTTTGTAACAGCAAAGATAGCTGCTCCCAAAGTAACAAGAATAGCGACAATAGCACCCCAAGGAGTCTTTGACATAGCCGCATTAAGCCCCTCTTGCGCTGCCGTTGCTGCTGTGGTCGCAGCCGCTTGTACGCCACGAGCCTTAGCCAAAGCCCACGTCTTAGCCTCCTCAATGGCAATCATGAAGACACTCGTCTTCTTAACGAGGTTATATGTAGTCTCTAATCCTACAACTATTCCGAGGATAGATTGGACTTTGGTTTGAATCTCCATCATCTTCTTACTATCCTCATTGAATATTCCTATAACGGAAGTAACCATACTAGCCGCTCCCGCCACACCTTGAAGACCAACCTTTAACGCCGTCAGTCCTCTGTTCGGGTCATCGAAATAGCTCATATAGGCATTTGCCAACTGCATTTCCTCTCGCATATCGCCCGCTTTCTCTGCAAGCTCCATAAACTCAGCCGACCCTTTCTTTCCTTCCTCTATGAGCTGTATCATTTCTTCACGGGCTTTCATAATCCTAGTACGCATAGTACCAGAATGTATGGCACGTTGCTCCGCTTCTTGCTCTTGTATGCGAGCTAACTCAGCTTGCTTTTTCTGTTCTTCAATAATATTCTTTTCCTCTTCATCTATCTCTCCTAGACGTTCGAGTATATTCAAAAGCCTTTCATACCTCAGACTGCCGACTTCTGTACCAGACCTGTCGAACATATCTGCAGTTGATTTGACTTCGCTTAATTTTGCTCCTATTTTCTCTGCCTCCTTCACGAGCTTATCACCTTCAGAGGTCATATACATATCCTTTGCCTTCTCTTTTATCTGTTGAAGAATCTCAGGATATTTACCCATCACCTCTTGGGCTTGCTCTGCACGTATACGTGCGTCTTGAGCATTATCACCCCATACAACAAAGGATTTTCCTATTTCGTCTGTGAACGTAAGAAAGTAAGCGAATTTTTCTCCGCTTTCACCTAACTCTTCATTCTTTTGTTTAAGAGACTCTTCTTTCTCTTCTAACTCGGCAATCTTATTTCTCAGTCCTTCTAAAAGCAGTTCTTTTTCCCTAATTATCTCATTAGCTTGTATAGCTGCTGGGTCATTTTCAGACAACCCCTTTATACCTTCCTTAAGGTCGCCAATAGTAGATTCAATAGAAAGAGCGTCTTCTTTCAACTCTTCTAAATAACTATCTCCTTGTACCTTTTTAAGTTTGATAGTTAATTCGTCTATCTCATTATTAAGATTACTAATTCGTGTCTGAGCACCTTCCCACTCTAAAGAACCTTGAGGTAGAGTTAAAGATTTCTTTACGGTTTCTTGTAACTCTTTCGTCTTTTCCTCTATCTCTCTCTTTATTGTATCAGTATAAGAGGGGATTTTCGGCGGCTCTGCTCCCATCTCTTCTTTTTGATTCTTTATAGCTTCTGTGTTCTCATTTACCGCCGTAGTTTGCTTTTTAATCGTTGCTGTTGTGTCATCAATAGAACCTTTCACCTCTTCCTCAATAGCTGCACGCTCGCTTGCTGCCTCATTCAAGCTTTGGGCTTTGATATTCTGCTGTGTCATAGACATAACGCCCGCTTGCTGCTGCTGTAGGATATTGGTATTCTGTGCGGCTTGGTTAGAAAGGTTCAACTCTTGCCGCTTCGTCTCATCAGACAGCTCAGACATACAATCAGTAATCTTCGATATAACATCGGAAGACTCTGTAAGACTGCCTATAAGGTCTTTCGTCTCTTTGATATAGTCGTAGAGCTCACACACCTTTCCAATGACTTCATCAAAGGACTTGCTAATGGTCTTTGTCGCTTGGTCGGCATTATCCTCTATACCCTTGTAAGGGTTGTTAGACGAGCCACTGAACACATCGGAAAGCTTATCATTCGCCTGCTGAGTGGTCTGTATGATATCTTCATACTTTCCTTTGAGCTCATCAAGCTTTGATATAAGCCTACCAATCTCTTCACGGGGTGCATCGGTATTTGACTTCTCCAAAGCACTATTAAGCTTCATAATCTCATTATAAAGCCTCTCTACCTCTTTCCAATCTGTCGATACGTGATATATCAGTTCTGCCATATCCGTTTAGTTTAATCTTGATAACATATCATTATACGAGCTTATTTCCGACTCATAGAACCGCCTTTGCTCATCTATATCCTTTAACGCCCTCTTCTTGCGCATCCTCTGATACCAACCTTCCGCCTTGTACTCTTTCAGTTTGGCATAGCACTCATCAAGTCGCTTGATATAATACCGATAATGCTCTATCATAAGATTACAATAGGAGCTTATATCTTTATCAAGCCCCACTATATCAGCACCATCGGGCTTATGAGTGCTAATATACCTCAGCATAGCAACGCCCTTCGAATACCTCTCTATCTTCTTGTCGTCCATTACAAAATAATTTTGGTACAAAATTAAGCTAAAATCCCCACATCGACAAACAATATTGAAGACGATAAAACACACTTTAAAAATAGTACCATATATAACGTAAAGAAATGTTAAATTTATATTTTTTTGCACAACGTAACGAAATTTTACTTATATTTGCCACCATTATATACTTTAAAACATTTTATTATGAAGAGATTTAGTTTCGTTTTTGTATTAATTTGTTCCCTTGTGTTGGCAGCATGCTCATCGTCTGACAAGGGTAATGAAACACCTATCGACCCTATCACCCAATATAAAAAGGACATCATAGGCAAGTGGGTGTTTGTTGGCAACAAGCCGTCAAAGGGCACTGAGGACTATGCTCCCGTGGAAAACTACGAGAAGACATTTATCTTCAATGATGATAACACATGCCGTATCATCATTACGGACAACTCAGTACCGAAAACATCGGTACACAGAGACATCAATGGGACATATATTATCAGAGAGACAACAAAGGGCGTAGCAGTCAGAATAGAAATCAATGGGCTTATCTCCTACAGCATTATCAAGTTCTCTGATAACAAAAGGATTTTATATATGCTAGACGATGACCCCGATGGCTACTATGCTACCGATGAAAAATACATAAAGGGCTAGTTTTTATCGACAAACGCCGACAAACATTAAATATGTGTTAAATACACACTAAAAGGCAGGAGATACAGAGAATTTTCCTACCTTTGTCATGTGATAAGGATATTAGTATTTCTTGCTTGCTTTATAGCGGGCGCATGGGTTTGCCACACCACATATAAGAAACGGCACTAGATTATCGTCTTGCCTTTCTTACCAACCTCAACCAACCATAGAAAAGGATGAGGCTGTACTCTTTCTTTCTCAACGAGAATCCCGCAACAGCCTTTCTTTGCAACTCTCTTTCATTTCAAAGTGAAATTTCTTAGCATACATATAGCAAGCGTCACCACCTTCGCCGTAGCCTACTTCCTCTAAGATTAGGTCGTGGGTCTCGGGTGACACGATGACACCTTCGTCTGTTGTCGGGTGCTCTGCCATAAAATCCCATATCTTATGCTTTAACGCCTTAAGATTATCCTCTACTTCCTTTTGCATCAGATTGTAGAGTTCATCAGAAATCTCTGGTAGATTCAAGCTTGCTTCATAGTGGTTATTCCAACTTGACAACTCATAGCGAGCAATCGAGTTTTCTTCTGAAGATGGTGTAAGCCCGTAGATATTCGGGATATCACCATTAAGACAATATCCTTTCGGCTCACCCCATACCGTAAGGTGTTTGTTTGTAAGTATCTGTTTCTTTGCCATAATTCACTCTGCTAATTCTCTTTTTAATAGTTCAACAATCTCAGCCTTACGCTTTTCCCACTTGATAGAATCACGCTCTGCACAAAACTTACAATTACCCTTGTGTGCCATTTTATCTGATATATTTGAGTAAACATACTCACAACTATCATAAATAATATCCACATAGTTCATTGATGATTTTTCTACTTCACAACCATCCCAAAGACACCCCTCCATTATCACGGCTAAGAGTGCTAACAATATCAGTTTCTTCATTTTTTTCTTCTTTTGTGAAACAATCTTCCATTATTATACATAGCGTACACCCAAGTCTCGAGACAATCCCTTTCACTTTCCGTTAGGTCTTCCTCGTCTATCTTATAGCCCCCTCTGAATAGATTCCAATCTCTTCCGTTAGGGTAAACAGAGACAACCATCCACGTAGTTTCCTTCCCTATGCTATTTAGAATCTTCTCAACCGTTTTAGCGGGCTTATACACTTCATTGTCGTGCTCTTCAAGAAATTCAAAGAACGCTTCACGCACGGCTTCCATCGTGTAGTTCGGCTTACTGAGCTTTGCGCCCGTCACCATATCGAGCATGGCGCAGTAGTCACTTTCTAACCTATCATAGTCCTTGACCTTGTAAATTATTTCTTTAATTTTGCTAAGTATGTTCATTTCTCTTTCCTTTCTTTTAAATAGCGTTTCAATATCTCGCCATAATAATCTTCTCCTTTTGGGTAGGTTTCTATAACTAATTCTTTCTGGCTATTACACTCACGAAGAATATCATTTTCCGCATCAAGAATAATTCTTATATCTTTCAAAGTTAGCTCAAGGTCTTTCTCCGCTTGATGGTAGCCTTGTATAATTGAATTACGTGCCAAATCATATAACACACCTTTCCTATCTTTGGGATATTTACTATATGCAAATTCTTCTGCCTTACTCATTTCTTTTTCTGTAAAAATCGTCTTAATACTTCCGAATAATAGCCAATCGTTTCAGACTTAATATCAGTTTGGCAAAGTTCTATTTCAGTGTCAACTTCTGCAAAGATGATATATAATTCCCACATATCTTCCCATGTCAGAAAATCTTGCTCTGCTTGATGGTAGCCTTCAATAAACCCTTCACGTTTCATCATGTTATCATAAAGACCATCCTTCGGGTATCTTTTAAATGCCACTTCCTCTGCCTTGCTCATAATTAATCTTTATTTGGGTCATAATTAAACATCTTGCATACCTCATCCTTGTTGGTATCGGCATATTTATAAATCCACCTTACCTTTTCAAGAACTACATTATTAGAGTCCACTTTATTTATGTGGTCATAGAACAAGCTTTTGAAAATGCAGTTGTCTGCCTCGTGGATAATCTTATCCTTTTCGGAAAGCTTTTCTTTTAGTCTTTCCGTATAGATATAGTTTATATCCGTTATGTCAATCTTGTCAATAAACATCATGTCCGATATTAGGTAGCACAATGTTTTCTTGTCAAGACCTTCTAGCTTTTCTCTGAGTGTACTATATTCTTCCGCCTTACTCATAATCCTATAATAAATCTTTGCGCCTTTATCACGTCTCCAATATCCTCAAATAGTATGTCATACGCAAGTCTTTCCGCTTCTTGCTCACTGCAGCTTGCATATACTTTTAATATTCTCTCAAAAGTTACTTTCTTTCTTTTCATTCATATTCAATCTATTATGAGTCCTTCCTCGTCAATATACGCATCTAACGCTTTGTCGCAGTAGTTACCCTCACAGCCGCCTATACGTGGCTTGTTGACCTCGTTGTTAGTCCATGGGCAATATTGGCACAAGTCCTCACCGAGATAATCTTTTAACTGTTCTCTTGTCATATTCAGCCTCCTCATATCAGACCTTCTTCAACATACGCTTCTAATAGTTTGCTGCAATAAACACCATCACAGCCGCCTATATGTAGTTTGTCAACCTCATATTTAATCCACGGACAGTACGGACACAAGCCCTCACTGAGATAGTTTACTTTCACTTCTTTTGCCATATTCCGCCTCCCTCAATATACGTTTCAAATTCCGCTTCCCTATATTTTTTTAGTTCTCTTAACCAATCTGCAAGTTGCTTATGCTCTGCAGCACATTCTGAATTGCCACATGACTTTTCATCACAATGGGCAATAGCTTCATCTAACGTCATCATATCTATCTTATTTATAAAACCTTATTCTTTCTCTCAATCTTTTTGATTATCAACCTCAGCCTACGGGCTGCATTATACTCTCTGTTTGTCGGACTCTTGCTCTGCACAAGGCATACGCACTTCTCAGCAAGCTCTAACAAAGCCTTATAGTCCGTTTTGCCAATCTCTATCTGCATCCTTCCAAAATCTGATTTAACAAGTTTCGATAGCCCTCGTCAGTCTTCACCCGTTTTACAGCACTTGCATATATTCGGGATATTGCCGTCCCTTGTTTTTTCAGTATCAAGGACAGCAAAAAACGTGACCTATGCGGCATCATACCACAGCACGATGACTGAAACACCAAGACAAACAGATAGACGAAAGACTCTGTACGCATCCTTTGGAGCGAGTTCTTTTTCTTTTCGCCATAGACAAGGCTATCGCATTGAATCCTCAGTTCGTTAGCCAAATCCAAGTCAATCTCTTTGCGCACATCGTCAAGCTGCTTTTTAAGAGCATTAATATCTTTCTGCTTGTCTGCGATAGCGTCCGTTATTCTAAAATAATCCTCTATCCTCATATTTATAAATAGTAATTATCAAACCTCTACAAACACCACGTGCCGCCCGTCTTTCCTCGTGTGCTTAGTACACATGTTTCCATGGGTACAGCATGACAGACGTGGAAGACCTCTTTTGTCACGCTCGTAGTCAGAGAAATAACACCCAGAGCACTCTGCCTTGTCAAATATTGAGGGCACTACTTTCAGCTTCACACCCTCGTATGTTATCATACCACCAATCTCTGTATAAGTCATCTTCACCTCACACATCTTTCTTATCTTTAAAAGGACAATGCTTACAACGCTCTGTGCGCTTTTCTTTGCACACAAACGTATCATCTATCTCAACGGATATTATCTCGTCACCACGCACCTTATAATTAAAGGTACGCTCTAAATCCCCTCTCTCAGTGGTAAGTGGGCAAATCATACGCCCTTGCCTTGTCTGCAGACAGAAACACTTTATTGCACCCATAGCTATTTCTCTTTTATAATACGTTTAAGCTCACTAACCAAATCTTGTTTGGTACACTGATACAAAGACCCTTTAAGATGCGGCTTGAAAGCCACAATAAGACCAACCAAATCAGCCTTCGTCAACCTAAATAAATGTTCGTAATCCATATTTATTTATTATAAAACTCAAACATATACCCCTTGCAGATACCATCTTTCTCTTGAAACACACATGCCTCTTTACCAACAAAAGGGTATTTCTCACGAAGCTTTGCCTCAATCCTATCGCCGTTGGCTCTCAGCTCTTCAATCGAAGAAAAACCACCGACTTGAGCACATGCCCATCCATGACCAATGCTAGGTAGCCTTGTTATCTTAATCAGATACATTCTGTTTGTTGTCTTACTCATTGTCTTTGACAGTTTTACGAGTGCCTCTCGTTTTATATCGTTTTACTTTTCTTCTAAGAAAACCACCTATATCTTCACAGACGATGGTGGTTGCAAACATTTTTAAATATTAATTATTGCATATGGTATTGCAAAGGTAATCATTTATAATTTAATAAACAAGCGTTTAACGAATTTTAAAACAGACTTTAACATTTGTTTATATTTACGCTTGACATACCTATCCAACATCACCCTAATCTCTTTTTGCCCCATGCCTTTAAGCACGAGGTCGTAGAGTGTTGCCATATCGTTTGATGTGAGTATCATACACAAGGCTCTGCAATCTCTTCAACGGTCTTTCGCATAAGATAGCCCATCGTCCAAGCTCCATCTTCCGTGTCGGCTTCCACATCATAGTACTTGCATATCGCTTGCTGCACATGATAGAGCTCATGGATAACGGTGTCCCAAAACTGCTCTTTGTTGGTCGCATTGCCTATAAAGACAAAGGACATCTGCAGTCTGTCATTTGACACGCAAAACCCCGTGTTCTTTTCGTTAAGTAGGATTTCCACCGCATCGTCAATGGATTTCCCTCTCATACCAAGCGATATCATCATCGAGCGCATCTCGTATTCATCGAGCCGCCCGAAGTCGTAGCTTATCACCACGCCCCAACAACCCCGAACATCAATATAGCCGTTCTTCATATCATACGCTCCCAAAATATCGGTATTCCCGCATTACACATCTTTGCCTCGAAGCAAGCGAGGACATCACCACTCTCTCCGTCTGGGTCGTTGAGCGTTTCCTTGACGTACATTGACCTTGCAGCATCAGTAGGCAGCGACTCCTTGTAGTCGGCACGTGCCATATTGAAGAGATACCAAGCGGTGTATCTGTATTCCTCGGGCAGCTTAACGCCGTTGGTCTTCAATATATCATACACATCATCTGAGGATATGGGGATAAGCCTTTCCAAGCTACCCGCTCCCTTGTCAACCCTCATCATGCTTATCGCCCACTCAGCGAGCCGTTTGCTGAATAACCCATGATAGTAATCATAGTACAAGGTCTTCTCTTCCGAAATATAATGTCTCATAGTCTTTTCGTTTTAGTTGTTAATAAAAAAATCGAGAGAGCCGAAGCCCCCTCGACCAATGTTATACGTACCTACCCATAGAGTCACGTCCACGTCTCATGTGCTCGTCACTTTCGTCCCAAGCTCCATCTTTATAGCCGTGTTCATAGCCCTCTTTGTAGGCTTCGTCCGAGTGGTAGCTGCCACCACGGTAGTTCATCACTCCGCCACGATAATTGCGGCGCATCTGTTCTCTCATACTTGAGCGCATTTGCTCTTTGTTATCATCATTGATTACAATAAATGGCATAGTCGTAATGTTTTTAGTTCTGTTTCTTTGAAGGAGCGGTAAGCTCACGCATAAAGGATAGTATCTCATCAAGCTTAGAGTCCGTTTCCTTACGATGGTTCACGAGCTCTTTAATCGTCCTATCACGCTCTTTGTCGGCGGCATAGGTAGGATTAAGCGTCTCTAGCATTTTCTCGCCCTCAGAGAGCACGAGATTATGATAAGGCACTTGCTCGATGGCTTTCTTAGAGGTCTGTATCATTCCGTCCACTGCTTGCAGCATGGCTTCACGGCTACAGCTCACGAAAGTAGAGCCGTTGTTATACGATGACGACTCGGCATTAAGCGGCAGATTACTGAAAGGAACATCTGCCCCACCGATGGTAGCCACAATATCCACTACAAGGCTCTGCCCCTGCATTGTTGCCAACCCGTTGAAGATAGACGGCTGATTAGTCTGATAAGGCGATTTTGGCTCGCCCTTTGACTTTACGACACCTATCTGAAGACTAGGCTTCTCACTCTTCTGTAATACGTAGAACGGCTGACCCGCTCCCAAAGTTCCAAAATCCATTGTTTTCTACTTTTTTTGATTAAACGATTGTTCTTGACACCAACTGAAGAATACCATCGAAACGATTATTGAACACTAGGAACACACCCGTACCACCGATGAGGTCTGCAGCCGTAACTGCAGTGCCGTCAAAGAGTGTCAGCGACCTTGTAGTACCATTCAAGGTAATGGTGATAGGAAGTGTTGTCGTTGTGCCCGTAGGTATAGCATCAGAGAGCTTTACCGTGAAATAGCCGATAGGCTGTATTCGTCTGAACCCAAGGGCAATGTCAACCGCATCTGTGCCAACCGTGATATTCGTTGATGGAAGATAGGCGATACCACCCGCATTAGTAGTAATGTTATTCACACACATACTTTACCTCCTTTCGCCCTATCAGAACACGATGTTTCCACCGAATCCGTTGCCATAGTAGCCATTAAAGCCGCCCATATAAGGGGTAGTGTTTACCACTGCAACTTGTGGATATTCTACATTAATGGTATTCGGCAGCTTCCCCTTGATGTCCTCAACCTCTTTTGCGACACTTGCAATCTGTCCGAGGATAGGAGCAACAGCCTGCTGAACGACACCCGTTGTGAAGTTCTGACTCTTCAACGCTGCTACCTCTGATGTGAGGGTCGCAATCTCTCTGTCCTTTCTACTTGACTCGAGCGCATCAATCTTGTTATCAAGAGCAAGATAATTGCGGTTCATAGTGTCGTTAAGCGAATAAGTTTGCTGGCACATAGCCAATTGGTCTGCAGCACTCTTTGTAGCGATGGACTGATTAACGCTGTTGAAACCCTGCTGATTTGCAAAGGCGTTAGCTGTTATGCCCTGCTGTAAGGTGTTTGTCTGCTGGCACATAGCAAGTTGGTTCTGACAGCAACAATTTTGGAACTGAGCTGCCAAAGAAGCGTTTCCGCTCTGAATAGCATTGATTACTTGCAGAGCGTTCATGCCTTGATTAGCTCCGATGGTGTTCAACGCACTCTGAATACCTTGTATCTGCGAATTTACAAGGTTAAAGTCCTGACCTAACATAGAGCTAAGTGTCTGAACGGCTGTTCGCTGTGCCTCGCCCTGTGATGTGATAGCGTTCATGATAAGCTCACGTCCGCTGTCATTTGATAACTGATTACTGAGGAAGCTAGCTCCGTTGTTTCCGCCATTACCGAACAAGCCGTTGCCGTTGCCGCCCCAACCGAAGATAGAGGCTACGATAGCAAGACCGATAAGCTCTCCGATGGTGTTACCACCGTTGCCGAAGAGACCATTACCATTGTTACCGATGGGAATGCTGAGAGGAATACCTCCTACGTTTCCGTTTGCCGAATCGGGCAATTGATAGATTTCTGCCATAGATAAATCTTTTTTTTGGTGAATACTTATGTTTACTTGTCCTTGCGCTTAGACAATGCAAAGTTATGAAGTATTCAACCTCGTTGGTCGGGTTATGCCCCTATCTGCAACGACACACTACGGCATATATTAACGCCCTATAATACGGCTTTCCCAAACAGAAAAACCCCGTTTTATTGACTTAAAGCCCCCTTTTCAGTTTCTTCCTATGTCGTTCCGTTTAACACAAAAAAAAGATAGCCTACTTTCACAAGCAAGCTACTTCGGAAAATCTTATAAAAATAAGTGTTTAATAGAACAATTTTTTCTGTTGTTTGTGCAAAGTTATAAAAATATTTAATTTATATAATATATATGGCTATTTTCTTGCAAAATATTAAGTTTTTTTTGTATCTTTGCTATGTTTAATAGAATAAAAATAATAATTATGGCAAAAAATTTTAATTACCTTATAGGTAAAAAGTATGGTAAACTTACTGTTGTTGGTTACGAAAAAGGCAAGGGATGTAAATGTAGGTGCGATTGCGGAAAAATTTATTTTTCCATTCCATACTACCTTATAAACGGTAGGGTTTCTTCTTGTGGCTGTGCGCAATACGAACATAACAAACTAACAACACACCCATCAAGAGAACATTCTGTTTCACATTCTGATATTATAAACAAAACATTTGGTCATCTTAAAGTTATAGAATCAGTCGGATTTATTAAAGGGCACGAACACTTTAAATGTTTATGCGATTGTGGAAAAGAAAAGATTGTAGATTATTATAAATTAACCTCTGGTCATACTTCTTCATGTGGTTCATACATTCATAAAAGAAAAATAGATATTACGGGGAAAAGATTTGGTAGATTAGTTGCTATTCGCCCCGTCCATATAAAAGGCAGTAAAGAAGCTATGTGGGAGTTTAAATGTGATTGCGGAAATATTAAACTTATACCTGCTCGAAACGTTCTTGTTAATGGTACTAAATCGTGTGGATGCTTAAAAGCAGAGAGAAACAAAAGAAAAGAATCCAAAACACGCTTACATAGCATATGGGCAAATATGAAAGGACGTTGCTATAATAAAAAACTTAAAGAATATAAGAATTATGGTGGTCGTGGTATAAAAATATGTGAAGAATGGAACGAATACAAGAATTTTAAAGAATGGGCACTAAATAATGGTTACAAAGAAAATCTTACTATTGAAAGAATTGATGTTAATGGAAATTATTGCCCCGAAAATTGCAAATGGATTACATTAGCTGAACAATGCTTAAACAAACGTAATACATTACATTATTTGTATAAAGGAAGGATTATTACTCTTGCAGAATTAGCCAAAACAACGAATTTGAGCTATGATAGCATTCATCATCATTATCATAGAAACGACCTAGAAAAATGGTTAAGAGATAGGGGACTTTAACCCCTACCTCTTTCTATGAAAATATATAAATAACGATATCACACAAAGTACAAAGAAAAATGGGAACACCTTACCTAAATACAAAAATGTTCTATCTTTAAAACTTAACTTCTTCTCAATCGGTATAGGAACACGGATGGAGTCAACCCTCTCCGACAGCAACGTATCGTGGACTAGCTTGTACTTGTATTGCGTATGCCATTTTGTCGTTTCCACATAAAGGGTATCGCCATAGGCATACTTCTCCACAAGAACAGAGTCATGCTTATAGATGGAGTCGTACTCTACCTTTGTGATATACACCGAGTCATGGTGATATTCGGGTACGGGCACATACTGAACGCTCTTACAGCCCGTGAACAGCAGCGCAGCCGTCAGCAGCACTACGCTGACAAAACTAAGAGCAAACAGCCTCATGCTGCCACCGCTCCGTGATAGTTTTCTCTCATAGTAATCCATATCATAGTAAAATTAAAACAACAATCAGTCCGTATAACATCATCTGAGTACCGCAGCCACAGTACTTTACCTCTTCCTCAATCTTATCAATATCTTCTTGTGTCATAGCTTACGTATTTTATAAAACCATTTTCTATCTCTATTTTTTCTCCATTACATTTTAAAATTTCTATTTTTATTTTTGATATTTTTTTATTCTGCTTCACCTTACCATTTACTAACCTTCTTAAACTGTCTTGACTAATATTTATTTTTTCACAGAAAGACTTCAATCTATTTTCCTCTATAACATATCCCTCTTTATATATTGCTTTAAATAAACATTGACAACGTTTTATAATTCTTTTTTGATACACATCTTTTTTATATCTAAAATGCAACCCTCTTGCATTAGTTATTCTATTTTCACAACACTGATAAACTAACGAACGGGAAATATGATTCTTTATTGCTGCATCTTTTAATGTTTCATAACTTTCTATTATCTCACCTTCATATGTGTATAACACAACAGGAGAATTATAATTATTCTCTATTCTTTTTAATCTTATCCTTTTTTTTCTTGTTCCATAATTAGAATTATATTTAGGCGTACACCATTCTAAATTAGACACACAATTATTAACAGTGTTCTCATCTCTATGATTTATAAAAGGATAATTATTAGGATTTAGAATAAATGCTTCTGCAACTAGACGATGTATCACAAAACCTACTTTCTTGTTGCCACCAACACATATTGATAGAATATAATATCCATTTCCCGATTTATTGCATCGATATATTTTTGCCCCATATTTACAATCTGTTTTCAGTCGCTTATTATAAGACAAATGTTCTTTTCTTTTTAATCGACCATAATTACTTATTGAGAGTATTTTCTCATACCCCCTTACATCACGCCATTCCTCGCCTTCAATATTATCTAGCGATAACCATCGCTCACTGTTTACAACTGGTAATTCCTCAAAACTAAGCATAGGCATTTATTTTAAGCCAAACTCTTTTTTAAATCTTCTGTATAGCAATAATCTTTGCGCTATACCATTATTACCTCCATTAATTACTTTGGTAATCCTTTTTACTATCTCTTCACCAAACATTCCACCATTATCACCATCTGCGATTTGGTTTATTTTATTTTTTTCCCAAAACCACATAGCACTTAACTGAGCAAGGTAATACTTCGGATTACTCTTATTCGCCTTACCCACAGAATCGGGGTCGCTGAGTACGTTAGCCGTGCATAGGTCATACTTACTGAACGCCATGTAGTTATCCTTGCCCGTCAATTGAATATATCCACGTCCTCTGTACTTCCACCCGTCACCGCTTGCCTCGCTGCCATTACCCATGCGGTTAGCATAGACCTTATTAGCAATCTTCTGAGGGTTACGGGCATAGGCTTGTGCCGTCTGTGCATTGAAATACTTTGGAAAGGTCTTTAACAAGCCATCGGCGGAATAATTCAGATTTTCTTCTGTGGCTTTTAAGTAGTTCGATTCGAAAACTGCTTGTGAAAGATAATGAATAATCCTCTTTGTAGAATTTATACCCATACTTTCAGCCCACATATTAAAACTTGCTACAAAGCAATCAAGCTCTTCATCGGTAGGCGATGCTATGCCTACAAGAGCCCTTACAATCTGTTGTTTTGTCAATTGCATAATCAATCTTCCATATTATTTTCCTTATCATAATGCTCTTCATCACCTTTCTCTTCGTACTCGGTAAAAAGAGCATTGATAAATCTGATGATATTTTTAAACTTTCTCATTGCTTTCCTTGAAAAAATCTTCGGTAGATAGACGCACACGATTTGGGCAACCGACAACTTGACATACAAAAGGGAGAGCCTTCTGCAGTTTAAGTGAGTTATCAAGCATGACCTTTTTCATTTCTGATATCTCGCCCTCATGCTTCTTCTTAATGTTCGACATTTCTTCCTCATAAGCACTCATCTTCGTACGCATCTGCTCCTTGTCAGCATCATACTCACGGAACTTCTGAAGGATATTATTGTAGTCATCAAGAAGGCGTTGGTTCTCTTCCCTCAGCTTTGAGTTCACGCTGTTACTCATCTGTAAGGCGTTTGTATAAACCTCTTGCCACTCCTTAGCTGCCACAGCCTCTTGTTGGATAGCTGCGCTTTTCGCTTTCTTACGCTCCCATCTTGCAGTGAAGAGCCATCCTAGACCGCCACCGCCCAACAGCGTAAGTATATTCATTAACATATCGGAATACTGCTCTACCATCTATCTATCTATCTTTTTTGCAAAGATACGCAGAAAATTGACAATCTGTATCTTCTGCCGCAGAACAATATGGAACATTTTTAAAAGTGTATGAAAAGAGAGGCGTTTAAGCCCCTCTAATCACACCTTACACTCACCTCTGAGACGTTTGAAAGCCCGTTCTAACGTCCGTGTGCTAACACCGAGCTCTTCCGCTAGCTCTGTAATCGCCGCAATGTGCTTTACATGATAACCTCGCATACAAAGATACTCTTCGTAAGCCTTTACATACTTGTAATCATCAAGAAACAAACCATTTTGGTTCATCAACGATAGCACGTGAGTGCTAATTTTAAGTAGCTCAACCACTTTCATAATAAATGTTTTTAAAATTATTACTATATTTGCAACGTGGTTGGTAAAGAGAGGAATTACTTGCTTGCGAAAGTAGGTGTTCCTCTTACTTTTTACAAAGATAGTCATTTTTGAGGTTACAGCATACAAACCACACCAAGAAACAAGTCACACTTTTGAATATGTGCGCAAATTTAAAATTGGTTAAATATTTGGCTGTTTATATTTTTATTATTACCTTTGCCTAAAAAATAAGAGAGGCACTCATAAAAAACTGTTGTATGAAACGCATCGAGCTTTACATGATTGACGGCATGATACATGCTAAAGAAGACGATAGGTCTTTTGTTGTCAACGAGTCTGCAAGGGATTTCATTGACAAGGTTCTGAACGTTATCAAAGATAACTACCCTATTACGTACAAGTCTTTGGACGAGTATTACAAAGATAGTGCGTTGAACAAGCCGTATCACAAATTCCGTATTGTCAACAGATTCTTGAAATGCAACTTTGCCAAACTCGACACCACACACTACGACATCGAGACAGACAAAGGCGATATGGTCATGAATTTCGAGAATGTTGATTGTCCGTTAAAGGACGAGTGTAAACTGAAAGGTATCGTCTGTATGCCTAAGTTCAACTCCAACCTATCGAACAGAGAACTCGAGGTTGCAAAACTTTGGCTCGATGGGCTTGATGCTGAGAGTATCGCAGAGAAACTTTATCTTTCAACGGACACCGTCAAAAACCATGTAAGAAACATATATGATAAGATTGGTGTTCACACGAAAATGGATTTTGCGAAATATATGATTAGACATAATATTTATTAACATTAATAACAACTGCCTTTCTTATTTAAAACAGAGGACGAGTTTTTAACCCGCCCTCTATTTTTTTGTGAATTGTCCCTATTACAGATTGAGACGTTTATACAGCTTGCGAACCGTAAAGCATGCAAGAGCTCCGTTACCCAATGCCGCAAAAGCAAAAATATACAACTTGTAATAGAACAAGTAGCCAAAACAGCCGATTGTGCCTAATATCCAAACGGCTAACGCAAAAATAAAAAGTAATCCTTTCATAACTTAATATTTAGGGGTTAATAATCATGCAGCAATCTCTACAGTCCAACCGCTTGGAATACCACTTGCTCCTTCGGGGATTTCTACACCATCTGCCTTAACGAACGTACCTGTGGCGGAAGCACGACTGAGCCAACCACTCAAACAAGAACTTGCACTAATATCTGTTGCCAACATTTTTACATAGTTGATATTTGTGCAGCCTTGGAACATTTGATAATAGCAATTGTCTGTGAGCGTTGTAGCGGGCAGCACAGGTGCAGTTGTCAACGATGTGCAATCAATGAACATAGAATTATAGCAACCGTTTGCAAGTGTTGTTGCTGGCAGTTCGGGTGCAGAGGTAAGTGACCGACAACCATTGAACATATAATAATAGCAACTGTTTGCGAGCGTTGTAGCGGGCAGTGTATTTGGCGCAGTGGTCAACGATGTGCAGCCACTGAACATATTTTCACAGCAACGGCTTTCGAGTGTTGTAGCAGACAGTTCGGGTGCTGACGCCAACGATGTGCAACCACGGAACATAGAAGCATAGCAAGAGTCAAAGAGCGTTGTAGCGGGCAGTATATTTGGCGCAGTGGTCAAAGATGTGCAACCACTGAACATATTTTCATAACAAGAGGCTGATAGCGATGTTGCGGGCAGTTCGGGTGCTGACGCCAACGATGTGCAACCATTGAACATATAATAATAGCAATTGATTGTGAGTGTCATTGCGGGCAGTATATTTTGCGCAGTGGTCAACGATGTGCAGCCTTGGAACATATAAGCATAGCTACGGCTTTCGAGTGTTGTAGCGGGCAGTTCGGGTACTGATATAAGTGAACTACAACCATTGAACATGCTAGTATAGCCATTGGATGTGACTTTTTTAGCGGGCAGCACTAAGCTTTCAGCCTTGCGTACTTTTGAATTTTTAAACAAGTAACGGAACACAGAACCCTCCCCATTAAGACTTGTTTGTCCTACAAAGTTATCTCCGTAAAGCAACGACATTATGTTACCCTCGACATCAAAGTTTTTCGATGAAGTGAATGTACCGATACCATCACTTGATGTAGGTGTAAGCGTGGTGTTGTTCTTCCACATAATCTTTTTACCAACGGCTACTGTAGGTGTAGTGCCATTAGCGGCTAACTCCGTCCAATGCCTACCCTCATCGAGTGAGTAGCTTAGTCCCGCTTTTGAAAAGCCAAAGGTGCTATCCTCAACGGGAATAAAGGTAAGATAATCTTCAGAGAAAGGGACGTAGGAGTTTACCGTCCAACCGCTAGGTATGCCACTTGAGCCACTTGGTATTTCTACACCATCAGCTTTCACGAACGTACCCGTGGCGGCAACACCACTGAGCCAATCACTCAAACAGCCAATTGCGCTTATATCTGTTGCAAGCATCTTGACGTAATTGAGATGGGTACAGCCTTTGAACATAAATTGATAACAACTGCCTGAAAGAGTTGTTGCGGGGAGTTCGGGGGCGGTAGTTAACGATGTACAGTCTTTGAACATGCTGCCACAGCAATAGACTGCGAGCGTTGTAGCGGGAAGAATCAAATTATTTGCGTTTCTTATATTGCCGTTATAAAACAATCCCTTAAACGCATGATTCTTTCCACTCAAACTTGTCTGACCAACAAAGTTATCGCCAAAGAACAACGACATTATGTTACCTTGTGCATCAAACTTCTTGCTAGAAGAGAAAGTACCGATACCATTGTTTGAAGAAGGTGTGAGAGTTGTGTTGTTCTTCCACATAATCTTTGAACCCGCTGTTACGGTTGGTGTTGTGCCGTTGGCGGCTAACTCCGTCCAAGTAGAGCCATTATCGGTAGAATAGCTCAGACCATCTTCGCTAAAGCCGAATGTAGAGTCCTCTACTGGAACGAAAGTAAGATACTTAGCAGAATAATCCAAAGGTACAGCAGTAATCTGATACTGAGCAGTTGCACCCTCATAGTTAGCGTTTGCAGCAACAGAAGCAATGATATTACAAGTACCTTGCGCTACACCATTAACGACATTGCCCTCAACAGTAGCCACGTTCTCATCACTTGAGAAATAGCTGATATTACCACCGCCAGCAGATACAGCAGCAGCGACCTCAACGGTATCACCAACATCTACGCTACTTGGAGCAGAGGTAAAGCTGATTGTACGAGCCGCCTTTGCGATATTGAAGGTGGTAGAGCCAATAACCTCATAGTTACCCGCAATATTATCCTTGATAACTACATTGGCAGTACCCGCATTGATATTGTTGGAAATCTCTACGGTGTACTCTGCTGTTGGGATAACCCTCTGTCCGTCCTTTACAACTACCGAAGGCACACATGGACTGCCGTTATATGTAAAGCTGCTTGGTGTCAGCTCAATAGTCGGGTCGTTGACGAACTTCTCAGCGATAGTGCAACGGAGCGTCTTAGGCTCTATGCCCTCGTACAAATCGTTTGCCTCCATCTTATACTCGACTTTATAAACGCCAACATTTGTTGCTGTGGGTACAGAGTCAGACCACTCACCACCATTAAGGCGATACTTGACAACGCCCGTACCGCTACCCGCTGTGACAAGTGCTTGTGCTTCGCCCGAATAGCGTGTAGAAACGGCTGTCGGCTCTGTGTAGTACTTACCCTTGCCCTTGGTGATACTAAAGCCTGTGCCCCAATACAAATCCACACTCTCGAGGATGTCGGCATTAGGCGCAATGGACTCGAGATAGAGCTTGTTCCACTCGTTAAGGCGCACGGGTATTTCCGCAGCCTTATCATCGGTCATACATTTAACACTCAGCACAATGTCGGGTGTTGCTATTTCAGCACCTACCTTTGGTCGTGCATAAATCGTAAACCCCTCCTTATTCGGCAAAGAGAAGCCATTGGCAAGACTTTCAATCTTGCCGTGTGCCACAATCCTTGACGCACTTACATATTCGGGGATATAAGAATTGCTTCCCATAATCTTTTTTGTTTTTTTGTTATTTTTGTTCACAGATAATCTCAGACAGAACAACCGTCTGACCAAAAGACCACTCGTTGCTTGCCATCAGCTTACCGAAAGCCTCGTCAGAAAGTGGCTCAAACTCCACCTCGACCTCTTTGTTGGCATACTCTTCCAAAGCCTTACCAACGAGCTTATTGTAAGGCACAAGAACCTCATTGATGAATTGGTCGTACTCAGCAGCACCCATAGGCAGCTTGCTTGCATCAAGGTTAGGCGTACGCTTCATGCGCTCATACTCTTGCGCCTTCTGATACTTCTCAGTAAAGTCCTTGTCCTTTGGCTTCAGCTTATCGGCGGCATCCTTGGAATCCTCTTCAAACTTGGTAGCGATAGGCTTCAAGGTGCGTGCAATCTTCCATACCTTCACCTTGTCATCGTCACCCATTGATGCATACTTAGCAGCGTTGAGGATGTTGTAAGCTGCCAAAATCTCATTTGTCTTGATTTTCTTCTTCATAATTTTGTTTTCGTTAAATATAAACCTTGCAAATATAAGAAAAAAATATCATCTATACAAGATTATTCACATCTTTTAAGAAAAAGCAAAGAGGGCACGAAGCCCTCAGTACCTTAATCATTCGGTGGGGTGATGATGTTTGACTCGATTTCATCAATAGCATCCCACACAAGGTTGCTGTCTCTGCGGCTCATCTGAGAGAGGTCGTAAGTGAACTCATTACCGCTGGGGTAGCCATTAAAATACCCAATGTTAGCACCGATGTTGCCGCCATCGTTGCGATAGCAGTCACCGTGGATATTGGTGATAGTGTTGTTACTAACGTCCTTGGTGTAGTTACCATTGACGATGATTGAATCTTGCGCACAAGTAAATGTGCTGTTTTCTGTTGTACTTAAAATGTTGAACATAATAAAAACGTTTTTAAATTGTTAATAAATTATTTTATGATGCAACTGCCGTTGCTGTATTAGTTCCCGTTTTTCGTGGGTCTATTGTAAATTCGAGATTATAATATTTTCTCTCCATACCAGTACTACCATTGTTTTGATAGACGGGGACAAGGACACTTACCTTTGCGGACGTTCCACTACCACTGAACTGTATTCTACTTCGCAAGCCACTGTAGCTCATTGTGCCACTTATAAGATGTGCGCCATTACCGCTATTGCTTGAGAATGTAGAATATCTGTAACCACTCTTAGCATCATAATTTGTACCATAGTTGGACGTTACATAAGATTGGAGATTGCCCGTGCTGTCTGCTGGGAGTATAGAGCATTGGTTTGTCGTGAAATAGATGCGATTGTCCGCACTGGTACGATAGCCACTAAGATTAAACGTAAAACTTGACACGCTACTAAAATATATATCATACGTGCGGTCTTCAACCCTATAGTATGTGATAGTTGCGGAAAGACTTGTTACACGCATATTCGTGTATGATGGTGCAGAACTACTATCAAGTAGTGTTTTCGATGTACTCGACATGCCCATGATGTTCATACCAAAGAATACGTATTTGTTCAGCGTGTTCTTTGCAAGAATGAACGGCAAAACATACACAGAGTCGCCATATTTAAACCCTTTTGAGCCAGTTCCATCTACCAATGATGATGTTGGGAAAAATACGGCTCTTGCGTCTGTAAGTCCTGTAACTGGGTCTGCCGTTGTACCAATAGTCGTTATAGCATCACGTGAGATAACACAAGTGGTTGTGCGTGGATTCCACACCATCACACCGAAAAACTTGTATGCTCTTTTAGTGCCGACATTAAACTGCTGCCCACCGAATGTTGCCATGCGGCTATCATATTCGATTGAAAACAAGTCGTTCACTCCGAGGTGAGCACCTATACCATCACTTACGCTGTCATACTGATAGAATATTTGAGCACCCGCATCTATTACGTTACGACCTCCAGACTGAGGTAACGAGCACGATATAGAAAATGGTCTCGAACCACCGTATTTGTAATAATACGGATTATGTGTGTATCGGTAAAAATCAGATAATCGCCCGTATGATGGTGAAATTCTACTCGATTGCGCTGTCATAGCACCACCACTTGCAGATATTAAGGCATAAGGATAGCTTGTAGAACCTTCAAGATAGTTATATAATGACATCACAGCATCATTGACTGAGGTAATCTGTGTGCTTACATCTAAGACCAAAGATGCCATACTGAAACCGCAGCCAATATATAGACTGTCCTTCGGGTTTCCTCTCCACGCCAATTCTATGCCATTTGTTCCAACAGCAAAGCCACCGCCGATAAAATCGGTGGGCTTGTACTTGCTCATCATACTTACATGGCTATCTTGACACAATGGCTTCACAGAATCAGAGGTAGCTCCGAGCACCTCCTGTATATCATCTACCGATACGGGCATGTTTACAACATTATTGCTTACTGGCATATCTCACTCTCCTTTCTTATGCAATTTTTAATCTAAGTTGTTTATTCTCTTCTCTCAATCTCTCACACTCGCTTTCAAGTGCCTTGATGCGGGCTTCATGGTCAACGACCTTCTTGGCGGTCACAATACTTGCAATCATAGCAGCCACGCCGTAATTGATAGACAGCGTACCCTCAATGTCATTAGCAACACTTACCACTTCGGGCAATATCCTCTGCCAATTCTGAGCAATAGAACCAACATGTAGGTCGTTATCCCGTCTGTCGTTCCACTTGTAGGTGATAGCGGGCATTTCGGCTATCTGCTCTACTCTCAGCTTAGTGTCGCCCATGATGGTCTTGTGGCGGGCATCTGACAATGATGTTACACCACCCGTTGCGTAGATGTCGCCTGATACGTGCAGCTTGTAGGATGGTGATGATGTGCCGATACCAACGTTACCACCGCCCATGAAAGTGTTAGTGCCATTGTAACCGACTATCCAATTATTGGAATCATACAATCCTCGATTTGAATCTGTTGCCCAATGAAGGGCTATCCAATTGCCCGCCTCATTACTTACATAAACCGCAGGGGCAGAACCTTTTGCCCAAAGGAATTTGCCACGGATATGTTCCCACCGGTAGCTGTCGCTACCGAGGCTATAAGTAATGTTAGCTGATGGCAGAATATCACCACTACTATTAATGCCGCTTACATAAGCTGTACCCCATCTTTCGCTTGAGCTACCTATTGCGTGTGCTCCGCTATATGGGTACAAACCGCCAATAGTGTAAACTGAGCGATTGAAAATAAAGTTGATGTTTGCTGAATTGTAGATATGACACCAAGAGGTATTTTGAGAACCGATGGTAGTCGTATTACTACTTGCGGTAACATACAGTAATCCGTTTACATTTCCCGTTCCATCAAAACTTTGTCCCCAAATGCTTCTCGCTGTCTGTAACTTTGTGGCTGATGCAGCGTTACCAGTAATGCTTGCACTGCTTGTTATATAACCGCTGTCGTTCGTAAACGAGGATACGTTTGTAGGTCTTCCGCTAACATTGCTCCAAGCAACACTACCTGCTGAATTTGCGTAGCTAACCGATTGACTACCAATATTACGGCTATCAATGTTTTTAGCCCAACTACTCCATGTTGAACCATTATATGTCCTGATTTGCAGTTCCCATTGATTAGAGCTATTTCTTCCCCAATACTTTTGAAAGAGATAACTTGATGAATTGTTACACCCTATAACCTCTAACCTCATTTCTCCAGCAATGGTATCAGATGGATTGTTGGTAAAAGTACCGATAGTAGCACCACTTAGTTGTCCGTAGACACCCGTAGTCTTGTAGTCATTTAAATTTGCATTTTCAGGAATCGTGGTCGAAGCAAGATGCGATGCTGTTGTTGCAGAAGCACAAGAACCGCTACTTGTTATGTAGCCGCTATCATTAATGAATGATGATAATGCGGTTGGTCTACCACTTACATTACCCCAAGCAACAGAGCCAGCAGAGGTTGCGTAGTTTACTGACTGAGAGCCAATGTTTGCGCCCGTAATAACATTATACCACGATGTGCCGTTATGGAAGACAAGTTTGTTTTCAGTCAAATTAGCAGTCAACTTAACACCAGTGGTATATAAATCCGAAGTCCATTTTATAGTCAGTGCCTCGCCATAACCATAACCTACATCGTTAAGTATTATTCCGTCTTGATAACCGCTGATATTCGAAGGATTGATTGTCAGCGCACCAGTAAGCGTTCCACCAGTCAAAGGTAGATAGTTGCTCAATGAGTTATACGCACTCTCTCCGTGACTGATATACGTCTGATAGGTTGAGTTAATAGAGATTGTTCCCGTGGAAGTAATTGTGCCGCCCGTAAGTCCTGTGCCCGTAGCAACACTTGTTACGCCACTTGATGTAACAAATCCCGCTCCATTGGTAAGCTGATTGGTGTTATTAGGAATGGAGATAGTCTTTGCCTCTGAGCCGTTGTAAGACCCGCTTGAATATCCCGACCATGAAAGTGTGGCGAGTGTGGGTATATCTGATTTGAGGGCAAAATTGGTGCTTACCCACGACTTAGTAGCATAATCTGTAAGTGCGCCAGTGAGGTGCGACAGCGCAATAGGTCTTTCATCACTATTATTTGCCAAAAGTGCCCAAGTAACATCACCTTGACCACCGCCTCCACCGCCTTCGCTCGCGCCTAATGCGCTAACACCGCCGATGGCATAGAAATTGGCAGCACCTGTTCCGTCTGCGTTCTTGCTAACACGGATAGCGTTATTGGTCGAATCATAAGAAAGGTAAGCATCGCCAATCTTGATGTAGCCACTCATTGTAATGTTGGTAACACTACTGAGTGCGCCACTGATAGAGGTTGGTACACCACCCGAAGTCCAGAATGTCTGACCCCAAGCAGTCTTTGATACAGTGGATAACTTTGAAGCAGTTGTAGCAGTTGTTGCCGAGGTAGCTGATGTGGCATTACCCGCGCTAGAGGCATAGCTAACGCTCTGAGAACCTATGTTACGGCTATCTATATTTTTTGCCCAATCAGTCCAGCCTGTACCATGATAGTACGTTCTGATATACAAATCCCAATTATCACCACTTCTTGCCCAATATTTCTGAAAGAGATAGTTGTTCGAATTGTTGCCGCAACCGATAACCTCTAATCTCATTTCACCAGCACTATATGTAGAGGGTCTGTTAGTAAATGTTGCTATAATACTGCCTTGCAATTGTCCGTAGACACCCGTAGTCTTGTAGTCGTTTATATCGGCATTTTCGGGTATTGAAGCAGAACTAAGAACACTAGCACTGCTTGCGCTGCCCGCAGAAGTAGCATAATTCACACTTGCGTTAGCATACGCAGTACAAGCTATAAAACCGCTTCCGTCCCAATATACTGGTGTTGTCGAACCGCCAGCAGCAGCAGGCTTACTTGTCACATTACTCCAAGAAACTGCACCCGCACTTGCAGCATAGTTTACTGACTGAGAGCCAATATTGTTTTCTGTAATAATTTGTTTCCACGATTGCCACTCGCCACTACCATTACGCTGTCTGATAGATAAATTGTATGTTGGGTCAGTATCTACGTATATCTGTGCTCCATAAGCATTTGCAAAACCCCAACTGAGGGCGAGAATAAAACCATCGCCACCAACAGGAGCTATAGACGTATCTGTGATTCCTACGTAGCGATACAGGTATGCGCCGACAGTTGTTTCTATGGCATCAGCACTAGTAGAAACATCACCACTATACCATCTAACACTACGTGTAGCATACGGAATAGTCAAATCAACGTCTGTGCCATTAGTGTTTACACGAAGATGATTGCCGTTGATTGTGGTAGCACGAACACCACTGTTCGAGAATGTAGTGCCAGAAAGTGAAATGCCATTACCAGCAGAGTAAGTAGTATTCTCCCAAGGAACATTAACATACGCTTGTCCGTTAGATAATTGTACGGCATAGTTCTTACCGCTTGTGGTGTAACCTATCTTAATACCTCCAAGTGCTGCCGCCGTAGCCGTTGGTAATACGTATGTTTCGGGTGTAGGTGCGGCATACCAATGGTTTGTTGAGCCATTGTAAGTAAGCACATATCCGTCAGCAGCACCTAATACGCCATCACCAGCAGCGTTCTTCGATACGTCATTGAGTCCGTAGAGTGTTGTAGAACCGCCGCCGCCACCGCCTCCTTGTGAGCCTTGACCGAGGGCTGTGATACCGCCTTGCGACCAGAAGTCGAACTTTGCCTTGATGCTGATATTCGTAGTATCGGTAGGCAGTCCACTTGACTTATAGGTAGTGGTATAGTTTGTATTGCCATTATAGACATCGAATAGGTCAAAGAACCTCTCGATAAGCAAATAGCGGGCATCATTCTCCGAACGTTTGAGTACGGCATCGCCAGCATCCGTGCCACCTATCTTCAAAGAAGTAAATGGTACTTGTGGAGTAATGCTAAGAAGCGTAGAACCTCCTTGACCGCTTGTTTGGAATGTAAAGGCGGCATTGAACGTGGCAAGCTCATTGAGGATATTCTTGTTGTTGCTGTCCGAAAGCGTGGTGATATTCTTAATTGTCAGACTACCATCCTTATCCCAAGAGATATTTCCATCAGCACGATAACCAGAACCATCAAATCGGTCAAGACCCTTTGCCCAACGTAGGGTATTCCATCCTTGCCCAATCTGTGCAGCGGATAGTTCCTCCTTGTCAAGCATATTACCGCCATACCATGCCGCTATGCCATGACCTTTTGCGTGGGTAACAGTCCAATCATCATATTCTCCGCTGATACCAGCCCATGTGGTGTAGCTTGATAGCTGCGACCTATCACCGCCGTTATATTGGCGCATACCGATAAGCGAGGTAAGCAAAAGACCACCATCAACAACAGTTGCACCACCAAGCGCATTGAGTATCGCTGTTCTTGCCGCATCTTGCAGATATGCTGATGCCGCATCTGCAATTTCGGTATCGTAAGTGCCACCCGTCAGCTTTTGGTAGTATTGGTTAGCAAGAATCGAATCAGCCTTCGTATCATCGGTATAGCGTACTCGCTTTGACCAATGCGTCTCAGAGTACGTTTCTGAGTCTGTGGATGCAGTAAGCACATCACCCGCCTTGTAAGATACTCCGTTGATGGTCTGGTCAGATTGCAATATCCAAAGGTCTCCAGCCTTGTATTTTGATGGACGAGTGAGGTAGGTAGTCGATTTGCCATCTGCCGTTTCTTGTGCATGTGCCGCATTTTCGAGTGCCCTTGCAATATCCTCGTCAGCGATAGGAGTCCAAAGATAGACCTCTTCCTCGTTATCGAACATAAAGCGATAACCATGACCTGTAGCCTTGTCGTAGTAGAGGTCTCCGATGTGGTTATTCTTTTCCTCGGCTGTAGTCCATGTATTGGCGGGTGCGTTCTGTAAGGTAGGTACGCCCGTTAGAAACCACGACTCGATAGCTCCGTCTATTTGGTCTTGGAGGTTATCCATTTTGCTCCAAACCGCACTATCATCATAGGTCGTTTGGTGCTCTTGAACGAGTGCATCAAGCTCCGCATCGCTATTGGTGAACTCAACGTGCGCCTTGATTTTCAACTCTCCCTGACCTTGATTAGCTTGAGAGTCGTACTTGATATAGCTGCCCGTGTTGAGTGGTGAGCCAAAGCGGAAGTTACCCGCAACATTCATACGAGCCAATCCCGTCTGACTGTCAAAGCCCATATCAATCATGCACTTGCCACTCAGCGAGTAGGTATTGATACCTTGATAGATTTGGTATGCGGGTGCGTTATCGCCACCGACAAACTCGATGATAGCACCTTGACGCTCCGTGT